AGATCCATTAAAACTTGTACCATTGATGCTTCTTGCAGTTTGAAGTGTAGTTGCAGTACTAGCATTACCAGTTAAAGCACCAGTAAATGTAGTAGCAGCAACACTAGTTAAGCCAGCCAAGGTTGTAGCAGTTGAACCTAGGCTTACTGATGTGGAGCCAATCGTTACCGAAGAATTGGCAAGGTTAGCGTTTGCAATAGTACTTGCAGCTATTTTGGCACCAGTAACTTGACCGGAAGCGATGGCATTTGTTGAAACGCTATTATCACCTAGCAGTCCACTAACGATGGCACCAGAACCGATGGCAATAGTGACAGCACCAGAACCATTGTAAGACCCGCCAGTTAATCCAGTACCGATTGTTAATGCTGCATTGTTATAAGAAGCACCTAGTGCAGTACTTGCACCATTAATTGTTACTGAACTATTGGCAAGGTTTGCATTTGCAACACTACTTGCAGCTATATGGTTTCCTCCTATTTGACCAGAAGCAATGTTGCCACTTGTTACAGAAGAATTTGCCAAAAATGAATTTATTATAGATCCACTACCAATATTAATTGTTGTATTATTTGCACCATTAAATGAACCGGCTGCAAATCCAGAGCCAAATGTAAGCGTACCAGAAATTGTTGCACTTACTGAACCAGAACCACCTAATGATATTGAATTTCCATTAATCATAATAGAACTATTTTGTAAATTCGCATTTGTAATTGCTGAAGCAGCAATATGACTTGTGCCAATTTGGCCAGAAGCAATATTCCCACTCATGATAGAACTTGCTGCTATATTTCCGCTAGATACAGAACCAGATCCCAAACTACCAGCAGGTATTGGAGTTGTTGTTGTTGCTGGAGGAGAGGTTGTGGGTGTTTGATAAATAGTGTATGCTGTTAAACTATAATTTATAAAATTTGAAGTATTATACCAAGACATATGTTCAAAAATTGATGTGGGACTTGATAATCCAGCATTTGTGACAGCCTCAACAGTAAAAGATTCGGTGTTTATTATCGTTATTGTGTTATCACCTATATTATTTGGTGTGAAAATACTCACATCAAAATCAACATTTGCTTTGGTGCTGTTTGTCCATGTTGTTCTAGGATAACCAACAATATCATATTCATTTCCAGATTCTAATAGTTTAAACCTTAATGTTACTGAAGTTTTTGTTGTTCCACTAAACTGTTTGAGTTTTAACGATAGGGTTTTCAACGAACCCATAGAACTATTGGCAGTTCTGAAAACAAAACCTTGATAAGTCGCAAGACTTACAGAAGAAATATCTGCAACTTCAAGGCAATTTAATACTAAAGGATTGTTTACAGCTAAAGCTTGAGTTACTGTTGTTGCGCTAGTAACAGCCATATTACCACTAGATAAAGCTTGCTTGGCATAACTATCAGCATTTGTTACATTTAAATATAAATTTGTTAAATTAGAAAAAGATAAATTTTGTTGTAATCCACTTGAGTCTGTTACCGGATATGGCGACAATCCAAATTGCGCTCTATCTTTTGATAAAGAATATGTACTTGATAAATCAGATATTGACTCATCATTTAAAGGATAAAAATAACCAGAAAATGTATTATAATTTGAATTTTTGAATGTATAGTATCCTGATGATAATTCAATTAATTTGTTGCTCATAGCAACATAAAGATCTCGTCCACTTGATATAAGTTGGGTTGCTGAGTTAATTTGCCCAGAAGTCGTTGTTGGGGCGTAATTTATGGAATAATTACCACTTCCCGTATGAGACATAGTTAAAAGAGGAGCTATTTGATTTACTTTATACATCAAATAACCAAAATTATCATAATTTAAAGCCATTTTTTCACCTTTGTCTTATTTATCCATTCAATTTTAAACATAAATAGTTCCAGCAATATATTTTTGATAAATTGAATAATTTACCGCAGAAGCCGCAGCAAAAACTCTGTAGTATTGTGAAGTAAGTCCTATAGAAGGCTTATAAGATATTGTTGAAAGATTGCAATAAAAGTTAGTTGTCGTAAACCAGTCTTGTCCAGCCTGTACTGGCACAGGTTGATAATAACCACTAATATTAGCAAAGCCAGATACTACGATTGGATAGATCGATCCGGCGACACTTCCAGCAGCTTGTGGGCCAATAGCAGTATAACCACCAAATGTTACTGGTTGTGTATCCAAGCCTTGCACATAGTATATTGAACTTTCGGCATGCCACGGATAAAATGTATTTGCTGTTTGACCATTTGGAATTGGATTGAATCTGTTGTAATTAAATGGAAGCGTGTTTACATTATACAACAATCTTCTATCTAAAGTGTTGACTAGGTTATTGTTTACACCAAGATGGGATGGGTATGTTGTACCCGAAAGAGTGCCACCACTCCAAACCCCATATCCACTAGATGGCAAAATAGCAGCTGTTCCCAAATATCTTCTTGAAAAATCACCAGATTGAACATAAACACCATTTAATACATTTAATATACCAGTTGTTGGTCTTGTTGCATAGTTTGTCCAAGGTGGACCCCAGTCCATAGCAACTCTTCCAGATGTAACACCACCAGATATTGCATATGCAAATATGTCCCTGACAGTTCCAGCTAAAAAGCCTCCACCAGATGCAGCACTTGCTGCAAGCGATGTTGAGCCAGAAATTGTATATATTTGCCATGCACCAGTAACATTGTTGTATAAAGATACTTGGTTTCCTTCATATTGTTCCAAGAAAACATTAGCACTTCCACTTATGTCAACATTTTGTACTGGTGAACCGCTTTGCAATGTCAATCTTGTATTATTAGGATATTTGTATCCTACTGTGTCTAATGTTCCAGAGGCAAACTTATCTACAGTTAAAACACCTTGACCAATAACATTCGGACCAATAGCTCCAGATGCTATATTTCCTGAAACTATACCTGCGTTTCCAGTTACACCACTTTGTATAAATCCAGAACTTACGGAAAATCTGTTAACCGCACCGCTTGCTATTTTTCCACTTACTACTGCATTATTAGCAAGCATCAAACTAATTATTCCACCGCTAGCAACACTTGCAGTTTTTGCAACAGAACCATCAAAAGAATCAAGAGAATATGATAAACCAGAACCAAAAATGAGAGCTTGAGGAGTATTTGCAGTTATGGTTATATTTGCACTACCATCAAAAGAACCACTATTAATTAATCTTGGTGTAATCAACCTTGTTGCTGTTGTGGCATCTCCAGACAAAGTTCCTCTGAAATAAGTTGACTGAACAGACACCATGCCACTTATAAATGTGACACCAGAGCCAAGTCTTACATCTGTGCTTCCCAAGGTGATGTTTGGTGTTTGTAACATGCCAACTGTAATTCCAGATTGTGCAATGTTTAAAATTCCAGATGTTGTTCCATCATATGAAATTGCTTGAATTCCAGAACCTGCTATCAAAGGGAAATATAATGCTGATTTAATTGTGATATCTGAGGTTCCATCAAAAGAACCACTATTAATCAATCTTGCTGTTTGCAATCTTGTTGCTGTAGAGGCGTTTCCTGTGAAAGATCCACTAGAAGTTATTGTCGCAATAACATTGCTGTTGTTGTCCCTAAACTGTATTAAATCTGGATTTATTCCTCCACCAAAAACACTTAGTGCTGTTCTTCCAGATGCAGCAAATATATTTACTTGGGCACCAGATGTTACATTTCCAGATCCCATGACCAAAAGTCCAGATGATTGAATTTGAAAATTAAGACCATCTGGTGAAGTGAATTTTAAACTGCCATCTGCTTCTGCACTTAAAGTAACAGGATTAGAAGCTCCAGAACCATTAAATTGAATTGTTGGTGGTACTGCTTGTGGGTTTATTTTTATATTTTGTGGCATGTATCCCTCTTTACATATTAAATGTTCCAGTTACAGTATTTCCCGATCCAACACCAACTGTTTGCGACCCAGTAGGAGTTGGATTTCCACAGTTCACATATGGTTGATAAATATTTACTCCAGCTAGAGTTCTTTGCTCCTGTGTATTTAAATTAGCATATCTGCTAGTGCTTCTAACGATATCCTCTTGTGATGAGTTATTGTAAACTACACCAACCGCAACCGCTGTACCGCTGGTTGTTCTTATGCTGGTATATGGTTGAAGGCTGTATGCAAAAGGACAATCCCCATATATAAATTTAATATACATAGAATAATTAACAGGAAGATTTGCAAAAGGTGACAAAATTTCTACCGTTGGACTAGTAGTTGTAGGATTGGGAGATGCGACAACCAATACAGCTTGTGAAAGACCACTTACTGTATTTGACAAAACTCTTGGAACTTGATTGTAAGCACTATATACATGTCTTTTTGCAGCAGAGTCTTCAACTCTCACATAACCCGGAGATATGGTTTCTTGTGTTGCAAAACTCCCAACATATCTGTATTGAGGGAAACCGTTGTAAACAAGTATTCCATCTCTATCTGCAACATTGCTTGCTGCACCTCTTCCGCTATTGTAAGTCCATTGTGATAAAAAAAGAGATAATCTGCCAGAAGAAGCACCAGTATAATTATAATAAACATAAATATCATTTATAGAATAAGGTGCCAGTATTCCACTTCCAAAAAGACCTGTTACTTGACCAGAAATGGGAAACAATGACCATGTGCTTGTAGTTTGATCAAAAAGTGATATTTGACCTCCCGCTGTGGGAACCAAATAAACGCCACCCCCAGATGTTATGTCTTGTGTTGGTACAGAAACACCACTTTGAATAGATAATCTAAAATTGTTCGGATATCTAAATCCAGCGTAAGCTGCTACACCGGATGAGATATTTTGAGGTAAAATAGAAGCACTACCTATCTCTATTGAACCAACAGCACCGGATGCAAGATTTCCAGAAACAACCGCTGCTGTGCCAAAATGACCGCTAAATGCTAGATTTTGAAGTGTGCTTTCAAAACCTATGGAACCACTTCCCAAAGAACCACTTGTTACAGAACCGCTTCCCAAAAGAAAGCTCGATATGTTTCCACTTGTAATACTCAAAGTTTTTGGAGTTGATCCGTTCCATGTATCGGTTTGAAATCCGCTACCAAAAGATAAATTATTATTTGTTGCTGCCGTGATGGTTATATTTTGATCGCCAATAAAACTATTTCCATTTATAAGACCACCACCGACTAATAACGCTGCTCTTGAACAATCTCCACTTAAAATACCTGCAAAATATGTAGATTGTATGCCTAATAATCCAGATATATAGTTAGATCCACTAAACTGACCAAAATTAAGAATAGAATTCGTACTTCCAATTGTTACAGAATTTGCTTGTAATTTCTCATATCTTATGTCTGTAACATTAAACCTTTGTCCGCTTGTAGAACCATCAAATGTTTGAAAGGCGAGATCTAATCCATCAGCATAAAATGACGCATAAGGCAAAGATTTTACAACAATATTTCCTGTTCCATCAAAACTTCCACTATTTATCAATCTTGAATTTTGAAAAGATGTTACAGTTTGTGCATTTCCAGAAAATGTTCCAGAACTATTGAATCCTGCAACAAAATTGTTTCCGCTATTTATAACTCTTAAAAAATCAGCAACAGCACCGGAAGCCCTGTTGATATTCAGGGCTGTACGGTTGGTTTGAGTTCTTATTGCAAATGTTGCATTTCCACCACTACCATAAACATAACCAGCATTGATTTCCCCAGAATTAAATATTTGTAGTTCAGTAATGCCACCAGCTGGTATGCCTGCTCTATCAAAAACTAATCCATTTACATCAACAGAAATATTTGTTTTTCCAACAACTACCCCGTGGTCTAATTCTATGTTTGGAAGACCTGAAGCATTAGGTGTGTATGTGCCTGAAGCAGCTGGAAATATTGTTATATTTGCCATTTATGATTTACTCCTCAACCACAACTTTGGGTATGTCTATTCTTTCTGCAAAAATAACATAGTTGTAAATAGGACTATCATCACCTTCTATGTAAACCATCATTTTATCTATATTTTTAACATAAATATTTTGTTGTTTTTCTACAGGTGTTAGCAATACTGTCAGACTGTCCATATCGACTAAATTTTCCCAATAACTTGGTAGTTCTATTGTTTTAGATGTTGATTTTCCTCTTATATAAACATCAGCAGTAGGAGCTTCAACACAAACATGGCGAAGTTTCATTCCCGGTTTACTTGGGTGATCAATATAAAAACTCTTGCTAACAGCAGAGAAATTGCCATTTGCATCCATCGTCGCCAATGCTGTGCCTGCACTACTTTGCCATTCCTGCAAACTTCCAGTTTGTGATGCAACTCCTCTGGCAACCAAAGGAATATCAGTAGTACCAGCTGCTGTCGCTCTAAATATAGTTCCAGTAGGATTATAAGTTATTTGTGTCGCATTTGCTATCGAGGTTGAATTTCCTATCAACAAACCAGATATTGTTGTAGAAATAGTGATTGCTGGTGTGGAAGATGCATTTGCAACAGTTCCAGCAAAACCGTTTGTGCTAGTAACACTTACTGTTGTAACGGTTCCGGCATTTATCGCAGATACTTGAACATCATCTGTATTTGCTGTAACAGCTATACCAGCACCAGCGGTTATTCTCTTTACAATCTGACTAGCTGCTATGGCTCCACTTTGAATTGCTCCCGAACCAAACATTGCTGTAACAAGACCGCCAGAAGCAATACCGATAGTTAAAGCACCGCTAGGATAAAATGTACCAGCCAACAAACCTGAAGCTGTAGTTAATGCTTGTGCTGCCCAAGATCCACCTAGAGAAGTACTGCTACCGGCAATAGTTACTGTAGAGTTGGCAAGGCTTGCGTTTGCGATACTACCAGCAAGGATATGAGGACTACCGATGACATTCGCACCGATTTGACCAGAAAGAATACTGGCAGCAGCAATACTATTAGTTCCAACCTGACCAGATGCAATTGCACCACTAGTAACAGCACCAGAACCAAGCATTTGACTAACGATACCACCAGAAGCAATACCAATAGTGACAGCAGCAGAGCCATTGAATGGACCACCCAGCAATCCACTAGCTGTAGATAGTGTGTTGTTCGTATTTGCATTTATGGTAGTTGATCCACCAAGAGAAACAAGGGCACCATTGATTGTTATTGAAGAGTTTGCAAGTTTATCGTTTGCAACAGTACCACTAGTAATATTCAAATTGTTAACTGCAAAGTTACCAATTAGTCCACTAACGATGGCACCAGAACCAACAGCAATAGTAACAGCACCAGAACCATTGTAAGAACCGCCAGTAAGGCCAGTACCAATAGTTAGTGTTGCATTGTTATAAGAAGCACCTAGTGCAGTTGAAGCACCATTGATTGATATTGAGGAGTTGACAAGGTTTGCATTGGCAACAGTAGTGTTTGCAATATTTGTTCCAGTAATAGTTGAAGCAGCGATCTTACTTCCAGTAACTTGACCAGAAGCGATGGCGTTTGTTGAAACGCTATTATCACCTAACAGTCCACTAACGATGGCACCAGAACCAACAGCAATAGTAACAGCACCAGAACCATTGTAAGAACCGCCAGTAAGGCCAGTACCAATAGTTAGTGTTGCATTGTTATAAGAAGCACCTAGTGCAGTACTGGCACCATTTATTGATATTGAAGAATTAACCAAGTTTGCATTAGCAACAGTAGTTGCAGCGATCTTACTTCCAGTAACCTGACCAGAAGCAATGGCATTTGTTGAAACGCTATTATCACCCAAAAGTCCACTAACAATAGCACCAGAACCAACAGCAATAGTAACAGCACCAGAGCCATTGTAAGAACCGCCAGTAAGACCAGTACCGATTGTTAGTGTTGAGTTATTATAAGATGCACCTAGTGCAGTACTTACACCATTGATTGATATTGTAGAGTTTACAAGGTTTGCATTAGCAACAGTAGTTGCAGCGATCTTACTTCCAGTAACTTGACCAGAAGCTATTTTATCACTTGTAACAGCATTATCGGCTATTAAATTGGATATTACACCACCAGAAGCGATTCCAATAGTATTTGCAACAGAACCATTAAAAGAAGTACCATTAGCTAAAACAAGACCACTATTTACAGTCAAAGGTTCTACTGCAACACCACCGCTTACAGTAGCATTAATTGTATAAGTGTTTGTTCCATCTACTGTTACGCTGACATTACTACCAGCTTTTACAAGTCCACTAATTATATGAAAACCACCGATCTGACCAGAACCAATACTACCACTAACAACAGCATTATTTGCCAACAAGCCACTTGATACACCACCAGAAGCAATTGACACGCTAGCTACAGAAGATCCATTAAAACTAAAAGATGCTATTCCAGTACCGTTTGTTAATGAATTTGGCGTTACACTAGAAATAGTTCCAGAACTTCCTAATAATATTCTTGTATTATTGATTGTTATTTCGCTAAAACCAGAAGCCAAAGAACCACTATTTACAGAACCAGAACCAACTAAAGTTAAACCGGAACCTATAAATGTATTTATAATTTTTCCAGAACCAATATTAACAGTAACAGCACCAGAACCGTTGTAAGAACCAGTTTCAAGACCAGATCCAAATGTCAATGTTGCGTTATTATAAGAACTGCCAAGTGAGGTGCTACTTCCATTAATTGATATTGAAGAATTAAAAAGATTAATGTTATTAACAGCAGCAATTCCAATTTGCCCACTTACTACAGCACCAGAAGCAATATGACTACTTCCAATTTGACCAGAAGCTATATTACCACTTGATACTGCATTATTTCCGATTTTTCCAGAAATTACAACGCCACTACCCAAATTGTTTGATCCAGCAATAAATGATTGATTCCACCAAACTCCAGAACTCCATTGCAAAACTTGACCAGAACTTAAACTTCCAGAAATTATTCTGACATCATGCAATTCATATAATTCATATCCATTTTGAATATTAACTTCAATTTTTCCATTGCTTGCAGAATCTAATACCCATCCAACTAGAACCAAATGGTCTGGTGCTTGTGGTTTTGCAGTTTGTACACCACCTGGAACAGTTGGACTTAACCAAAGAGTATCTCCAGCATTGAATGCGGTTGTGTTTACATTTCTTAATATACCTTGAGTTACAACCTGACCTTCAGAATTCGCACTTATGTTTGCTGTCGCTACACCAAATGTTGCAAGACTAAAAGAATCAGAATTAGCAATAGCTAAACCAACTGATGGTGTCGAACCAACCGCACCACTAATATAAACAACAGCAAATCCTGATATTATCGCTCCAGTACCATTCTTAACTTTAGCGGCTGTTGTTTTTGGGTATTCCCAAGAAAAACCATTGATATCTGGATCATATGTCAATTGACTAAAATCCATGATTCCAGAAGCTACACCAAGGTGTTGTGAAGAAATTGAACCAGATGCAATGCTTCCGCTAACAACAGAGGCATTTCCTAAATAACCGCTTGTTACCTGACCGCTTGTCAAAACAGAAGATATTGTTACATTTCCACCCAGAGCGACACTTGTTCCATTAATTGTTATTGATGAATTAACAAGTTTGTCATTTGCAACAGTACCACTATTGATATTGAGGTTGTTGACTGCTGCAATACCTATTTGACCACTTGTTACTACGCCAGAACCTAAAGCAAAATTACTTACTTGACCAGAAGCAATTTTCCCACTTGTAATACTATTGTCACCAATATGGAAAGCACCGACTTGACCAGAAGCAATTAAGCCACTAGTGACACCACCAGAGCCGATAGCAATTGTAACTGCTCCAGAACCATTGTAGGAACCACCAGTAAGACCAGTACTAATAGTTAATGTTGCATTATTGTAAGAACTACCAATAGGTGTAATTGCACCATTTATCGTTATGCCACCACTAATAAAGTTTTGAACAACACCAGAAGCAAGATGATTTATTCCAATCTGGCCTGAACCGATGTTGCCGCTTGCTACTGCATCGTTTCCAATGAAACCAGAAACAATACTTCCAGACAATAATATGTTTGAAAAGCTCAAATCACCATTTGAATTCATTAATTTTAATGTTTGTCCACTAGCACCCAAAGATGGTGGTAAAATTAAACTATAATTTGCACCACCAGATAAAAATTGTGGTGATTGTAAGTTTACAGAGGCTGTGCCAGATTGATCTGTTAATTTTAATTGACCATTGTTGGCTACAATAAGACCGTTTTTTGCTATAAATTCGTGTGGCATGATTTCCTTTTTTCACTATCCAAAAGGGAATTTGTTACATTATCTAGTATTTTAATATAAAATAATATTATCCTTTTTAAATATAAAACCCCCATATAAAATGGGGGTTTTATATTTATGGAAAAATTTAAAAACTACTTTATATTACTCTGGCACCAATTTTTAAGTTCCATGTTCCTCCAGCAATATTTGCTGTGAGTGTAACATATCCAGAAGTAGTTCCCGTTGCTGGAAGTGATGCGCCGAATGTCAAATCAACTGTTGGTCCACTTATATCTGTTGTGCTGTATTCATTATATTCAAGTAAATTTTGAGCAGCATCCCATCCTACTATTATACTACCTGCTCTGCTGAAACCACTAGCAGTATTTTTTGCAAAATAATCAAAGAAAGCAGAATCCCCAGCTGTTTTTCTGAGTAAAATAGGGTTAAATGTAGTAGTTTGTCCTGAATATAAAGCTGAATTAGTTTTTATATATCCTTCTGTTGATACAGCAAATACTGTTGGTATAGAACCAGATGATGTGTTTACACTAAAAGCTAAAGCCCCGCTGGTAGTTGAATTGATACTAAAATTTGAGCCATCATATGTAATATTTGACTGTGCTTGAGCAGTATTACTACCGGACACAAGACTGGTTATTACTCTGCCACTTGCTGCATTTAAAACAGTAAATACTGTTCCAGATACTAATTCATTGATTGTAATTGAGCCAGATGCTATACTTCCACTAACTACTGAACCAGAACCAACAAGTGTAAAACCAGATGCTATATTGTTAATTACAATTGTTCCAGAACCAACTAGAGCAAATCCTGAACCTATGTTGTTTGGTACAACACCACCAGAAGCAAGAGCTATAGTAACAGCACCAGAACCGTTGTAAGACCCACCAGTAAGACCAGCACCAATGGTTAGTGCTGCGTTGTTATAAGATGCGCCTAGTGCAGTACTAGCACCATTGATTGATATTGAAGAGTTTGCTAATTTATCATTAGCAATAGTTCCACTAGTAATATTATCGTTTATTATTGCAAAATTTGCTATTTTTCCGCTTACAACAGCATTGTCAGCGATGTCAACAGCAATGATTGCGCCTGAAGCAATATGATTTGCTGTTACTGAACCGCTGGCTATTTCATTGGTTCCGATAGAACCGGAAGCTACCTTGCCAGACACAACAGCATTATCGGCTATTAAATTCGATATTACTCCACCAGATGCTATTCCGATAGTGTTTGCAATCGAACCATTAAAAGAAGTACCACTAGCCAGAACAAGACCACTAGTTACAGTTAATGCTTCTACTGCTACACCACCACTTACTGTAGCATTTATTGTGTAATTACCATTAGCATAAGTTACGGAGGTGTTTGAACCAGCGGTTATAAAACCACTAACAATATGAAAACCAGTAATCTGCCCGGATGCAATGCTGCCACTTAATACTGCATTGTTTCCAATGTATCCTGAACTAACATCTCCAGAAGATAGCACACTAGAAAAATTCAATACCCCATTCTGTAATTTTAAAGTTTGTCCACTTCCACCTAAGAAACTAGGAAGTATTAGTGTATAATTACCACTCGCAGCACCTTCTGGTGCTTGTAAATTTACTGTATTAACACTACCAGATGTAGTAAATTTTAATAATCCATTATTTTCTATTACTATACCATTTCTTGATACAAATTCATGTGCCATGCTATCACCTTTTCAATATTTATCTTATTTTGTCGAATCTTTTATTAAAACATTCTATTTTTTACTTCCTCATTAAAAAATTATGTATATTTTAAGTAAGAACTCTGATAATTCTGTGTAACTTCGCTAGCTGATAGTGCTATGTTGTACAATCTTACTATTCCTAGTCTTCCATTTAAATATTGTGCGTATTCACCATTATTGTATGACCCTAAATAAAGTCCTGTCGTAGTGTTTAATAAACTTGTAAAAGTATGTGTAGCTTGAGATTGATAAACACCATTAATATACAATTTAATAGTGTTTTCAGCAATATTAGTCCAAACAAAAACAATATGATACCATTGATTTGTAGAAAGCGTATAATTAACAGAATTTACAATTGTAATTCCATTTCCATATTGGGCAAACAAACCACCAGATGTGGTTGTGCGAATAGAATAAGAAACATTGGCACTAACACCCCCCGGATTGAATTTACCCACAACAACAGTACTCGTAGCAAAGTTATTAAAATATGCCCATGCTTCCATAGTCCAATCGCCTGTACCCGGTTCAAGCAAGGCACTATCTGCTCTACCGACTTGTGAAGAAGAACCATTTAATGAAAAATAGGGATTTGTGAATGTAATATTAGACAAGGTTCCATTCAAATTATTTCCTGATAAATCATTTATGGTTGTTCCAGAACCAGGATAGCTAGAACTATTGCTTGGATCATAGTACAACACTAAATTTGTTGAGACTGGTGATGGTGTAGTTGTCGTAGTGGTAGTAGTGGTAGTTGTGGTAGTTGTCGTAGTGGTGGTAGTGCTTATATTCCATTTTGTTGCCAACCATCCCTCAGTACTGAATATTTGTTGGCTTGTAAGTTTTGTTGTGTAAATCAAAACTTCGCCCATATATCCAGTAAAGAAGTTGGTTTCTGAAGCAGTACATCCAAGATACATAATATCTGTTGAGGATGAAGTTAGCGTTCCAATATTTGAACTGAATGTTAGTGTTCTTTGTACACCATCAATTCTATAGATTAATTTTTCTGCATTTGTAGATTGTGTTCCATCATATAAAACTGTGTGAATATGGAAAGTCGTGTTTGTAGTATAATCTGATACAGCTAAACCACCAGCCATTGAAATATTAAATTTATTTGCTGAAGTGCTTAAACCGAAGTCATTTACAATCGTGCTTCCTATGCCCATCTGAGCCATTTGCTGTGTTGCAGAGGCATTTGTCGTTTTTCCAACCCATATTAATGTTGCTTGTGATAAATTTCGCAAATCATTAAAAGGATTTATAGTAGCTTTTCTGGCCACACCATCAAAATTTACCGCTGACAAACTGTTTTGTATGTTTGTGTTATATATCGGCCTTGTTGAAGCACCCCCGGATGAATTTGCATTGTGAGCAGCAGCAGACTTGTCTTTCCATTGCGTAATAGTTGAACCATTTGTTGGCGAAGGAACGAATTGATTTACATCTGATCCATCATACCAGATTTGCAGAGTAGGATCTACAGGAGAAGGCGCACCTGTCGTTGTTGTGCTTGTACTAGTAGTTGTTGATGTGCTTGTACTAGTAGTTGTTGATGTGCTTGTACTAGTAGTTGTTGTCGTAGTAGGTGTGGGTGTTGTAGTACTAGTCGTTGTAGATGTAGTGGTACTAGTACTAGTAGTTGTCGTTGTTGATGTGCTAGTAGTAGTAGTTGTTGTTGTAGGTGTGGGTGTTGTAGTACTAGTCGTTGTAGATGTAGTTGTTGTACTAGTTGGAATAAATGGAGGAAGTATTGGTGTAATTGTGTGATTTCCTCTAAATACACCTCTGCCCCGTACTGTAACAACCATTAGATCACTCTTGCTCCAATTTTTATTGTCCAAGTCGTTGCATCAACAATGTTTGCAAAAAGAGAAATATAACCAGAATTTATGTTTCCAGAATAATTTGTAAATAAAGGATTCAAATTTATTGAAGATGTATCGCCATTTAAATCAACAGTACTTGTATCTGTATACACTATTCCTGATGCTGTCAAAGCACCAGAAACTACATTATAAATCCATGTTGCAACAACACTACCTGCTCTCTGAGATCCTGTTGTACTAATCAAATAATAATCATAATAAATTGCATTGCCAGCAGAGGTAGGCACTTTGAATATTTCACCACTTCCAGTAATGCCTGTTTTAAAAGCAGAAAAAGTACTTGTGTAACCCCTATCACCTTCTGAATTGACCACAAATATAGGATTGTTGCTAATATCCTCTACAGATAAAATACTCCCAGTAGGATTGTCTGTTATTGTTAGTAGATTGCCATTTACGCCTTCGACCTGTATTACATTTGCACCACCACTAGTAGATATAAGTTTTAATAATTGCCCATCATATGTTAAGCCGGAATGGGCTTGTGCATTATTGGTTCCAGATTGTAAACTCGTTATAAGTCTTCCGCTTGCTGCATCACGAACATTAAATAGTGTTCCAGAAACTAATTCATTTATTGTGATCGTACCAGAAGCGATGCTACCACTAATTACTGAACCAGAACCAACTAGGGTAAAACCACTAGCAATATTGTTTAATACGACACCACCAGAAGCGAGTCCTATCGTATTTTCTGAATTCCCATTAAAAAAAGTACCGCTAGCTAAAACAAGACCACTATTTACATTTAGCCTTGCTATGGCAACACCACCGCTTATAGTGGCATCTATTGTGTATGTATTATTTCCATCAACAGAAACAGTAACATTACTACCAGCTTTTACAAGACCACTAGCAATATGCCAACCAACAATCTGCCCAGAACCAACATTTCCACTCAAAACAGCATCGCTACCGATTAAACCACTAGTAATACCAGCAGTTGCAATCGCAAGACTTCCAGAAGCAGCCAACGGATTGTAGCCAATAGTGCCAGAAACAGTTGCAAATTGAAAACTGCTGGAGAAACTTAGATTGTTTGCAAGCACAGCACCAGAAGCTATTTCATTTATTGTTACTGTTCCAGAAGCAATACTTCCACTTATTACGGAGCCAGAACCGACGAATTTCAATCCACTAGCAATATGATTGTTTATTACTTGACCAGAACCTATATTGTTTACATTTACAACATTATCTCCAAGCATTCCTGAAGTAATACCCCCAGAAGCTATAGATAAAGTCCCTGAAGCACTACGAGGATTATAACTAGTAGATCCAGATATACTGAAATTAAATGAGTTTGAAAAACTAAGATCATTTAATTGATAAAGACCAGATCCCAACTCATTTATCGTGATTGTTCCAGAAGCCACGCTTCCACTAATTACACTACCTGAACCAACAAGTGTGAACCCAGACGATATGTTGTTGATTACTATCGTGCCAGAACCAACTAGTGCAAATCCAGAACCTATATGGTTTGGTACAATACCACCAGAAGAAATACCAATAAAGTTATTTCCAACACTAGGATTGAAAACATTTCCACTACCAAAAGCTAATCCGCTACCAACACTTAATTCAAAAGTAGCACCAGGAGCAAGTGTTCCAGATAATATACTTCCAGAACCAACTAGTGTAAGACCAGAACCTATATTGTATATTGTGATTGTTCCAGAAGCCACGCTTCCACTAACTACACTACCAGAACCAACAAATGTCAAACCACTCGCAATGTGATCGTTAATTAATTGACCAGAACCTATATTGTTAACTACGACTGATCCACTTCCAAGCAATCCACTTACGATGGCACCAGAACCAATAGCGATGGTTACAGCACCTGAACCATTATATGAACCACCAGTAAGACCAGTACCGATTGTTAATGTTGAATTGTTATAGGAACTGCCAATAGGTGTTACTGCACCATTGATTGTGATTCCACCACTAATGAAGTTTTGAACAACACCAGAGGCAAGATGATTTATTCCAATTTGACCTGAAGCAATAAGACCACTAGTAACACCACCAGAACCAATGGCTATAGTTACAGCACCAGAACCATTATAAGATCCACCAGTTAAACCTGTGCCAATTGTTAGTGTTGCGTTGTTATAAGCAGCACCTAGTGCAGTTGAAGCACCATTGATTGTTATTGAAGAATTTACTAATTTGTCATTAGCAATTGTTCCACTAGAAATGTTATCGTTTATTATTGCAAAAGATGCTATTTTTCCACTTACAACAGCATTGTCAGCAATGTCAACAGAGATAATTGCGCCTGAAGCAATATGATTTGCTGTTACTGAACCACTAGCTATTTCGTTGGTTCCAATAGCACCAGAGGCTACCTTGCTAGTTGTAATTGCATTATCGGCTATTAAATTGGATATTACACCACCAGAAGCAATACCAATAGTATTTGCAATCGAACCATTAAAAGAAGTACCACTAGCTAAAACAAGACCACTATTTACAGTTAATGCTTCTACTGCTAAACCACCACTTACAGTAGCACTTATTGTATAAGTGTTTGTTGCGTCAACTGCAACGGTAACATTACTACCTGCTTTTACAAGACCACTTAGTATGTGAAAACCACCAATTTGACCAGAAGCTATGCTGCCACTAATTACACTATTGTCTCCAAGCATTCCAGAAACTATGCCACCAGAAGCTATCGATAAAGTTCCTGAAGCAATACGAGGATTATAACTAGCAGTTCCCGAAATACTGAAATTAAATGAGTTTGAAAAACTAAGAGCATTTGATTGAGAAAGACCAGATCCCAATTCGTTTATTGTGATTGTTCCAGAAGCTACGCTTCCACTAACTACACTCCCAGAACCAACAAATGTCAAACCACTAGCAACATGGTTGTTGATCAAAGTGTTGTTAGTTATGTTATTTACATTGACTACTTGATTACCAAGCAATCCAGAAACAATAGCTCCAGAACCAACTGCTATTGTAACTGCTCCAGAACCATTGTAGGAGCCACCAGTAAGACCAGTACCAATAGTTAATGTTGCATTATTGTAAGAACTACCAATAGGTGTAATTGCACCATTTATTGTTATGCCACCACTAATAAAGTTTTGAACAACACCAGAAGCAAGATGATTTATTCCAATTTGACCTGAAGCAACAAGTCCACTAGTAACACCACCAGAAGCTATTGCCACAGTAGCACCAGATGATCCATTGAAAGTAAATGGCTCAATTCCAACGCCATTACTCAATGAATTTGGTGTTGAAGCAGAAATAGTCCCAGAACCACCCAATAATATTGTTGTGTTGTTAATTGTGATTTGATTGAAACCAGAAGCCAACAAGCCACTTGAAATGCTGCCGGAAGCTATTGAACCACTAGTAACAGTACCAGAACCGACTAGTTTAAATCCAGAGGCAATTCCAATAAAATTAGTTCCAGCAGTTGGATTGTAAATATCTCCACTAGCAAAAGCCAATCCACTTCCAACAGACAATCCAAAGGTAGCACCAGAGGCTATTGAACCACTAGTAATACTACCAGAACTAACTAGACTAAACCCACTAGCTATGCTGCCTGAATTTACGACACCAGAGCCAAAGAATGATAAACCACTAGCAACATGGTTGTTGATCAAAGTATTGTTATTGATGTTGTTTACATTGACAACTTGATTGCCAAGCATTCCAGAAACAATACCACCAGAACCAATATTAATAGTAACAGCACCAGAACCATTGTAAGAACCACCAGTAAGACCAGAACCAAATGTTAATGTTGCGTTGTTATAAGCTCCACCAAGTGCAGTTTGAGATCCATTGATTGTTATTGAAGAGTTTGCAAGTTTATCATTTGCAATAGTACCACTAGATATATTAAAATTATTTACAGCACCAATTCCTACACGACCGCTAGTAACAGCACCAGAACCTATCATGGTATCTAATATGCCACCAGAGGCTATGGAAACGGTAGCACCAGATGATCCATTGAAGGTAAATGAAGCAATTCCTGAACCATTACTCAATGAATTTGGTGTTAAAGCAGAAATAGTTCCAGAACCACCTAGTTTTATTGTGGTATTGTTTATTGTTATTTGGTCAAAACCTGAAACAAAATTTCCACTAGCAATAGTGCCAGATCCAACTAATTTAAATCCAGAAGCAATTCCGATGAAATTGGTGCCAACACTTGGGTTATAAACATTTCCATTAACAAATGCCAGTCCACTACCAACAGTTAATTCAAAAGTGGCTCCAGAAACTATCTTGCCAGAATTTATTACTATTACACCAGATCCTAGATGATAATTTAATATACTTCCACTAGCAATAAGTCCGCTGCCAATACCTCCTGACTGTAAACCAATTAAATTTCCTGAAAATCCGTCATAAAAATTTCCACTTGCAAAAGACAAACCGTTAAAAGCAGATAAAGGTTGGCTTACACCGCCTATTCCACTAACAACCGCACTTATTAAAACATTTCCAGAAGAATTTCTGGCAATAGTTATATTACTGTTGCCTGCTTGAATAGAATTATTATTCAGCATGTAACCTAATATGCCACCGCTTGATATTGAAATGACTGTATCTAAAAGACCATCATAATTTCCACTATTAAAAAATAATCCAGAACCAGCTATCAATTCACCAGATAATATCACTCCAGAAGATATTGAAAAATATCTTTTATCTGCTACAGCTTGTGTTAAACCTGGATTGTGGTTTGTTTGTCCTATTATCATCTTTAAACACCAATATAAGAGATTCTTTGAGTGCCATTAGCAAAATGATAAATTAAATTCAAATTGCTTGCTGGTATCGTAAGGCTTTCTCCAGGCCCAAGTTCAAAACCATTTGTTGCACTTAAGGTATTTCCCAAACCTATATAAACAGATTCTGTATTGCTATTGTGTGCTTTTATAGTGCAAGACAACTGAATTGCTGTATTTGGAAGAGCGGTTGGTGTGCTTGTTACACTTGCTTGATTTATTGTTACAGTATTTCTTGCAACTTGTTGATCAGATGCTATTACTACTGGTCTGCTTTCAGCACTAGTCTTACTGCCTTGTGTTGCATCTCTGACTACTAAGCCTACAGCAGTAGGCAATGGCACAATACTTGAAATCTCAGCAAAGTTACTGAGATTTTCATCAGATACAACTATGGGCAAGCCCTTGTTTAAATCAGCCATTCAAACACCTTTATTAAATAGCCTAATATAGATATAAATCTATTTATAGATACAAGGACTAATTTGAAAATTAATTAGACTTTTTGCTGAATTCGCCAGACTTGAATCTCATAGCTAAATTATATTGCGGACTTCCTTCTGGGCAGTCTGCACTACCCATGTCTGCACATCTGCCGGGATGTTTGATAGCCTTTTGAATCCATTTCTTTTTCTTTTTTCTCTCTAATAGTATTTTTTCTCTTCTTTCAATGTATTCTAAAAATTTCATGAAAGCCTCTTTTTGATGTTAAAAATTTAATTTATACAAAAAATATATTTATCAATCAAGGGTAGGCCCAAGTACATCACCATATCTAGTAATTAATCTTTCTTCCCAATCTTTCTTTTCCTGTATGCCCTCTTGAAGCAAAGTATCACCATCAAGCTGTACACCACCATTTGGCCCCGGTGGGTTCTTAATCTTACTTCTAATTCTTCCCAACATAATTTTTGCAAAGGCCAAAGCTCCTTCTTGCATTACCTGTTGAACTCTTCCCCAATCATTATTTTTTTGAATGTAATGAACAACGACTCTGTGAACTCTATAGGGTATTGGATAAATTTTTATATTTTGATAACCACCATAAAATTCCCATCCACCAAGATTTGAAGCTAATCTGGAGTACATTTGCTCGTACCCCTTATATAAACTCCACTCTCCTCCACGACCCCATATTGGTTGTACTGGATCGATTAGTCCACCTTGTATGCTCGCATAAGAACCACCTGGATAAAAGTATTCTACAGGTATTGCACCTCCTAAATCACTTGATTGAAATGCGAAGGTTCCTGTTTCCTTATAGAAAACATTTCTTATGTAACCAATGTCGGGTGGCATTGAATAGATGCTTTGGCCGGGAATAGTGTTGAACACATAATATTGAAAATATTCTCTAGGTGCCCATTCTTCTAAAATTTGCAAAGAAAGATCTACGGCAGCATCAAGTTGTTGTTCATCTAGTTCAATTTGAACTACAGGAGCCCCAAGCATCAAAAGAACATAGTCTTTAAGCTGTCCTCTGATTTTGCCACGATTTGGTCTTGGCCCTAGTTTGGAAATGTCCAAGGGATCTGAAACACCAAGGTTGTATCCCTTTTCACAATTCGCAACTTCTCTAGTTGGTCTTTTCAAGTATAAATAATCTGACATACCCTATGTATTAATTACTCAATATTATTCTATATAATAAAAACGGAGATAACATGACAGGATTAAAATCTTTGCATACAAAATTCCTTAATTTATTGATAGAAACAGAGAATAATTCAGAACAAAATATTTTGAATGAAGCTTCATTTAACTCTGTTTACAAGGGTGTTGTTGAAATGACACCTGAAGATATTCGGTTTTTGAATCAATTCGACAGCAAAGACTGGATTCAAGCATTATATCAAAGATATAACAAATATCTTTATGAGTATCTTATTGGTCTTGATGAAAAGCGTTCTCCTATAGTCAGAAGAGACTACAAGAAATTTTATAATGAAATAAAAAACAAGATAAAAACAAACCCCAACCTTTCTCAAGAAGAGATTGAACACTTCTCAAGAAAAGCTGCTTATGGCAAAGCCAAGATGCAAGCTGAAAGAGAAGTGCCTCCAGATACAGAAAAACTTGAAAGATTCAACAAAGATGTTGATTTTGAATTTATAGGTGCTGGCCGACCTTCAAAATCTGGTAGGAATGTTACCATTGTAAGAGCCAATCCTATGGTTGCTCAACTTGCAAGAAGGCTTGAAGGAACACCCGGACGGAATGACGGTTTTGATCTGTCTAATCCTCAGTTGATTCAGAAAACAAGCCGTGATGCTGCTGGAAATGAGAAGAAAGAAAATATTCTTGTTACAGATGGTCTTACTTTTCCGACAAGTGGTACTATTCGTGAGCGTTTAAAGAGTCATCTTTCAAATATTGCTCATGGTTTAGTTGAGCCTAATGCAACTGAAAAGAAAGAATATGATGCTGGAGTGATAGCTCCCGCTGGTAAATTCAAAGATGAATTCTCTCCAGAACCTTTTATTGAAGTTGCCACAAAGACTCATCTCCGTGATGCTGATTTAGGTGCTGGTTATTCAACTGATGAAGTAAGATCAATTGCAAGAAGCCGAGCCCTTGAGGATTTGCGAGATGCAATAAACAGAGGTTATATTACAGATTTATCTGGTGATCGTCCTGAGATATCATTGGTCGCAGACTCCAAGGGTGTTTTCACAAGATACACAATAAACAACAAATCACCTTTGTTGATGAAGCATAAAAAACAAACAATCAGAAAAATTGTTGATGGAGTTGAAACTCCAACTGAGGTCGAAAATCCCGTTCTTTTAAGCACAAACAGATATCGATATGTTGATGGTCAAGAATATTTGAGTATGGGTGCAGGTCATCCTGATCTTAGAGGAAGGGAGTACTATGACCCAGAATTGCATATCAATCGCAAGATGTACAGGATACCTGCTCCGGGTGATGTTGTCCGTCAGGGAAGCAATGTAAGAACTTCTGGTAGTTTTGAAGGTACAAGAATGAGTCCAGAGACTAATTTCTTACATGTCGATGATCCAAGATTCACAAATAGGTTCAATACTTTATTCAATTCCAAGAAATTCAACCTAGATGATTACATCGACAAATACATAACGAGATTTTTGACAACAGAAAGTATAAAAGACAAAAAGTCTACATTAACACCAAAATTAGTTTTATTAAGAAGCAAGGATTCATTGCATAAATTGTGTAAAATTAAAATTCTTGATAATTTGGATCAACCAAATTTATTCACAAAAACTGGTGTAAATTTGAATGTTTTGGATATTCTTCTAGTCAAGGAGTTGGATAGATTTGTTGACCAACACATAATAGCTGGCTCAAGAAGAATGCGTTCTGAATTCGCATTTTCCGATGAATTTAGCCATTGTGTTCAAAGACATCGTGGTGATGCTGGTGTTTGCTCATATGAATATGATCTAAACACCGTGATTGATGATTACATCAATAATCTACACGCTAGTGAAGCGGTAGGCACTACTGCTGCCAAAGGTACTTTGCAGGCTTTGAGAAAAAATGTTTACAATATGTCACAAGACTTATTGAACATTTTTGAAATCATCAAAAAGCTTTATGTGATTTACAATCAGCATACAAACAAAACCGCATCGCCAGCTGATATACTTTCTCAATCAGATGCACTTTTGCACAGATTGGTTAGAGATAATTCGCATTTAGACAATGCAGCTTTTGTTCAACTGTTGCAAAATGAAGCAACAAGTATTTTGAACCAGATTAAAAAGGCGAAAATCAAGATCGGTGTTGATGAATTGACAACAGGGGCGCAAGAATTATACAACAAAGGCAAACTTGATTTTAATGCTGCAATTAATACTCGAAATGTTAGCAGACAGGCTGCACACGCTTCTAGTCCACCAGATGGTGCAAAATTAAAAAGGGCTGGTGGTGTATTGGAAATGCCAACTATGTCACAGACACAATACAAAGACACCCTTGCCAAATTTAATGCTGAAATTGATAAAAATCCCAGAGCTATCCATAGTTTAAAACTTTTTACCGATTTGCAAAACAGCATATCTGGTGCTGCTGAAAAAGAGAAATTCAAAACAGATGTTGTTGCGATTAGGGCCAAACATGATCCTTTTGTAAAAGAAGCTAATGAGATTCACAAAAGAATCAAAAAAGGCGAAAAAGGAGCTATTGGAGAAATTTTCAAGAGAGTAGAGACAGGACTGCTTTTGATTGATTATCTCGATGACAAAAAACTTTTGGAACTGCATAAAATAATCAAGGATATCATGGATACTTTCGATGAGAACAAAAAGCGTTTCAGTCCTAGAGTGTTTCAATCATATACCAATAACATGGAAAAATTAAATGGTGAAATTTCTAAGAGGGGGTTGACGACACCATGAGTGAAGAGAATTTGAAAACACAAAAGATTATTGAATTTGCAAAAAATTTTCTTGGTGACAGAGCAAATTTGTATCAACCACTTTTTTTTAAATTAAGTTTTGCGTTATCAAACGAAAAAGAACTTGAAATATTTAATTTTTTCTTGGCAGAGGTCTTTAAAAAAGGATATCTTAAATCCGCAAGCGATCACAAAGAAGCTTTGAAACAGCATGGTTTGGTTACAGATATTGAAATACCAGACTGATCAGTCATTCGACAAAACTTGGATGTGTCTCTGACGGCATGCAATTCAGGAAATAACCTTCTGGTGCTTTTTTAACTTCTTGAACACGCCACCATCTTTTATCACGATTTTTTGGATAAACTATTGATTGTTTTGATATATTTTCAAGATGAGTCCAAAAAACAAGATTCATATCAGATTCTTCGATCAATATCGCTTCTAATGTGAATTTTTCTCCATAACTTATTTTTATTGTTTTATCTTGATAAAGCTCGTCAACAAAAACCTTGGTTATCGAAGGCAAACAATGAAGAATTGTTTTAGGATAGTTCTGTAGTTTTGCATTTATTTTTGTTGGTCTAATAACATTTTCTTCTTCATTTGTTTTTTCTATTTTTGGTTCTGGCGTAGTTGTTTTTATTTCTATTTCTTTTTTTGGTGCAACAACTGTTTTTATTATTTCTGGTGTTTGCTCATCTTCTGCTGTGTGAGTTTGACCCAAACTTATTTTGGGCGATTTGCGTTTTTGTTGTTGAGAGTTGCTTGCTTCGTATATTTCTGATTTGAAATCCATATTATGAATTTCAAAATTTTCCCACAAATCTTGTTGAATCATGATAGGGTTTGGGCTTCTGAGTTTGTATTCTGTGCCGTTTTTATTTTTAATTACCACAATATTATTATATATAGTGTAAACCTGATTGAATGTCCATAGGAACATAATGTTCCAATAATTTGGAGGAAAAATGGCTTTAGTAGTACCAACAGTAGCAGAAATTTCTCAATTGCAGAGATTATTAGGCACACAATCTTCTAGCAATACTGTTTTGAGACTTTTTAGTGACTTGAATCTAACACCGGGGCCAAATACAACTTTGGCTAATATAACAGAAGTTGCTACCAGTACAGGTTATGCCCCTGCAACACTTGCAAGTAGCTCATGGAGTATTGGTGAAACTAGCGGTGTTTCACAGGCAGCATATGCAGAACAAACATTCTCTTTTACCACAACTGCTGTAGTTTGTGGCTATTATGTTACATCTCTTGCGAATGGAGAACTTTTGTGGATAGAAAGATTCACAAATGCTCCTTACAATCTGCCATCAAGCGGTGGAACAATTGCTATTTTGCCAACAATTAATTTAGGTTAATATTAGGTTCCAACAATATGACATCAAATAATACTTTCAGAGAATGGGTTTTGCTAAAAGAAGCAAAAGGAATGCTTAAGGAAAACCTTGACAAGGTTTATGATAATTATTTGAAACCTATGTTGAATGGTATTATTGAAAAATCCAACAATGAACCCAAATTTTTGACTAAGCCACAAAAAGCTGAAATCCTAAGCTTGGCTGGTCATACTGAAATGCCTGAATCTTTCTATAATCACTTCAAAGATGTAGAGCTTACCACAAGTTTTGGAAACAAGTATACAACACAAGCTTTATCTAAATTTGAAGAAAAAGCGTGGAGAGATCTTGTAAAAAATGGAGATAAATGGGTTTTTGATGAATACAAAAAATTCAATGACTATTTAGAATATTTGGATTCACAAAAAAGAGACACCTATGGTGGTGTAATCAATGATTTATGGAGCATGATAAAATATATTTTTATATCTAAAATGAATGGAATTATTAGAAACATCAAGAGACAAGAAAGTTCGATGGCAACTGGTTTCCAAACGCCTGAGATGGATGACTCACCATTGGAAGCTGGTTTAGGAATAGCAGCAAGTGAGATAAAACACAGATCTGAGTTTACGGATATAGCTTCTGGCCCGTTGCAAAATGCTATCACTAGTTGTGTTTTTAAAATATTTAAGAAACAAAAAGAGATATCTGAGCAAAACATTAGTTCTAATCTTAGAAAAATAGGCGAAGAATCTTTGGATTCTGAGCAAATGAAGATAGATCTTTTGGTCTATTACATGTCAAAATTCTTGATGGAAAATCTCAATACTGAATTCGGTCCTTTGCAAAAAAAACTTATTGATGAATTATCAAAAGGCAAGACAGTTGGTGGAACAAAAAATCCTGTATTGAAGACGAGTGATTTATTAAGGGTTTTCTTTGAAACAAGATTGAAGAAAGGTGATTCAAAGTTACAGAATTATATAAGGTCACAGGTTGGTATGGGAGAAACTTTTGCGACTGTTGTTCTAAAAACTATGGCACATATGTGCATTGAAAAACTTGTGAAGTGTGGGATGGATAAGGCCTCCATAGTCAACATGATGCCAACCAAACACGGTCTAAAAGACTTTGCCAACAAATCATACGCAGAACTTTTATTAGCTGGTGGCAGAAGATGCGAGAGAAGCGATGTTTTCATGATTGCTGGTTCATCTGACGAGGAAAAAGCAGAAAATCTGATTGATAAATTTGTTAATTTTGAATTCCCGAATGCGAGATTTTACAATAAAATGGAATCTTATAATGTTCTTTTATGCAGAGCATTAACTTTGCAATCTGCTGAATGTGTCGAGGAATTTAAAACACTAAGTTCTTATTTGCCAGATGTTGCTGAACTTATGTCTAAAAATAAATGTGTTTAAAACATAAATATCATATGATATATGGCTTAAATGGGCGACCTTATGCAGTAACTGGGTCTAGGCAGCAATTTGACGATGGCTTGCCAGAACATGATTTGTTTCACATATGGGACGAAGAAGCAATAAAAATTGGTGGATCACCGATTTTTTATTATGAGCTTTTCATAGACACAAATAATGTAGACCCGATTTATCTTGAAAGCAGAACGAAGATGTACAGTCCTCATCCTGTTCAACTTTACTGCTTTTATGAGCCTGTTCCAAGTCAAAACATGCAAACAGCTTTTGGAATAGATTCGCCAGATGAGATGATATTTGAATTGAATTATCGTGCTGTTTTGCGTGATTTAGGTCATGTTCCAAAAATTGGTTCAAGATTGTTCACTCCTTTCTTGAAAGAAAATTGGGTAATAATTGAGAGGAAGACTGGCGAGATGAAAATGTATGGCGTAGTTCGCATACAATTAATATGTCAGAGATTCCAAGAAGATGCTGTGGGAGGCACTTCTATTAACAAATCTCAAGATGTTGATTATAAAATTGTTTAAAGGTGTTTTATGAAAAACTTTTTTGAATTTTACCAAAAATTAAAAGCGAAGCAACTTCTTGAGGAAGATATGACTGGAGTTGTTCCTCCAGCCCCAGCAGCTGCTGCGCCTCCACAACCACCCGCTGTTGCTCCAGCTGCACCAGCTGCTCCTATGGCACCAGCAGCCCCTGCTCCTCAACCTTCTGGCGACAGTATGTCTAATCTTTCTGCCAGCGAAGGAGAACTTGATCTTTCTATGGTTGATTCCGCTTTGGAATCCATTCGCAAGATGCTTCCTAATCTTTCAAGCATGGATCAATCAGAAGGACAAGAAGATTCCAGTCAATTAGCTGATGCCATTAATCAAGTTTCCAGCTTGGTTAACAAGATTTCTGGTCGTCAAGATATGGAGCCAGAGCAAGGTGAAGAGGGTATGAGCGACGAAATGGGCGCACCTCCAGCTATGCCTCAAGGTCAAGGTTTGGTTGGCGGCCTTGAAGGAATGCAAGCTGCTAACGATGCTGAAAACGCTGCTCAAGCTGGTGGTGCTGCACCTCCAGCACCCGCCCCATTAGCTTAATTAACAAACAAAAAAAACGCTGCTCATTGTTTTGGGCAGCGTTTTTTTACATACACTAATTTTATTTTTTTAATTTTCAATTCATCGTCAATTATTTTAGATAGCTCTTTTTTACTGTTTGCTATTTTCTTATATCTGTCATCAAATATATCTCCATTTTCATTTTTGTATTTTTTGCAAATTTTATTTCTTAAAAGATCAATATTTTCACTTTGTTTTTTTCTTTGTTCTATTTCACAAATTGACATTTTTTTAATTTCATATGAAGTGCTTTTCGGCAAAATCAATATTTGTGCATAAGGTTCTCCAAATTTAAAAACATGACATTTTCCAACTTCTGGTATTTTGAATACCACGAAAAATAAACTAGACCACCAGTTTGTTTGCAAATGTCCCGGCACAGGCAATGGAGTTGTATAAGATTCATCTGTATAATATTTGGGATGTGGTTCGATTCTGATTACCATGTCTTCTTGGACTTTAATATCCATACAGCTGGACATGCCGTAAAAACCATCTGAAAATACTCCTATAGGACTTTTATCTATCCCTTCTGATTTCCAATCAGCATCAATTATTATTTTGCCATTTTCATTTTTAATTATGGCTTTGGTTTTAAATGGATACACAAGTTCCAAACCATATGTTGATGCGTCAACAAAAGGCTTGCAATGCCACGGTTGTGATTTTTTTCCTTCACCATATTCCTTAGAATTTCCAGCCCATCCGGGTATTTGTAATTTAATTTTTTCCAAAGTATGAACATGAGATGTACTTCTGTAGCTTATTTCATGTTTTTCCACAAAAATTAACTCCAGTAGAGTATTATACTTATATGCTTCCAATAGGCCCAAATCCAAACGGTTACGAAAAAAACTTAAACACATGTCCAGATCAAAGTATTTTGGGCAGGTCTGAGAATATTGATCCACCACCCGGAATGTGTGAGCAACCACCGGACAATCAGAACAATATGCATGTTGATGCTGCGACAAGTTGGATGGATGACATACTGACAAAAAAAATAAATTTGGGTAGTGCCAACAATTGCGATCCAATGCAAAAAGGCAGCATTGTAAATGATTTGCAAAATCCAAACAGAAACACAATTTATCGTTATTCAAAATCATTACGCTCAACCGATGAAGCTGTAATGGATTTATTTCGTGATATTGTTATTATTGATGAAGATGGAAAAGCACATCAAGTTCCTATAATTTGGGCCACTCAAGAGAGAGCGGTGGCAGCTGTTGTACAAGATAATGTGAGAAAAGATGAGACACTTGTTGTTGACAGAATAAGACTTCCGATGCTTGCCATTAGTAGTACTGAATATTCGATAAACACGGCAAGATACACCTATCACAAGGCTTTGCACTACATTAGAGATTTAAAAAATGGCAAGCCATCTTTCACTTCAAATGAAAAATACGAAAGAGACACGGTTTTTGGTGTTGCCAGAGGCATTCCAGTTGATGTTGGATACACACTTTATGCATGGACTATGAATTTAGAGGACATGAACCAAATAGTTGAGCAAGTTGTCACTAAATTTAGCACTCTTGCATATATAAAGGTGAGAGGGTCATTGTGGGAAGTTGCAGTCCGACTTGATTCTGTAGCAAACAATTTGGAAGTAGAACCCGGTGATGCTGCATTAAGGGTTATCAAATTTCAATTTGGAATGACTGCCGAATCATATGTTGCACAACCCATAGTCAGAAGCAAGGCTGTCCTGAAAACCAAGACAGAAATTGTGAATGATGTTGATGACCTGAAAGTAAGCGAAGTACTTTCCAGATTGGAAACAGCGGTAGAGGAACTAAAATGATTGAGATTACAAATTTACAAAAATATCCAGTACAGCTTGTAATCAAGTCTAAACTCGCACCAAAAACATTCACAACACTAAATCTTCCAGCTATTGGAAATAAAAAAAATAAATTTCTTTTAGAAGATGAGAGAGTAACAATATATATAGAGCAAGCAGAACGATCTGGTCTTATATCGACTAGGGAAGTAACTAATATTTAAGTCACAGGAGATAGAATATGGCAATATTAAAAGGTTTCCCACCTTCCAACACAATAAGCCCCTCAGTCAGAATAACTGAAAGGGACTTAACATATACAGCTACTACTCCAACTTTGCAAAACATAGGACTAGTTGGATTTGCTTCCAAGGGACCATTCAATACACCCACCCTTGTTTCCACACTTCCTGAGCTTGCCCTCAAGTTTGGCAATCCTCATCCAGCAACAACTGATCCTTACCTAATCTATGCTGCACAACAGGCTTTGATTACAAGTAACTCAGTCTATGTTGTTCGTGTTGGTGATGTTGACCAACTAAGTCCAGATGCAGCACAAGTTGCTAGTGTTGACTTATTGGCTGCCGGTGGTTTGATTAAAGCAATTGGTGATGAAGCTGGACCATTTACATTTTCTGAAGACCAGTTCTTCAAATGGAAGTTAAATGGTGTTGAAGCTTCAAAAACATTGACTGTTTTAGGCCCAGTATCTCCAGCTACTTCAGTTACCAAATCGGCCTCTGAACTTGTTGCAGAATTAAACGAACAACTAGATTTTTCTGTTGATGGTATTAAATTCTCAGTTTACATTGACACAGCTTCTGATGAATATCTTGCTGTTGAATCTGTTTGGGCTTATGGCACTCAGTCAACTATTGAATATGTATCTGTAAACAACAATCTAATGGGACCAAACTCAGTTGTTGGTCTTGGTACAGGAATGACACCAGCCTTATTGTCAGGTGATAAGGATTACTATCCTGTTGATGCTTACCACGCTGCTGGTGACTGGGACTTTACAGCTTTTAGCGGTCCTTTGAATCTACAAGTTGTTGTAGATGGTACAGAAAACACATCTATCGATGGAATAGTTCAAACTCTGGATTTGGATGGCTTGAAAGCAGCACAGGTTAACACAGCAGCCCTTATAACTGCTCTAAACAATGCCATTCCAGTTGGTGGTTTCGAGTTTGTTGCAAACGGTGACTTTGTTGACATTAAGACAATTGATGCTGGTAAAGGTGCGAGACTTTCAGTCAAGAAAGCAAGCACAGGTGTAATTGCTCTAGGATTAACGAATAACAGTACTTACAATTTTGTTACTGGTGATTCCCCTAAAGGATCATCAAGTGGCACAACTGCCAGCCTTGGTGTAGTCACCGGCACAGCTAACACAGCTGGTGACATAAGCATGACAATAACGGCAGATAGTGCTGGCATTGAAGGTAATGTGACATCAATTCAAGTTACTGAAAATGTTGGTGGTACTTTCAATATTTTAGTATACAACGAAGGCAATCCTGTCGAACAATGGGGTGATCTAACTAAAGATCCAGCTTCAAGATACTATTTTGTAACTTATATTAACTTGGTAAGCGATTGGATTAGAGCCGTTGATAATACTAATGTTTCAGCACCTCCTGCACCACTAGACGCTCCTGTTCTTCTTGCTGGTGGCTCCGATGGTTTGCCAGAAGATCCAGATGCACAAGATGATTTAATCATCGGTAGTCCAGTAGCTTATACAGGACTATATGCATTCAGCGAACCAGACCAGTTAAACATTGACTTGTTGGCTGCTCCCGGTCGTTCTGCTACAAGAGTCATCGAAAATATGATTATTGTTTGCGAACAGTATCGCCAAGATTGCTTGGCTATTATTGATCCACCATCTAATTTCTCACCAAAAGAAATCATTCAATGGCAGAATGGTGTTCACCCACTAAACAACAGGAAGCTAGACAGCGATTTCGCTGCTCTTTACTGGCCTTGGGTTGCCATTAGAGATGGTTACAACGGCTTAAATGTCTTTGCTCCACCTAGTGGTTCTGTTCTTGCCACAATCGCTCGTTCTGACAGCATTGCTTTCCCTTGGTTTGCTCCAGCTGGTTTGACCCGTGGTGTTTGCCCCGGTGTTCTTGGTGTACAAGACAAACCAACAGCTTTGGAAAAAGACCAGATGTATGGCAACGGCAATGCCATCAATCCAATTATTTCTTATGCTGGTTCTTCCAACTTTGTAATTTGGGGTCAGAAGACTTTGCAGAGAAGACCAACCGCTCTAGACAGAATCAATGTTAGAAGAATGTTGTTCTATATTGAAAAGGCTGTCAAGAATGTGTCCCAATCTCTATTGTTTGAGCCACACACCGCTCAACTAAGAGAAAGATTTGTAACTTTGGCTCAAAGAATTATTGATCCAGTTAAGATAAATCAAGGAATTTATGACTACATCATCAAGTGCGATGAAGACTTGAATCCACCAGATGTGATTGACAGAAATGAAATGAGAGCCAGAATTGGTGTCCAACCAGTCCGTGCAGCCGAATTCATCTTCATTGAATTCTCCTTGCATCGTACAGGAACATTCAATGAAAATACCGAGGTACTTGCTTAATAGATATTTTTAAATAGAAGGAGAAATAATATGCCAATACAAATGGGTATAGGGAGACTTGGTAATCCCGATATCGGCTTTAAGAGGAAGTTTAGGTGGACATTCAGCGTCATCGGTGCTGGCGGTTCTGTAATTCCACCTGATTTCGTCAAAGTAGCCGCAAGACCAAATGTGACTATCGAAGAAACAGAACTAAACTTTTTACATGGTAAAATGTTTATTCCCGGCAAGGCCACATTTGAAACAATTACTGTTACTTGGATTGATGTAACACCAACAAGAACAGACACAACACTAAATGTTTACAACTGGATTGCTAGTGTTTACAACTTCTTCACACCAAATTCTCGTAACAACCCAACGATGAATACTAGAACTATTGACTACACAGCTACTGGTGTTCTTACATTGTATGATGGTTGCGGTGATTGGTTGGAAAACTGGTATTTAATCCAATGCTGGCCACAAAGCGTTAACTTTGGTGACTTGGATTACACCAACAATGAGGAATCCACCATCGAAGTTACCTTGCGTTATCAGTTCGCAAGATGGGAAGCCAATCCAGTTTGCGGTGCGAAGGTTACACCTTACTGCAACAGACAATGCGATGGTGTTTCTATCGGCGCATTGGCCTAATAAAATATTTTCTAAAAACTATTTTACAAGGGGGATAGCAACAACTATCCCCCTTGTCGCATATATAAATAAAAACATTCATAGGATGTAATCATGCCAATAAACATGAGTTTTCCAAATTTTGATGCAACCTACAAAAGTACATTTAGATTTCTTTTTTTCATAGATGGTATTGTTGGTACTGGTGTAAGGGCAAAATTACCACAGAAAGCTGCAAGGCCTAGCTACAGTTTTAAAGAATTGGATGTTCAACATCTGAGTGAACAAATATATTTTCCGGGTAAAATCGATTACAAATCCATGTCTGTCACTTTGTATGACGATACATACAAAAATGAACCTATTTTAAATCCTGTTTACAATTGGATTTTGCAGTTTTATAATCCTAAAACAGGAATTTATAGGTCTTCTACTGGTGGATTTAAAAAGAATGCAACAATAACCATGTATGATGGGTGTGGTGTTGCTTTGGAAAGTTGGACTTATGAGAATGCTTGGCCACAGGAAGTCAATTTTGGCGAAGTAGACATGGGAACAAACGACATAATGAAAATAGATCTAACTCTTAGATTCGACAGAGCTTATTTGATACAAGAAAGCAACTGTTAATTTTCCAAGAATTCATGTGCTGATATAGCTTCTCTGCATTTTGCCAAGAATTCATCTAGTTCTTTGGGCTTCAATCCAAGAACCCTACATGCACCACTTTTATTAAGCCTACCTTTTTTAGTGTAGACCTTGTTTTCATTTGTCAGCAATGCATCTATTGCTTTTGCAAAACCTCTTTTTTCAAGCAATTCAATTATTTCTTGCTTTTCTAATATTTCTAAAAAATTCTTTTTCATATGTTATATTATATGTTTTTAATTTAAAATATCAAATTTATCTTAAATTATTTGGATTATAATTTACTTTCTTTTCTTTTCTTCTTGGAAGCATGGCTGAGTCAATAGTTGCTTGGAATATTTCTTTATATTTCTTTTTCAATTCATTATAGTTTTTGGCAGTTCTCCATAGTTGTCTAAAATGATTAAGTATACAGGTAGTCATGTAATTGAATGCCTTGCCCTTTTCTGGGTCAAATTTCTCTGCTCTTTCAAAACAAATCAGCACACCTTCTTGAACAGCATCATCTTCATCAATATTAGAAAATTTTGCATATCTAACAATATTTTGTGATAGAGTATAAAAAGCTTCTGCAAGGATTGATTGTGCTTCCAAGTATTCCTCTTCAATTTTTACATGATTCTCTTTGGTGAGCCAATCTGGTGTTTTTAAAGACATTTTGTTTAATGCGAATACTGCGCTTTGTATATCATGGTCTTTTTTAAGTATTTTATATTTTTGTCTGTTTCTTTTTGATTCCTGAAACTTAATTATAATTGTCTCGAAAGCTTTATTGTTAAGGTACTCTGTAGACATTTTCCTCCAAAAACTAAATTCAATATATGAAACAAGTAATAAACTTTTTATTGGAATATTTACTTAATCCAGAAAAATTTTATTTGCTCAACGATATTAGTATAGAATTATCTAAGCAAAATTTAAAATTTCAATCAGAAGTATTTTCACATGTCTCAGATTTACAAAACAGCAATAGTACTAAAAATAGCTGATAATAAAGAATATTATGAAAAATTTGCTGACTATATTTTTGAAAATATAGAACAAGAAGAACAAAAAATAAGTCAGATTATGATAGAAAACAATGTATCAAAAATGTTATTTTTAAATGGCGATGAAGAGATAAGATTTTTGGATTTCAAGACTGCATCAAACATAGTGTCAGTAACAGACTCTGAGTGGATAATTAAAAGAAATGATTTTGTATCGAGCGATGGTTATGGCAATTCTCCAACTATATTGAAAACAAAAACCAATATAAAACAACCTGTCATTAACAAAAAAGTTTCTAGTTTTTTTCAGAAACAAGAATGGGAGAAGTTTTTATTAGAGGCAGAAAAATGGATTTTCTATAATAGTGTTTTAAGTCCAGATTTTGTATTTATAAAATACTATCTTGCTTTGACTTATTATTTCAAAATGAAAAACAGTTCAAAAGCAATAGAGCATTTAACTGTTTGCTTGGCATATAAACCTGAAATGTCTGAGCTTTGGTGTTTGTGGGGAGATATGCTTCTTGACATGAAAAAGTATATGGATGCTTTGAAAATTTATAAAAATGCGTTATATGCTGGTCAAAAACGGGACATATATGATGAATATCCTATGTGGATTAAAAAATATAAAGAATATCCAGAAAGTATGATTGATAAAATAAACAATATTATGAACAATATGCGTATGGCAGAAGTTAAAAAGTAATTGTCTTTATTGACTTAGTTTCTTGAGATCTATGTTTTATTCCTCTGCCTAAATCAAATGTTTGAATTTTTTTAGACTTTGCAGCAACCCCAAGATTTTGTCCTTGTGAATAATCTCCACCTATAACATAGCCTGTTTCGTTGTAAACATCATTAACTATGGTGAGGATGTCTTGCATGGCTTGCTGCAATGTTTTTGAAGGTTTTTTTATTTCCACTATTTTTTCAAAACTTAATAGATCTTTTATTTCTTCTATCTCGATTTCTGGTTTTTCAATTATTTTTTGCTGAACATTTAGACACCAATCTGATATTATTGAGGATGCCACCTTGATAGTGCCACTTCTTTCAATTGGTGATGTCTCCAATTTCTTCATGATAATAATTGGAAATTCTTCTTGCGTGACAGAATTCTTTGCAAACATAACATCCAGAACTGGTACTGTTTCTACTTTGCCAGCAATTGTATTGGCTATATTCATCTCATCCATGTAGTCGCCAGAATATAAAAACTTAACAACTATATTGTTTTTAAAGAAATAGCCTACACTCTCACCACCCTTGGAACGCTTGAATCCATCTGGTTCTTCAATTGTATCTTTGATTATTTTTGCTTGATAATTATCCAACATGTACTGTTGAAATCTTTTGTTTCTCAGTATGTTGTTTTCAAAATTGTCTATCATGTCCCAAACATCTTCATTTATATTTTCATAAAGATGAAGACTTTTCAACAAAAGATTTTTAGCTTTCTGAATTGCCTTCAGAAAGCTATCTATTTTTAAAACATTTAAATCTTTTTTGTAAGAACCCAAAAAGAATTCACGAAAATTAATTTCCATGAATTATATATTTAAATTTTACTAAAAAACTACATCCAAATCATTGACAATTACTGTTACTTGATCTTCCCATCTGGACATTGCAACTTGTTTTCTTCCCGGTGTCAATGACTTCAACCTGCCTTCAAGTTCACCAATACTACAATTGATTACTGTCCAGTTATTTTGCATTATTTGCTTTACTTCCTCAGCAGGTGCTTCATACTCTTTTTGAGGAAAAAAGGCTTTTACCGCATCTGGTGCTTCTTGCATAATCTTTTGATACAACTTCATGTTGCATGAACAATTTGGATTTGCCATGACCTTGTCAAGGTCTGGTTTCAAGGAAGGCGGTAGTGTTTCCCTAAAATTAGGATCTTTTAAAGCATTTTTTATATCTAAAAGATTAATTTTAGCCATATTTTAATCTCCATTTCTCAAAAGGGTATTAGCTTCTAAATAAACTAGTAAAACAGAAACAAAAGAGGAAAGAAAAGATGAAGCACACCCTCCAACAAAAATCTTGGCCAACTCGTAGTAATTTTCAAAATTAGGCAGAATATAAATGCTTGTCATAAATACGCCACACCAAAAACCACAACATTGATAGCAATCCATCATTTTCATGAAAAAAGACGGCATGAACTTCTTTAGAAATTCTTTTACAGGAATGAAAATGGCACCTTCAACTATAATCTGCGTCATACCGATACAGCCAAAAACCCAGATCAATGAATTTAAAAACCAATTTATTTCCATGAAAGCACCTTAATATTTTCACCACGCCTATAAATACAAATGTCTGTAAAATTAAAGTCTTCTTTTATATCAAATTCAAATGAATTTATAGTGGTATCGAAATAATTTACTTTTTTTAGATCACCACGGATTACTTTAATCTCCTTTCCTAGGTATAAGCTTATCTTTTCAATGTCATCATCATTGATGGTCATTATGAAATCATACAAAGCTTTTTGACCCATGTTTTTCAAAAAAGGAACTCTTACAGACATCAACCATGTTTCATAGATGTAACGATAGCTTGGTATTACATCAAAAATTTTTTTATCATTAAAAATTATTTTTTCTACATTGTTGATGGTTAAAATTAAAATCATATACTATTATAATGCTGAATTAAAGGGAGAAAAATATGAGCGACGATGTTTTTAAGCCACAAAGACCTGAAGGCATCCCCGGAGCGGGGGGCGAAACACCCATCAAGTTTTCAGGAAATGTTCCAAAAGAATTCCTCGAAAAGCTTCAACAACAAAATGGTGGCATGCCTCCTGTGCAACCACAAGCTCCTCCCGGTTTTGCACCTCCTCCTCCCATGCCCAATCCTATGATGGGCAATCCTAATTTACCTTTCAACAAAATGAATCCCGGCAATTCCAACTCATCTGAATTGCAATCTATTCTCGATAGCCTTAAAGGTCATTCGGAGGTTTACGAGGAAATCACGCTTCCTTCTATGGGTAAGTTTTATGATGGGTCTGACGGCCCTGCTGATGGAAAAATTCACATTAGACCTATGACTGGTGAAGAGGAACAAATTTTGGCTACACCAAGATTTGTTAAGAAGGGTCAAGCAATCAATATGATTTTTAGTAGATGTATAAAAGAAAACTTCAAGCCAGAAAACTTATTGTCTGCTGATAGAACTTATCTTTTGATTTATCTTCGTGGTATTTCTTATGGCCCAGATTATGAAGTAGAAGTAAAAGATCCAGAAAATGATCGTAAGTTCAGCACCACTATTGACTTGAACAGTCTTCCTGTGGATGTTTGCCCAGATGATTTTTCATTAAGTGACATGACGGATGTTTTGCCAAAAAGCAATCTGAAATTTACCTACAGATTGTCCAAGGGCAGGGATGAAACTGAACTTCAAGAATATCGTGAAAGAAGACTTCGTCAATTCGGAGATCAAGCAAGTGATGACACTTTGATTTTCAGAACCAGTCAGTTAGTTGAATCAATTGGTAACATCACAGCAAAAAATGAAATTCAAACCATTCTTAGAAGTCTTCCAATCCAAGACCTTTCTTACATTAGAAGCGTTGTTAATGATCCTCCTTTTGGTGTCGATACCAAGGTTACAATTGTTTCTCCTATGTCTAGTGAAGAATTTGAAATCGAACTTCCTCTTGAAGCAAATTTTTTCTTCCCACGGCGCAAAAGGAAGGAGAAGAGCCAAGTTTAATTCTGTGGAAAAACTTGGCTGAAGAGATTTTCTTTTTCCAGTATCATATGCATATGAATCGCTTTGATTGCATGCGCCTGCAAATACATGAAAGAAAGTTTCTTATTGAAAGGTTCATTGAGCAGAAGAACAAAGAACACGAAGAAATGGAAAAAGAAAAACGCAAGGCATCAGCAAAAAGAAGGTAAAAAATGGCAGCTGTATTAAAAGAAAGATATCAAAATCCAGTAGTTGGTGACATTGTTAGACTACGACTTTTCTTTTACAACAGCAATAATTTTGCCAATGTAAATTCAATTCAGAAGATTGAAATTTATAAATTAAATGATGGTGCCAAGCCAACTGATGTTAATGGAAGAACTCTGATAACTACAATTTCACCAACACAAATAGTACAAGATGGTACTGGTAAATACTATGTTGATTTGCAGACTGAAGAAAATGTTTTCACTATAGGAAACTATACAGATATTTGGTATTGTGATTTTGAAGATGTTTATCAAGAAACAAGCCAAATTGCCAATTTGTTCAAGCTTTATCCAGATCTTTGGTATGCCACACCGATTCCTGTGGTATATGACTTTAATTTTGTTTTTCGTCCATCCAGACTCAGAAAAGGCAGCAAGCGTTATTTAATTATTGAAGTAACCCCAAATGTTCCCAAGGGAACTGATCTTCAAAGATACTACGAGAACCTTGCTATCGTTGGTAATTTGAAAATTTCTATTGAACAAAGATGTGGAAAATGTTTGCCCCCAGAAGAAGACTTGAGACTAATCGTTGATAAGGCAACCGTTGAACTTCGTGAAATGAAATTTGGTTATTACATGCTTGATACAAATGAACTAGAAGTTGGAATTTATGATGTCTGGTTTGAATTGGATCTAGGCGATAATATTTACATCTCGGAAAGAAACCAACTGCAAATCTTCGCTTGATAAACAGCAGAAAAAGTGTTATATTTTAATGCTTGAGAAATTGTGTGTGCAATTACACTCACAAAAATACTAGCTGGGTTTTTCCATGCAAATCAATGATGATAAATTGGACAAATGGTTCAAGAACAGAAGAAATGTTCTGTTTATAGGTAAAGCTGGTGTTGGTAAGACTGCTCAAATCAAGTCTTGTTTTGAAAGAAATGGTTTGGAATTAAACAAAACATTCTTGTATTTCAGCACTTCAACACTTGATCCGTGGGTTGATTTAATAGGTGTTCCCAAAGAAACAAGAGATGAAAATGGCAACACATTTTTGGAATTGGTAAGACCTAAGAGCCTTGCATCTGGAAAAGTAGAAGCAATATTTTTCGACGAATTTAACAGAAGTCCCAAAAAAGTAAGAAATGCAGTTATGGAACTGCTGCAATTTAAATCAATTAATGGTTTGGTTTTTCCTAATTTAAAAGTCATATGGGCAGCAATCAATCCAGATGACGATGATACTTATGATGTAGAAAAGCTCGACCCTGCTCAAAAGGATCGTTTTCATATTCACGCACAGATTCCATACAAGCCAAACAGAGAATGGTTTGTCAAAAGATTTGAACCAGAAATCGGCATGGCTGGCATCGAATGGTGGGATGGCTTGCCAGATGAAGAGAAAGATAAAGTTTCCCCCAGAAGATTGGAATATGCTCTTGAGGAATACGCCTCTGGTGGTCATCCAGAAGATATTCTTCCCAAATCTTCAAACATCTCAAAGCTGATGATGGCTTTGAGAAACGGGCCAATTGATATTAAACTGCGTGATTTAATGAAGAGTGGTGATGTGGCTTCTGCTAAATTATTCATAGCAAATGATAATAACTACAATTCTTCAATAAAATATATTATTGAAAAAAGTGATATTATGGAATTTTTTGTACCATTAATTCCAAAAGAAAAGCTTGTGACTTTGATGTCAGAAAACGACAAGATATCAAGATTTGTATTTAACAAACATAAAGAGAATGATGAGTTTAAACAAATCATGCGTGACATTTTATCTGCTGGTTCTAATACCAAGTTGGTTAAGAAGATAAGAAGAGCATTTAATGAGAATAGTTCCAGCGTTGAGAATATAAATGAAATACCCTTGGAAAAAGCAGAACAATCCTTTTTTCACAACAAGAGTTCAGTTGATCTAGACACCAGCAACACTATCAAAACATTGCATTCATCTATGAGTGCTACTGAATACAATAATCCTTCCAAAAGAGAGTCAGTTTTTAACAAATTGAAATCTGTGTTTTCTAACGACATGAGTGACAAAGATGCATCATTAGCTCTGGATATTGTCTGTATGTTTGTAAATTGCTCTTGGGCAAGCACTATTGTACAGCCAAAATTCGATAAACTTGCAGGCATGATTAATTATTGCCTACATGTTTTAAACAGAAACAAACCACAAGGATCAAAATCAATCATAGAAGAATTGATAAAGAGGTCTTCTGAGTATTCAAACATGTTTGCAAAATTAGCACAGTCAGAAATCTATAAAAAGATAGTGAGAGTCTGATGGAAGCTTTTAAGTCTGCTGAAGCTATGGGTAAAAAGGAATGGGAATCCATTTGCTTTTTACTAGAAGATCATCATTCTCTTTTTTATAAGATATGGCAGTTAGGCAAGCCTTTTTTCACTAATTCCATCGAAACAGCCTGTGTTATTTTTAATAAAACTGGAAATTATGTTGGCTTTTATTTCAATCCTGTTTTTTGGCAAAAGTGCAGCGATTATAAAAAATTATTTGTCATAAGCCATGAAGCTCTCCATGTTCTATTCAATCATGGATTTAGATTTAAAGATTGCGAAAACAAACTTATCTCTAACATGGCTATGGATGTTACTGTAAATCACATGTTGATAAATCAATTTGGCTTCATAAGAGATAATATAGAAGGTGCAGAAGAACTTTGTTGGGTCGATACTGTTTTCAAAGAACAAAAGGTAAATGGATTTCCAATTAGTAACGATCAAACAGCTGAATATTATTATAATTTAATTCTTAGACAAGCAAAAAATGAATCTCAAAAAAACAAAAATGGTGAAGGTTCTGACGGTAAATCCTCAGAAAAAAGTACGCCTAAAACTCTCGATGACCATTCACACATGGATGAATCCAATGATTTTTCTAACGCTGTAAATGAATTGAATGACTTGCTGACAGATGAAGAAAAAGAAGGTATAGAAAAACTATACAAAAAACATCAAAAAGAAATTGAAAATGGATTGCAAGCTGGCAAGGGTGCTGGTGGAAAGCTTATTTTCCCACAAAAAACAATCATCAAACAAAAGAAAAAATGGGAAACAGTAATAAAAAAATGGACATCCAAACAAATGAGTTGTGATGATTCACCTTACGATCAATGGGCAAGAAAGCATAGAAGATTTACTTTAATTGATTGTGAAAATATGTTTTTACCTAGCGAAATGGATGTTGAAAATTGGTCTTTAAATGAAACAAAAATAGATGTCTATTTTTATTTGGACACTAGTGCATCTTGCAGTCACTTGGCAGATCGTTTTTTTGCTGCTGCTGAATCGCTGCCTAAAAGACGATTCAATGTTAATTTATTTTGCTTTGACACAGAAATTTATGGCACAACAATTAAATCAAGACAATTGTATGGAGGTGGTGGTACAAGTTTTAAAATAATAAACGATGACATAGAAAAAACAAATTACAAAAAATACCCAACCGTTTTTGTCATGACTGATGGTTATGGAGATCTTGTATCTCCTAAAAAACCTGAAAATTGGTATTGGTTTGTTGATGCCAATAAAATGACTATCGAAAACATCAAAAAGAACTACTTACCAGAAAACTCCAATATTTTTATTTTAAGTGACTTTATTTGATACACACTATATTACTACATGGATAATTATGATGATTTAGATGAAGATTATCACATTGATGATATCTCTAAAAATAAACCTAAGAAAAAAATTAATGGCAAGAAAAAGGGCAATCGCACCGAACTTGAATTAACTAAGATTCTTACCGATAGGTTTAAGAAAAGTTTCAGTAGAACAGTTGGTTCTGGTGCCAGATGGAGTCAAGCTAATCTTCCAAAACATGCTGCCGAAGTATTTTCTGGTGATATTGTTGTTCCAAAGAACTTTAAATTTGCCATCGAAAGCAAGGGTGGTTACGACAATATCGACCTTGGCGCAGTTTTTGTTACTGGTTCTAGAGATCTTGAGACTTTCTTTGAACAAGCATTGGATGATGCCAAAAGATGTGGCAGAAAACCTATGCTTTGTTGGAAAAGATCCAGAAAACCCTGGATGGCTTTCGTATTTTCAGAAGAATTATCTGGAAGAGAGTTCAAATACAAAATCATTTACAAACAATGGACAGGCGTTGCACTTGAATACCTGTTGGAGCTAGAAGATTCTTTTTTCCTTCAAACAGAAGATTCAAATGCTTGATTTTTTACAAATAAATTTTCATAAGGAATTAGTGAAGATATTAATTTAAAATCAGATTCCATATTTTCTATGTTTTTAAACACAACAGGTTTTTTCTTTTCAACATTTTGCTTCTTGGATTTGTATTCTGAGAAAATAATGTTGTTATCTTTTTCTAAATCTAGTTTATAGATAAAATCTTTTTTTAATTCATAAATCATCAAAGGCATAAAGTAAGATTGGTATTCAGCAGACAACTCGTCAACTGTTTTCACAAACAAATCAATAGTAGATGCAAATATAATTTGACCTAGTGTTTTTCTCAAATCTATTATTATCAAAGGTCTATGAATATTTCTACCCAATATCAAACTTCTTGTACTGTCTGTTACAAATGCTGCTGCGATAGCGAAATAACTTTTTTCAGAATAAGATAAAAAATCTCTTACACAGTCAATTTTATCTTTCTTTTGTTCCAGCAGTCGCAAAACTATTTCAGAATCACATTTGCTTTCAACCTCGTAAGAACCAAGTAGATTTTCATAATCTTCTTTGGCAATAAGACCATTGTGTATCAAAGCAGTTTTGAAATCAGTACTTATGAATGGATGATTATTTACATTTTCAGCTGGAATTCCCACACCACTTGATGCTGCTCTGCAATGGAATATGCCTAAATTAATCTTATTGTTCCATATATTTTTATATTCTTCTTTATTGACAAACAAATTAGATGAAATTGGTTGTTTGTAGTAAAAAATGTTTTTTTCTTTAAAATTTGTGACACAATAATAACCACTTGCATCAGTACCACGGATTCGTGTATTTACGAATAACTTTGTTATCAAAGCTTCCGTGATCTCAGGATATTTACTTTCACCTATAAACCCAAGTATTCCACACATATTAAATCGATTGATTCGGAGGCATACCCAAAGGTGGTGCGCCAGCATTTGAAAAACCTGAAACAGCAGATGGTTTGCCTTGTACTTCAGGTTCTGATACTGGTTCCTCCACGGGTTCTTCAGCTTGCTGCTCTTCAGAATCAACACCAAGTTGATTCACAGGACCAGCTAGAGTTTTGATTATTTCATTTTTTATTGATTCCAAAGAACTTCTAACAGCCATTTCCAAATCATCATTCTCATCCAAAGCTTTGCATAGATAAACTCCTATCCTTTGAAGTTTTTCTATGTTTTCTTTTTGTCCCACCCAGCTACCTTGAATAATCCCTCTGATCTTGCTGGTTACGGTTTTTGCATCTTCAACAAATTCCTCAGCACCCATGCTTTTCATGCCATCTAACATATTTTGAAGTGTTTGCATTATTTCTGCAATTTGTTCTTTGAAGAAGTTGGCATCTTCTCTGAGAAAAAAATTTTTGAAACTAAAGTTTTTAATGTAACCCATAAAACCCCGTGTCATTATGACAGCATTTAATTATAGTGTATTTATGGTTTTGTAAAAAGAAAACCCCGCCAAGTGGCGGGGTTTTCTTTTTGTTTTTAACCACACTTTGTCCAACCGCAATCTCTACATACAACACATCCATCATCTCTTTGTATGTTTGTTCCTTTGCATTCTGGACATTCCTCGCCATGAACCTTGGTGCCATCTTTAATATATTTCTTGAGTGTTCTGGCAAGAACTTTTCCTAGCGATGCCAAATCACCTTCAGTTTTTTCAAGTTGATGAACAACAAAACTAATATCAGCACCATGCCTCAAAGCAGTACTTAACATTCTGCATAAGGCATCACCATTTTCATGGTTATTGATGTTGGTTAAATCACAAGATACTTCTCCATCAGCAACAAAAACATACTTGCCTCTAGCTTTCTTTTGAAGTTTTCCTCTTGTGTGTGTTTTCTTGATGATGGCGTTTCCATCTTGAGAATTCAAGCCTGCAAAAACTTCATAAGGATCGTTGCCAAAAAGTCCCACAATAACATAATAAGGTTCTCCCTTGATGATCGGGAAGTAAACCTCAGCTTCAATGCTAGAAGGACGCTTTGGTGCGTCATTTTTCTGGATCTTATGATTATCTTTCTTTTCTTCTTTTTTAGGTTTTTCTACTAGCACACCTGTGCGACAATTCTTTCGATATACTGTCATACCTTTGCAACCAAATTTCCAAGCAGCCTCATATATTTTGGCAACTTGTTCTTCAGTTACATCTTCTGGCAGATTTACTGTCTTTGATATAGCATGGTCAATATATTTCTGAGCTTCAGCTTGAAGTTCAACTGCTGCAACCCAATCTATGTCCTCTGCACAATACCCATGCCAAGGTGATTCTTGGAGATTAGTGTTGCCACTAACTGTTCTCCACATGGCAACTTTAGGGTGAATAACCTCAAACTCTTGCCAACAATCACCATTCTGGTCTTTGAAGTCAACTCGCACATTCTTGTCAGTAGGATTAACCTTCTTCCTTCTTGTGTATGGATTAAGCATAAACAATGGTTCAATACCAGAAGTAGTTTGTGTCATGATCGACACACTACCCGTAGGAGCAATCGTTAAGTTAGCGATATTTCTACGACCATATTTTGAAATATCTGAATAAAGTTGTGGATCTTTTTCTTTAATCATCAAAAGAAATTCGGAATCCTTTTCTTTTTCCCATTTCCATATTGGGAATGCTCCAATTTCCTTGGCCATATCACAACTTGCCCTGAAGCTTGACAAGCATAATGTACTCATTATTTTGCCAGTAATTTCAATACTTTCCTTGGTTCCATATCCAACATTCAAGGCAGCTAAAGTATCACCCAATGCTGTAATACCAGTTCCTGTTCTTCTGCCATTTTCGCATTTATCATAAACAGTTTTCCACAGTTCAAGCTCACGCTGTTTGATAATTTTATCTTCTGGGTCTTTTTTGATTTTCTCTATGATTTGATGAACTTTTTCAAGTTCCATGTCAATCATATCATCCATCAATCTCTGTAGAATTTCTCCATGTTTTGAGAAAAGATCATAATCAAAATATGCATCCTTGGTAAATGGATTGACAACATAACTAAACAAATTCAATACCATCAAACGGCAGCTATCGTAGCTGCACAATGGCAATTCCGAACAAGGGTTGGTTGATATAGTTTTATAACCCTCTTCTGCATAGCAGTCTACTGCATTGTACTTGGTTACTTTATCCCAGAACAACAATCCGGGCTCTGCTCTCAACCATGCATTATGGATAATCTTCTTCCACAAATCTCTTGCCTTGACAACTTTATCATTGTCACTAGGTGGAGCATCAACGGGAAAACGAAGACGAAAATCTTCGTCATTCTCGACGGCTTTTAAAAACTCGTCACTCAATAGCACAGAAACATTTGCTCCTGTGACTTTGGTGTCATCATTTTTAACAGTAATAAAATTCTCAACATCTTTGTGTGCAACATTGATGGACAACATCAATGCGCCACGGCGACCACTTTGACCTACTTCACGAATGGTATTGGAGTACCTTTCCATCCAAGAAGTAATGCCAGTACTGCTTCTGGCAGCATTTTTTACTGGTGCATTAGCTGGTCTTAGATTTGAAATGTCTACACCCACACCACCTCTTCTCTTGCTGATCTGTGCGAGTGTCTCATCAACTCGCATGATTCCCGCATAGCTGTCAACAGGAGATTCCACAACATAACAATTTGACAAGCTGATAATCTGATGGTTGTTACCGATTCCAAACATCGGTGAACCTTGAGGCACAACATATTTGAAATGATCCAGAAGCCCAAAAACCTCTTCTTCTGTCAGAGGATTCTTGAATTTCTTGCTTTCAATTCTTGCGAATTCCTTGGCAATCCTGTGATGCATATCAACAGGTGTTTTCTCTAATAAGTTTCCATTAACATCTTTCAAAGCATACTTGTCCAAAAAAACTTTGGCAGCTAATTCATCACCTTCAAAATATTCAACACAAGCATTGAACGCAGACTCATAACTGAACATCTGTTAGCCTCTTTCTGATTTTGGTTTCTTTAAAAAACTTATCTACTTGGATGTGAGGAAATTTTATAATTTATACTCAAAAAAATCAAGTGTAGATATTCCATTTTTCATCGTAAGTCCTATGTTTTCACAGCCGTTAAGTAATTCTAGTAAATCTTGATCATGGGTTGTAACAAAAACTTGTTTTTCTTTAGAAATTTCACAAATCATTTTATAAATTCCTTGAACACCTATTTGATCGATATTAGTAGTAACCTCGTCCAAAAATACAAGGCTTGGAAATTTACCAGTATTCAAACTCATCACATGAGCAAAAGCCTGACTTAATGCCAAATTAATCCTTCTTCTTTGACCATTGCTTAAAACCTCGTAAATGTAGGGATTTCCATCAGAAGGATATTTTTCAATATGCTCCTCCAATTCATTGTTGAAAGTAATCGATAACTTGTTGTCAATCAAAAATTGCAGCCAATATTCAATATTCTTATTCAATGCTGGAATAATTTCGTCAATTATGTAACGACGAATACCAGCATCACCAAACGCCACCGTCCAATAATCATAATATTTTGTCAAATCATTCAGTTTCTTGACCTCTTCTGTCTTCGTTTTCAAGACCTCATTTTGGGCCTCTTTTTTGGTCATATTTTCAACAATTAGATCATCGTAGGGCGAAGAGCCTCTAGCCTCCTCTTCCTTCGTTAAAAGCTGTTTTTGAAGGGTTTCCAATGATATCAAAAGGGCAGTATGCTCATCATTTAATATTGGCTTCTCCATAGCCAATATTTGATTCAATTTTTTCCTCAAAATACCATCTGTTTTAATTAATTCGGACACCTTTGTCTTCTTATCCAATTTTTCCGTTTGCAGTTTTGTTGCTTGTTCTGTCAAAGTATTAAGACTATCTTTTTTATCTTTTAATTGTGATTCGACCGCTTTATATGCTTCACGACAATTTTTAAGTTCGTGCTGATGTTGTTCCTCTATTTTTGCATAGTTGGATGAATCAACAATTGAAAAACAATGATCACAAGTTACTCCGGGTTCCAACTTTTTTATTTTTTCAACAACAGCAGCCAGTTTCTTTCCTTGTTCCAACAGATTTTTCTTTTCATTTTCAAAAGATAAAACATCAGCTTTTATTTTTGATTGTTCATCAACAATCTCGGAAATTTTGGATTCTTGTTCTGCTATCACATCATTGGTTGTCTTTAAAACTTCTTCCAATTTGAGAAGTTTTTGTTCTATTTCGGGAATTAATTTTTGAGAATTTTCATATTCTATAAGTGGTTTATTATCAACTTTATAATTTTCAATTTTGCTTTTTAGTTGTTCGATCAAAAGTTCTGTGTTTTTTATTTCTTGTTTCTTATTTTTTTCCCATTCTGTTTTTGAGGATGCATATCTGACGGATTGATTGTTTATTTCTTGTAGCAATCTTGTTTCATGTTCAATATCCTTGTCCAAGGATTTTATTTTATCCTTGTGTTCTTTAAGAAGTTTCTTGGCTGATTCATTGTAAGTTCTGTATTTTTCAAGCGATAATAAATTTTCTACTATCTGTCTTTTCTCAGCTGCATCGCATTCTAAAAAGGAAGAACTATTATCATCGGTAAAAATGACTATGTTGACAAATGTCTCATAAGAAAGACCTAGGATATCTTCAATGCTCTTTTGAGTTGAAGCCATAGTGCCCAAGGTGATTTCTGTTGTATCGTCCCAAATTCCTTCGGCACTTTTCCATAAACGCAATCCATCTGGTTTTCGTGTTCTCAAAACTTTGTATTGATCCCATTCAATTTCAACACGCATCTTTTTGCCAGTAGTGTGATTCAGCAAGTCTTTATGAGATATCTTCTTGGGTTTTTTGATGGTTTTGCCAAACAAGCCATAAACAAGTATTTCTGGAATACTTGATTTGCCACAACCATTACTTGATATTTTCGCTTCACTAGTTGATTCACTAAGTGCGGTATCCAGATTTTTCCCTTTTATCAAAACTATATTGCCATACTTTTGAAAATTTATTTCAATTCCCTTGTCGCCAAAACAAACAAAATTTTCTGCTTTGATCTTTTTGAAATCAATCTTTTTCATGTTTGAACTCCTATACAAAACTGATTTAAGAAGAATAACATAAAATGTTTAAAAAACAAAACCCCGTCTTTTACAACGGGGTTTTGTTCAAATTTAATTTTTACTTTATCTTAGTTGTATCGGCAACATGCATACCACATGCCGTTTGCGCCCTGCGCTACACCGCTGTCACGGAGAGGCCTTCGGCCATAATAGCAGCAATTTTGGATTGCAGCTTGGGGGGAATGTGCGCTCATGCCCACACCCTCATAGCCTCCTGTTGGGTTTCCCAGATGCTGCATCCGAAGCAAACGGGCCATTCTGTTCGCAACTCCTTGGGCAGAATACAACTCAGAGTTGTCATAATAGTATGTCTGATTATTCGTTGTGTTGCCACTATTGTTGTTATAGCTTTTTCTGCTGAATAGCCCGAAAGGCCCAGCAAAAGATTGTGCAGCTAAAACAGCAACAACAGCAACAGCAACAAGATTCTTCATATTCATTTCACAACCCCAATCTTCCGTGATATGCATCGGTACTTCCGATGCGCCAAGGTCTGACTTGCAGACAGGATGATTCTACACACAACACACAAAAAATCAAATATTATTCTTCTGATTTACTGAAATTTATAATTTGATGTCCAATATCAAGTAATAATTTTTTTTCTAGCTTGTCCATATTCACTTGATCAACATATTTTTCAAGCATCTTGTCTTCATCTATCAATATTTCCTTGGCATCTAAAATGACATGCTCATCATCTTTTGATTTTTTTTGCTTGATTTGAACACCTTGCAATCCATGTGATTCAACTAAAGTTTCTATTTCCTTTTTGATATTTTTGTCTGTTAAATCGTCAGCCAAAACAGTTATGAAAGCATCTTTCAAATGCTTTTCGCCAACAATCTCATTGATGTCATCGACACGGCTTTGTTCGATGTAATAGTGCCTTGGGCTAAAATCATTCTCTATATAAGTTCTTTCGTTTGTGTCTGAATCAAGGATGATGATGTGTTTTTTCTCTCCAGCTTCACCATACGACAATTGAAGAGGACTTCCGATGTACTCAATTGTCGGAGTAAGTTTTTGAGAGCTGTGATAATGCCCGAGAAAAACATGTTTGTATTTGGTAAACAAATTTCTGTTTACCTTAACCATTTCTCCATCATGTTCTATTACAACATCAGCAATTGATCCAGCAGAATTCAACTTCGCTCCATCGATGGAAAGATGTCCCAATAAGTAGCTGTTTTTGATGTTTGACTGAGGTAATTTTTCAAGCTCTTCTATTGGATGATGTGTGTAAGGCATGAAATGCCATTCAACACCACAAACATCAAATGAAGTTGTTTTGTCTATTACTTCAAAATTGCTCAAAGATTTGAATGGATAAACGCTTGCTACAGACCATGCGCTGGCAAACCACATGTCATGGTTGCCAACCAATAAGTAAACTTTAAATTTTTCTTTTTGATACTTTTCTAAGACCTTGAACACCTCAACATAAGTTTGACTATCAATCTTCTGCCTATCATGCAGAAGATCGCCACCAAACATCACAGCATCAACTGAATTTTCAACTGCTTTTTCCAAACACCAATCAAGTGCTTTCAAACAATCAAAAAGTCTGTTTTGACTTCTCTTGTGGGGATGCACATGAATATCAGAAAACAAAAGGAACTTTGACATTAATCCCTCACTTTTTTCTCAACGATGCAAATTGTATCGTTGTGTGCGCCACCATGCGGAACCAAAAGTATTTCCAACATCCTGTAATTGTACTTCTTTCCAAATCCATTTGAACTCCAACCAAAAGACATGGCTATGCCATTTGGTTTCAAAATTTTATCAAGTAAAAGTCTGCAATCGCTATACAACTTTGCATTTTGTGTATCAGTTCCTGAAACCTTCAATCCAACCGATTTATAAACTTCCGCTATTTGTCTTGGACTATAAGGTGGGTCTAGCAAAACGGCATCAGCATGTACATTATTGTTAACCAAATCTGACAACCACTCTACCGCATGTTTGCCACTATGTGCCAAATCGTTTCTATATGTTGCTATTTCGCTTTTGCCTGCAAATGGATCAACTACAATCCAATCTTTTTTTATGTACTTTTGAATTAAATCTGCGACTGGACGCATCTCAAATGTGTAAGGAGATGGCATACAAAATTTTCTGTTAAATATGATTTCTTCCATAGATTAAATCATATAAAACTTTAAATTTTTTTCAATTATTTTTTTTGATTCTCTGGTTTGAATTTGTCAAAATGTGCTTTTGTGGCATCCCAGAAATTATAAATCTTGACATTTGTATTTGGTTGACCACCAGCATCACCAGCACCTACTGCTCCACCCAAGCCACCTCCTAAGTCAGGTGCCCCTCCGGGTGGTGCGCCTCCCAATGCTCCACCTAAGCCTCCTCCCAGATCAGGTGGAGGCGCAGCACCAGCACCAGCTGCTGCGTCAGGTGGAGGCGCAGCACCAGCTGGTGGTGCATCTACCTCGTTCAAAATGTAGGTTTCTAAAAACTTTTGAAATGTAATCAATTTTTTATTCTCCCATAATATTTATCAATCAAACGAATAAATATTTACATGAAAAACTTTGCTGAATGGAAAAAATTAAATGAAGTTGATGCTCCTGTTGTTCCAACAACCAATCCGGTTGTTTCCAGCCCAGCATCACCACAAACAGCACAACCGGAAAAACCAAAATCTCCAAAGTTAAAAATAAAACCTTGGAAAGCTGGCAAAGAAGATATTATGTCTTTTTGGAAGGGTGTACAACCGAGTATACCTTTGAATTTCAAACCAATAGAATATGATCACAAAGGCTCAACAATTCAAGAAGATGGCATCAGAATTACTGGTAGTAAGGAATTTATCACAACTGTTTTAAGTAGATTAAAAGATTTTATTTCTTATGAAAACCCAGAAACAAAATTGATGGTTGCTTATAGGCAATCACCAAAAAGCTTTGTCCCCGGAAACAGGAATAGCTTTATATTCTATCTACAGGCTAAAAAACGAGGAAAGAATTAGTTTTTTGTAGCTGCTATATCTTTTGGAGTTTCCGTTTTTTCTAAAAATCTTTCCGTTCTATAAATTGATCTATTTAATTTTTCGAAAAGATCTTTTTGCCTGTTGGTTAGATTATCTACTTTATCGTCTAGTACCGTTACCATTCGAACTACTTCTGCCAATTCTTCATTTAACATTTGCTTGTACCCCCAAATGTGGTTTAATCACATCCGAACAACATTATTTACATAGGCTGAACACTTTTTGGAGATACATTTGTATGGAAAAGAAACCAATTCTTACCGAAGAACAAAATCACTTATTGTCATCAATCAAAAAAGAAATACAAAACAAGCAGTTTATTTGTATCGGTGGATACGCTGGTTCTGGTAAAAGTACTTGTCTTTCCGAACTTACTAACGCATACCCAAACTTTGCCGTTTGTGCATTCACAGGCAAAGCTGCAAATGTTTTGCGTAAAAAAGGCATAGGTGACGCAGCTACAATCCATTCAACAATATATCATGTTGAAGAAGATTATAAAGGAAATCCTAAATTTTATTTGAAACCTAAAAACAAGATAGATTTCAGAGGATTTTTTATAGATGAAGCAAGTATGATAAGCGAGGAATTATTTTCTGACATTATGTCTTTTGATTTGCCAGTTGTCTTCTTCGGTGATCATGGTCAATTAGAACCAGTAGGCTCGTCCTTCAATCTGATGAAGAAGCCTCATTACAAACTGGAAACCATTCACCGAAATGCCAATAGCATTGCAAAGTTTGCTGACTTTTTGAGAAAAGGAAATTCTGCGATTGAATATTCTTCAGATGACAGAGTCAAACTTGTTGCAAAGAAAACATTGAAAAATGAACTACTTGCTGATGTTGACCAGATTATTTGTGGTTTTAACAGAACCAGAATCAGCTTCAATAAACGAATTAGAGAGCATCTTGGATATGAAGATGTGTTGGTAAAAGGCGAGAGAATTATATGTCTTAAAAACAACAAGACCCTTAATATTTTTAACGGCATGCAAGGCACGGTTAAAACCATCAAGAAGAACAAGGTGAAAATACAAACCGACAATGGTTTTTGCGAAATACCAATTGATCAAAAACAATTCAATCAAGAAAAACTGCTTGAAGCTGCTAACTCAGACAGAGAAACTGGTTTTTTTGATTATTCTTATGCGATCACAACCCATAAAGCCCAAGGTGATGAATGGGATAAAGTTCTTGTTTATGAAGAAAAGTGTGATTTGTGGAGTCATGAAAGATGGGCATACACAGCAGCAAGCAGAGCAAAAGAAATGTTGTATTGGGCAGTCTAATAATGTATATTAATTATTTGTTGCCCAAGGATTAATCATGACAAGAATACTTCTACAAAATGACATTTCAATAATGCAGACTGCGAATACCAAATTAATCAAATTTATATTTGATAATTTGAGATTCCGTGATCGTGGATATTTTCATAACCCAAGATATAGACAGCGTTTATGGGATGGTTACACTAATTTTTTTAATGACAAAAATGGAAAATTTTTGACAGGACTTCTTCCTGAGATACTTGCTTCATGCAAGGCTTTCAATGAAGAAGTTGAAATTATTGATAAACGATTGCCTTTTGAATTTTCAATAAAAGAAATAAATTCTACATTTCTTCATTCTTGTACGCCAAAAGAATCACAACCAATTACTTTGGAAGATTACCAAGTAGATCTTGTAAATGCAGCTATTAAAAATAAAAGAGGTGTTATATTTGCGCCAACTTCGGCTGGAAAATCTTTAACCATGCTTTCCATACTTAAATGTTTGCCATCTGGCACAAAAACATTAGTCCTTCAGAATAGAAAAACATTAGCTATTCAAAACTATGAAGAGTATGTTAAATGGGGATTACACAATGTGGGACGCATATGGGGTGGCAGTAATGAACCCAATGACATTACTGTGTCTACTGTTCAATCTATATCTAAAGCAGAAGATCTTTTGCCAGAAGTCAAAGTACTTTTAGTTGATGAAATTCATGACATGATGAGTGCAGCACCAAAAAGTGTTTATAGAAGACTTAAAAATTGCAGCGTAAGAATTGCTGTAAGTGCTACTCCGTTCAAATTCGGTGAAACAGATAAAATACAGAAATACTATGTCAAAGGTTTTTTTGGCCCTCCGTTCAAGATTAAATCAACTGAAACTGGAGTTGTTACGACAAAAGAACTACAAAAGAGAGGTAGGCTTTCTAAGAGTCATTGTACTTTTTATAAAATAAAAGAACCCGAACTTGATTTTGAGATTTATATTGACGCTGTCACCAAGGGATTAGTCGAGAATGATGCTTTTCATCAAAAAGTTATAAGCTTAACAACTGAACTTAAGGGTAGAACACTTATATTGGTTGACAGATTGGCTCATGGTGACGCATTGCAAGCGTTGATACCTCATGCTTTGTGGGTGCAAGGCAAGGATAATGATGAAACAAGAAAGTATGTCATTGAGAAGTTGCAAAAGGACAAGGAATGTATTGCCATAGCAACACAAGGTATTTTCAACACCGGAATCAATGTTTTTGTCCACAACCTCATAAATGCTGCTGGTGGTCAGGCAGATCATCTCATCATCCAAAGAATGGGTCGTGGCTTAAGAACAGCAAAAGATAAAGATGGTCTTAATTATATTGATTTTGTGTTTGAAATGAATCCGTATTTATACAAGCACAGCATGAAGAGAATAAAAATCCTCAAGCAGCAAGGTCATGAAATAAAAATAGTTGAGGACTAATTGACTTCCATATTTTCAATAAGATCTATCATCCTTGTGTTTTCGTTCTTTAAAAGTTCGTATATTTTGTTTTTTGAAACTTCAGAAAGCTTGTCCGTGAAGAAATTCCAATGTGTTATTTTTGTATGGATTTCCTGCATTTTTTCAAAATCACTTAATTGGATTTGCATGAAACTAGAATCTTTAAGGGGACTTAGACCCAAAAAATTCTTCAAGGTAGTTGTGTGAACATCTTGAATTGTATTATCACGCTCTTCCAGCCAAATTGAAAATTTATTCATGTATGTTCCAATATATAGAATTATCATATATTTAGTGGGGAAAATGAAAAAAATAAGTTTGTTTAAAGAATGGCTTGCAAAAAGACCAGAAGATATTTTTGGTTTTGCTCCTCAACATAAAATTGAGAAAAAGACTCCATTCTATGAAGAACAACCAATAGAAAACCTTAGAAGTACTTTAGTTCTAGACGATTTATTCCATTTGGGCATGATAGGCAACAAAGTTCCAGTAAAAAATTGGCCTAATATTGTCGAATATGGCAATGAAGCTGGTGGTTTGCATGTAAGTGTAAGTCCTTTAGGATCTTATAAGATAATAATTAGAAAATTCATCAAAAATGAAGGTGGCAACTTAATTCCAGTATGTAAATCTGTTATTCCTTTGCTTAATGACTATGATCACAAGGGTGACAACGATCCATCTGAAGAAATACTTGCTGATGACTTGTATAAAAAACTTGTTGAAATAGAAAAAGAACCGATAGATCCAGTAGACAATAATTACAAAGGTCTTGAAGATTTGACATTAAGATTAGCACAGAGAATTAGGTTGGAACACCCATCAATCATGACATATGGTGGAATAATTAAGCTTCAAGAAAATGTTTATTTAATATACATGAACTATAGAGGTTTTGGAAATGGAGTACCAAATAACCAAAAAGCAGAATCGTTTAACATATACATGCAATACAAACCGAATAAAGGATTAATACATTCGTGGGGGTGTGAAGTCACAAGTCCTTCTAGAACAAGGCTTTATATGTCTACCCCAAGTGAATGGGATGAGCTTTTTAGTCCTAGACAAAAGCCTGAAGAGATAATTGACTGTTTGATGAAAATATTCATGACATATTAATTTCATATTCAAAATTTTTCTCATAGCATTTTTTTACAGCTGATAAGTCAAAAGTTTTCAAGGCATCTGTGTTGATTATGTCTTTTATCTCGCCTCGTATTTCTTCTGGAAGTTTCTTAATCCACTTTGAAAAGTAGACATACATATGACTTATTCTTTTTATAATTATGTTTGTTAGTATTTCGTTTGCATGAGTAACATAATTTTCTAAACTTTTATCATCACCTAGTATTTTATTGAGTGTATTTATGGTTTTGTTAAATTCATTCTCTATATTTGTTTTTGTGAATGTATAGTTAATATCACTAACCATATTTTTATCTCTGTACATCTTCTTCCAGATTTCCCACCTTCTGTTTGCCCCTTCACCATGTAGCATTTGAAAATCAACTAATGCGTTGTTTCCCATTTCGTGTTGTTTTTTCATAATGACTATTTGTGCAAGTATGTAAATTTCCAAATACTTTGGATCTTTGAATTTTTTTCTTTTTTCACGAACAAATTTCATCATGTGTTTAAATGCGAGGCTAGTTTTAAGTTTTTCTATTTTTGTTGTGATTCTTGGATGGCGATAATTTGGAATAAGTTCTCTGGTTTTATTGATGTAGAAACAGAGCAGGTAGTAAGCCATGCTTTCTTCTTCGGTCATATTCAAATTGATCGCTATTTCTGGTTCATATTTCATGAATATTTCCATTTAGTTTACTTCCTTTGAGTTTATGTTTCTCAAAAGAAATCATACAGGTAGTTATGACTTTTCGCCAATTAGTTTGATTTTTATTTTTATAATTGTTATTATTTTGTTTGTAACCTAGTAAGGCGAATTGTCGGCCTGAAAAGTTACTGAGTTCAATTCGTGAGATTTGAGCAATATAAACCTTGCTGGGGCGGTACACCCTGCTAGACCCATTAGGTAATACGGGAACCTAATGAACCGGCATGAGACTAGGTGAGCCTACATCAGCCAAATTAAGGCGGGCTGTTCTCAAATTGAAAATTAAACTTTTCAAGTTGAGACATGATGTACGGTTAGGATTCTCAAACCGACAAGTTAACTGTGTGTTACCCAAACACACAATTCAGTAAAGCTAAGGATATCATCAAATGATGCACATCACTAGCAATACTGATCTCAAATCTAGAGTGGTATCGAAAAAAAACCCATAATAATGATAAAAAGTCATTATTATATTTTTTTTCTTCACCACCTTAGACCCGCCCCCCGGTATGGACATATAAAAGATAAATTTTGTAGATTATTATTTCCAGTACTTATTTGTGTTTTTTGGGGCTTCTATGTTAGGTTAAGTGGAAACAGAACTGAGGTGAACTTCTGATGGCCAACCTTGAAGATTTGAGCAGATCCTTGGATGAATTATTGAAATCAGAGAGTTACATTTTTTGTTCTTGGAATCCAGAGAAAATAGATTCTACCAGCAAATCCAAGATATTCGTCAAATTCAAGATAGAAACCATTTCTGGCAAAATGGTTCAAATGAATCTTCATTCCGAAAATGTGTTTTTATTCCTTAAATTATTTGAAGCTTTTGTATCCAAGAAGAACATTCCTCTGATTGGACATGACTGGAAACAGATATTCACCCTCTTTACCCGCCTGACTGGCAAAAACATCGTTTTAAAGAATGTTTTTGATTTATTGTGGTACGAGTCATATTTGGCAAAAGAATCGTCTATAAGCGAAATTTCAAGGCAAGAAAGGCATTTTAAGGAATGGGTTACCAACAAGGTGTTGATAAGCATTTACAAGAAGGTTTTTCAGCCGATTATTTGCGAAGTTATTCCAGCTATAGAGAGTTATTGTTTGATAGATGATAATATAGGTCAATTGGTTTATCCGAACTATCACATTGAGGGTCAAGAAAACGGCAGGTTGTCATGTAGTTGTGAGATGAAGCGTTGTTACAACCCGCATTCTTTGGGTGATTACAAGTCGAATTTTAGATTGTTAAATCAAGATCATATCTTTTTTCAATTTGATTATCGAAGCATGGAAGTAGGTGTTCTTGCCTGTCTTGCAGAGGATGAGGTGTTGCAAGATATAATCAATAATAATTCTGATTCTGTTTATGAGATTATTTTTCAAAAGGTGTTTAATGTAGCCAGCGAAAATGCAAAAGATATAGCAAAAAAAACATTTTTGCCGATTATATATGGACAAACAGCAGCCGGTCTTGCCAGAAATCTAGAAATATCATTCGATCAAGCACAAATCTATTTTGATATAGTAAGAAAAACTTTTAGTAAAAGTTTTGACTATGTTGAGGGGCATCAAGATTTGGCATCCAAGAATGAATTTGTAAAAGACAAATTTGGTAGAAAAAGATTTTTTGATTCAAAAGAATCTTATAAGGCAAGGAATTTTGCAATTCAATCACCTGCTGCTTTGATTTGTTTGGAATCTTTGGTAAAATTATACAAGCAGAGTAGCAATTTGTATCAGATTGTTTACAGCGTTCATGATGGTTATTGTCTGGCAGTCAGGCAAAAAGATATGCAAGACGCATATATGGCTGCCAGAAGTATTTTGGAAAAACAAACAGAATTGATACCTGAGTTAAAACTTTCCGTATCGGTTATGGCTGGTAAAAGTTTGGACAAAATGCAGAAACTAAAGAGAAAGGCGAAAAATTGAGTTCTATATACAAGAATTTTCCAATAAACGCAGATGAGTACAATTTGTTGGATAAGAAGTTTGGTCAATTGTGTTATTACGCATCTTGGCAGTTGAACCGAAAGAACTCGGCAAACAATCATCAATTCGATCTGGATGATTTCAATCAGGAATTGATGGTATCTGTTATTCGTGCAGGCTCTTATTACAAGAGGCAGGTTTACATAGACTCTTGTTTTGAGAAGTTAAGAAACAAAAAAATCAATCATGTTGTGAGAATGATAATAGATGAACTGCAAAATTTATGGCACAACAGAACCCGACATGGAGCAAACAGGCAGAAGTTTGGTGATTATCAAGAAGACTTGTTGGGCAAGATTTGTTTAATATATTTAAATCCAGATGAATTGCCCCAAAAAACGAAGAGTTTGATATTTGACACTAAATTTTTTACATATTGTAAACAAATCATCTGGAATGCTCAGAGGAATCTTGGTAAAAAGATAACAAGAGAAAAACCTGTCAGAAGTGGACAAGTTAGTTTGTCCGATCACGATTACTTGGTTTATGGGGGATAAAAAATGTCTGGTCTTTCTGAAGAACAAAAGAAGATCATCGACAGCTTATCCCCAGCATCAGCCGAAACACAAAAACTCAAATACCGTTGGGATGAAAATTTCCAACGGCGTATTCTTGCTTTATTGATGACAGACAAGCATTTTCTGGTTCAAGCAAAAGCTTTGATTGAACCAGATTACTTCACTATGGAAAGCCATGTTGTAATCGCAAAAATACTTTATGATTATTTTGCAGAATACAACGGCATTCCAGAAAAGTTTATTGTTGAAAAACTGATGCTGGACAAGATTAAGGACAGGCAAGAATCAATAATAACATTTTATAAAGTTGAGCTTGAAAACATTTATGAATCATTTGTTCCGAATTCAGAATCAAGGAAGATTCTTTTGGACAAGGTTTTAGTTTTCGCAAGAATGCAATCTTTGCGTATTGCAGCTGATTATTTTCAAAAGGAGATGAAGAAAGATCCTGAAAATGAGGAAATGTGGACTCGTGTTTATGAAAAATTCAAAGGTGCAATGAATGTAAACAAAAACTTTGAATTAGGTTTTGATTTATTTCCCAACATTAGTCAAATGTTTGAAGAGCTTCAAAAAGATGTCTCCCCAGAGGAAAGATTCACAAGTGGTTTTCCAAAAATTGACAATAGTATTGCTGCTGGTGGGCCTAAGCGTGGTGAGATTTATGCTTGGATAGGATTGCCGGGTAAAGGCAAGAGTTTATGTCTTACAAAAGGTGCTGTTGAAAATGTAAAAATGGGCAAAAAGGCTGTTTATATATCGCTTGAAATGGATTGGGTTTCTGTTGCCAAGCGTTTTATCAGCCAGTTTGCTCTGGTTGAACACAATGCGCTCATGGATAACAAGACTATAATTCAATCAACTACAGATGCTATACTCAAGGAATACGATGATAAAAGTCGTTTTATCATCAAGCAATTTCCTTCAGGTCAGGCAGATATTGATGATATAAAAGCTTATTTGACCCAGTTAGAATTGTCGGGTTTCGTTCCCGACTTGTTAATAGTTGATTATCCGGGTGAAATGAAAGACAAGCCGGGAATACCGCTTCATGAAAGTAAATATTTAATCATGCGTGATTTGCGTGGCATGGCTAGGGAGAAGAATATGTGTGTCTTCACAGCTATGCAGCCAAACAAGGAAGCCAAAAAACTTGCTGAAAATCAGCTGATAGATGAAGGTGTCATCGGTACTAGTTATGATCAATTCAAAACTTTGGATGGTATGTGGTCGATAAATCAGAAAGACAATGAAACTGAAGCGGGTTATGGTATATTTTATGTGGCAAAAAACAGAACGGGCAGTAGCAAATTTAGTTTCTTCGTCAAGTACAACAAACAAACGCTTGACATTACAGAGTGTTCAGCAGAGGAATACAGGAAGGCTATGCATAACTTAGCTGCCTCAAAGGCAGACAAAGTATCAGTTGACGGGAAAGTTAAAAAGGATTCGGATTTCACAGAGTTTGATGAGGAGTCAGATTATGCCAGTTAAAAAGATTGTTATTGATGACGAGAATTGGGAATTGAACACCGATGACCTCAAGTTTTCGGATGCAACCTTGAATCCTTTTTTTGAAAAGGTTTCTGGTATCATCGATTATGTTGGTGCAGGTCATGCAAGGTGTATCAGATGGGTTGCTTCATTGGAGCAGAAACACAAGCAAAAATATATTGAAAAATATAAAATTTATAAAGAGGATGGTAAGAGTGACAAAACAGCTGATTTGTATGCCGAAGGAGATCCAGAGGTATGTGATTTGAAACAAAAGTATCTTGATGCAAAGTACATCAAGGATTTGATTTATGCTCATTTAAATGCTCTTAATTCAGCTAGAGAGGATGCTCATAATCGTGGTCATATGATCCGCAAGGAAATGAGCAAGCTTAATTCTGATATAAATTTCCCTAGTGAGTTTTAATATGATTAAAGATAAATTTATTAAAAAATACATGCGTTTGGCAAAACTTCTCGGAGAAGAATCCAATCCATGTTATTCAAGAAAAATAGGTGTATTGATTGTTGATGAAAAAATCAACAAGATAGTTGGCACGGGCTACAATGGCCCACCAAGAGATGTTCCTCATTGTGATAGCAGGGAGCATCTTCAGAAGATAGTGTGGCCACAACTTACTGAAAACGAGGTTTCTTTAATTGAATTGAAGCCTATGACTCAAAGTGAGTTTTTGGACAAATATACAGATTGTAAGGTTTGTCCCAGAAAATTGATTAAGGCAGGGTCTGGAAAGAGATTGGAATTATGTAGTTGCGCTCATGCTGAAGCGAATGCAATTATAAATGCTTCTACTGATTTATATGGATGTGTTATGTTTGCATGGTGTCCTGTGCCTTGTATTGAATGCACAAAACTTGTGATTAATGCAGGTATCAAAAAAGTTTATTGTTTTAAAGAAGAAAAAGATTATTCGGTAGGTAGTAGATTTTTGTTTGAAAAGGCAAATGTGGAAATAATTGAGCTTGATAAATCTGATTTTGATTGAAAATTTACTATAATTATTTTATTGATTGTTTTAAGAGGTGTCCCATCGGATTTGAAGTTCAATATCATTATTACGACAAATTGAAAGATTCTTTTGATTATGATCGTGATAATCCGAAGATTCTTAAGAAAACTTTCGGTAAACAAAATGAAGATTTTTCATTGGAAAATCTAGCACAGGCCGTCATGCAACAGATGGCAAGAAGAGATATATTTGTATTTGATGTTGAAATTTATGAGTTCCAGAAGAAAAAAATTACTTTTAAACAAAATAAAAGTGATTTTATAATAAAGAATAAAAAATTTACAAATACTGGGATTTTAAATTTACCTCAATCAGATGAGGAAATTGATGAATCCAATGGTGTGCCAATGATTCCTGTTGGCGAACCAACTTGTCAATATACACCTATGCCATCTCCTACAGCTGTAAATCTTGTTCCTGTGAAGCATAATCAGAATATTAATTTAGTTGATCCAAGAAATAGACCACAAGCAAAACAAGAGAGAATACTCAGGTATGTTTTGTTTTCTCCAAGCAAAGTAGAAGACAGAGTTAAATTTCCATATAAATTTACATATAATAAAAAATATCCTGTTTTTCATGAGACCTTTTCTTCAAATGGCATTGGGATGATGATTGATACGATTGATGACACAAACAATCGTGTTAAAGTTGTTGACGAGCTTTTTATCCCAGCTGATCAGAATTTGGTTGGTGGCGATCTAATGGATTCAAGAAGTGGAAACGGTCTTGTTGATGACAGGTTGAATTGGTCGGGTGTTATAAAAGATTCTGTACCAAAACTAAGATGAATGAGAGGTTGATCATGTCAGGTAGGCGTGAAAGCAAAAGTAAATTTCAAAAAAGAAAAGCCAGAGAAAAGTTGGTTCGCAAAAAGGTTTTGGAGCGCAGGACTGCATTGAGACAAGAAAGAAAAGATGAAAAAACAAGAGAGCAAGCTTTTGAAAAGGAGTTTGCACAAAAACAAAATCTTGGACTTAGCAAGGAGGAAATAAAAGAAAGATTAGAAAACAATATGAAAATATTGGAAGCACTAGAAGAGGAATATGTAAAAGAGGATGAAGTTAGAAAGGAAGCGCACAAGCAAATTGAAGAAGGAAAGACGGGAACAGTAACACATATTAGTGAACTGACAAAACAGATGGAAGAAGTAGTTAAAGCAGAAGAGTTAGCAAAAGAAGAAGAAAATAATTCTGAAAATTCTGCTTGAAAAATTTTCTTGAGTGTGTATATTAATTATGTTGTCGCACAAGTGTGTGATGACTAATAAAATTTTGTTTTGTGTGAAAACACATTTACAATGTTTACAATTTTTTACTTTTTTACTTTTTTAACGAGGTTACATCATGGCAAGTTACGAGTTTGAAGATATTGACATGGGACAGATTGGCTTAGAAGCCTCTGCCATCGCAAAAGAAAATAATGTGATGGACAACTATGTCAAAATGCCCGAAAAAGACGGGTATGTTTTATTAAGGTTTTTGCCCCCTCAAAAAGGCAAGTCTCTTTTCTGCTCAACAAGAATCCACACATTAGGAACTTATCCTAATTCCAAAACCTATCATTGCCTTCGCAGCAGAGTAAACATTCCTTCAAGAGGTTTGCAATGGATTAATCCAAGCAATAATCATGATTTGGATTGTCCTGTTTGCCAAGAGTACAGCAGACTTTGGAAGATCAGTAATAACCTTCATGGCGAAGAGAAAATTCGCATGGAGTCTCAGGCTAGAAGCATTAAGCCTGTAGAAAGGTATTACTGGAATGTGATTGTCCGACAACAGGTCAATACCAAGACTGGTACTGTCGAAAAGAATGTCGGCCCTAAGATTCTCAGCTGCGGTAAGACTCTTCAGGCCATTATTCTTGAATCGATTAATGGTAGTGAGCTTACTGGTCGTAAAAAGCTGGGCAATGTCACTCATCCAGTAACTGGAAGAGATTTCAGATTGGTCAAGAAGATTACGAAGGGTACTTCCGGCATGGAATACCCCAAGTATGACCAATCATCTTTTGAAGATCCAAGTCCTTTGGGAACAGATGAGCAAATCAAGATTTGGCTTGAAAATATGCATGATCTTGATTCGTTGAGAGCATTGCTGCCAGTTACTGAAGTGAAGAAAGCCGTTAAGGTTTTCTTTAGTGGTGGTCAGTCAGAATCAACTTCTGATTGGGAAGAAAAGAAAACTTCCGCACCAACTCAAAAGGCAGCAGCTGTCAAAGAAGAGGTTGTGAAAGTACAGCCCAAAAAGGTTTTGACCGAAGAAGATGATGTTATCGACGATGACTTCCAAAAAGCTTTGGAAGGAATAGCAGACGGTTAATCCAATCAATTGAGACACCCTATGCATTAATGTATGGGGTGTCTCTTCGTGTTCATTTTTAAGTTATAAATTTGGGTTGCAAGCAAATCAAAAGAGGTGTTTTATGGCTCGTCAAAAGAAAGAAACTGATGATGATATTTTTTCAACCTTAGCCAATGAAACAGGCGGTGAGGTTGTTGGAGAGGGTGAAAAAGAAAGCAAGTATTTTATTGATACAGGAAATTTAGCTATTAATTATTGTTGTTCAGGAAGATTCATAAATGGTGGCGTTCCGGGTGGAAGGCTGACTGAGATTTATGGGCCTAGTGCTTCTTCTAAATCTTTACTGGGAACAAACTTGCTGTTTGGATGCCAAAAGCTTGGTGGTGTTCCAATTCTTATTGATAGTGAAAATGCTATTAATAAAGATTTTATTAAAAAAGCAAGCCATGCCGATTTGAACAAGATCGTCAGATACACACCTGAAACTTTGGAGAAATGTTTTCATGTGATGTATAGGGCAATCGAGCATATTCGTTCAAATAAAAAGTATGCTGATAAGCCTATTGTTATTGTTTATGATTCTATCTCTGTCAGTCCTTGCTCCAGAGAGTTCAGGGAAGTTGATCTTCCTGAAGGATATACCAAAGAACAGTTTAAAAAAATCGTGGGTGCCAATGAGCAACCTGGAGAAAGAGCCAAGATCTGTTCTAAAGAGCTTCGTAAATTAAATACAGTAATGGAAGAAAATAATGTTTCTGTTGTTATTATGAACCAAATTAGGGAAAAAATTGGAATTATGTATGGGTGCTTTCATTATTCAAGCAGGGTAATGTTGGCAGATGGTAGTACCATGAAAATTGGCAAAATTGTCAATCAAAAGATTCCAGTTGAAGTATTATCTTATAATACCAAAACTGGTGTTGTAGAACCCAAGAAAGTTATTGCTTGGCACAATAACGGTAATTTGCAAGAAGGACAGAAATTTTTGCAATTTACTGCTACAAAGCCTTGGGGAAATGGTGTATCACAATTTGGAGCAACACCTAACCACATGATGTTTGTGTGGGAGGATGATAAAATTATTGAAAAACCAGCCGGTGAAATTAAAATCGGTGATACTCTGGCACAAGTTCAGCCTAAGTATTTGACTCAAGAACAAGAACAAGTTGTTATTGGTTCAATTTTGGGAGATGGCAGTCTAAGGACTGGCAAAAAGAACTATTCTGCAACCCAATTAAGAATCAATCATGGGTTAAAACAAGCAGAATATTGTCTATGGAAGGAATCTATTTTGTCGCCTTGGGTTGGTTATTCTTACTCTGAAGAGCGCAGAGTTGGATTTGATACAATCCCAATGCCTGAATTGAACAAATTCGGTTTTAGAAAATCAAAATATAAATGGGGTCAGGAAAACAGAGATTGTGTGATCCCACAAATTGCATTTGAAAAGATTGGATTGCTTGCTCTTGCAATTTGGTATTTGGATGATGGCACTTATGGTGGAAATTATGCAAAATGGGGCAAGGGCAAGGCTCGTTTGTGTTGTGTAAAATTCAAAAACATGAAAAACATGCTTCCTATTTTTGAAAAGAAATTTGGTTTGAAAGCTAAAATTGACAAGAAAGGTTTTATATTTGATGCTGAGAATACTTATAAATTGCATAGCATGATTGCTCAATTTGTGCCAGATTCTATGCAATATAAGATTCATCCAGATTTTCATGGTAAATTCAATTATGAAATTCAAGAAGTGGATGAAGATTCTGTGCTTTATGATGTAGCAAAATCAATGGTTCTTGCTATTCATGAGAAGCCAGCAACTAAATCTAAGGTTAAATTTGATCTTGCAATCGAGGATAATCACACTTATGTAGTTGATGGTGCAATTGTTCATAATTCTCCAGAAACAACCGCAGGCGGTGGAAATGCACTTCCATTCTATGCGTCTCTTCGCTTCCGAACACAAACCCAAAAGAAGATTGAACAGAAGGTTCCGGGTTTGGCTAAGAAGAAAAGCATCGGCATCAACATAAAGATTAGCAACAAGAAAAACAGGAATGTGAGACCATTTATTGAGATAGAAAACATTCCTTTGTTTTTTGAAAAAGGCATGAATCCTCTGGGAGGATTGCTGGGTGCTTTGCTTGATGCTGAAAGAATAATTGCCTCTGGTGCTGGCAACTTTAAAGTCAAGCCAGAATACGCATCAACAGAAGAAGAATATAAATTTAAGTCTTCTATTGAAAGAAATGATGTTCCAATTCAGGTATTGATTGATTGTCCTAAATTGATTGATGCCAATACAAAAGAAGAAGTTCTTGCATATTTGGAACCATTTATGAGTGCCATAGATGCAACGGAATCACCAGATGTAGAAGCTTTTGATGCTGGTGATTCTGATGATGAAATTGATGAAATGCTTGGTTAATGTTTGACAAAGCAAGCAGGCATGGTTTAAACTATGCCTGCTTGCTGAATGTATACTCAAATCATGGAGGATGTATGCAATACGAACAAGTGATTGATGATTGCTTTGAGACTGTTTTGGGCAAGAAGATCGAGCAAGATCAAAAGTCCATACCTTTAAAAGATATTGGTATGGATAGTTTAGATTTTATTGATGTTGTTTATGAAATAGAAAATAGATTAGATACGAGCAGAAGAATAGAAATAAAAGAAAATCCAGAAATCACATATTCTGAGTTTGTTGATTTGGTTTTGGCAGATGTGAATGCTCAGAAATTGGCTTATTGATTTTTAAAAATGGAGGAGGGGAGATATTAAAATCCCTCCTCCATTTCATATAATCCATTTTTTACTTTTATTATGTTTATTCCACGATTTACTAATTCTTGTCTTACTTGGCTGAAATGATTGCTTAGTGCGCTGGTTGAAATATTTTCTTGAATAAATTGTTTTTGGATTTCCTTGAATGAGATCTTTTTATTTTTTATAAGTGTTTCTTTTATTATTGTTCTAATTTCGCTTGCTTTCATCAATATATTTCCACGATTATTGTTCTTTTTTAGAATGTTTCTGTTTATTATTTTATATTCCCTTGCACCAGCATATGATTGGTCACAAAAAACTTCGGGAAGTTTTTCTATTGATATTATGTTGTTTTGGTCTGTTTTGGCGTAATGTGCTTTAATATCAAATTCTTTTATGAATTCGATTAATTGTTTCAGGTACTTTTTCGATAAAAAAATATTTTTATCATTATTGCATTGAAGCATTAAACATAATTTATCTGCCATAAAAGCCCCTTAAATATTCTACTATAATGATATTAACAAGGCAAATTGAGTTCTAATTATGCATAGTTTATTTGATAGGTGTAATAGAAGATTTGGTGTGGAGCTTGAGTACAATGCTCTTGATAATAATTCAAGATCTAAAGATAAAAACAATCTTCCCGTTGGTATTTTTTCATATTCAAATTCGATTGCTAAAAAAATTGGCAAAAGCGTTGATGTTAATGGTTGGCAATATACAAACAATAACAATGCATGGGTTGTAAAACCAGATTCTAGTTGTGGGTTGGAAGTATGTAGTCCACCGATGGTTGCCAGCGAGGCTATTCATCAATTAAAAGATGTTGTTGATGGTTTAAATGATAGTAAATTTGCCAGATCTGATGGTCGTTGCAGCTTTCATGTTCATGTTGAAATTGAGGATTTGTCTGAAAATCAAGTTTGGAATCTTTTTTTAAATTGGGTTAGAAATGAATTGTTTTTTTATTTGTTAACTAACAATGACAGGTGGTTGAATCATTATTGTCAGCCAATAGGTTTTTCGGCAATTTTTGATAAACATGAGGCTTTAACTTATTCGAATATGTTGAGAAGGCTGAGTGAATATAAGTATTATGCAATTAATTTGTATCATTATAAGAAAAAAAGAAAAAAAACTATGGAATTTAGGATTATGGGTAACAATGCTTGTATAAATTCTATTGATGCTGTAAACTGGTGTAAAATTTTAATTTGCTTTGTTGAAAGAGCAAAGGACATTAGTATGGAAAAATGGATTAAATCAATGTCATATGCTAATTTTCCTGAAACAATTAGCTTCATGGATTTTGATGGTTTTTTCAATGATAAAAACATTTGTGGATGGATTGCTGAAAAATTGAAATTAGCACAGAAAGCAGATGGACTTGGGGTGAAAAATCCTGTTTGGGAAAAAATAATAGAGTTTTCAAAAGATGATATAGATCATTCAATCAATATTTTGGAAGTTCAAAAATGATTAAAGTAAAATCTTTTAAAGACGGTGTGAGATTGTTGAAGATATTTGGAAGGGTATTGCGTCCTTTTACATATCCTAGAGTTTCGCCTGAAGTAGAAGTAAAAATAACTCCCTATAAGACATGGGAGTTTCAAATTGATGGTTATGATGTTTGTATTAGTTATACAGAGTTTGAGATAGACGAAAACATAGCCAGCAATGTTCAAATATTTTCAAAACATTTGATATCATTGCCTTTTCATGTTGTCTTTAAGATAGGGTCGGCATTTTTAGGTTTAGAAAAAATAGTATACTTCAATTTCTTTAAAGATGGTCGTCAAGTTTGTTGTTGGACATGTCTTATGGACATGAACGGGAACAAACTTTCATACAATAAAGAAATAAGAACAGAAAAATATCTAAACTACGAATTTGCCTGTTTGTTTGAATGATCAAACTACATTTAGCTGTCTTATTTGATTCCCCTCGCAGTCTATAAAGCTGTCATCTAAAACAATTGCTTTCTTTTCATCATCAAACCGAATTCCAATATTGTAGCTGTCTAAACAGGTAGCCCTGTTTTCTTGGGCAGCTATAACCCAACAATAGTCCTCAGTTTTTTTAATATTTCCTTCTTTGTCCTCCGCTGTAATTCCTATTTCTAATGTAACATTATCTGGTAATTTTAGCTGAATAGTCCCATATTTCATAAGGTGACTGATTAGCATTGATTGTATTTTATTTGTTTTCATAGGAGTATCCTTTTTAATAAAAGGTTGCATAGTATTTATAACAGTTGAGTCAGATAATTTGAACATCTTTTATATTATGAATATAATAAATTGTGTCAAAAATGACACTATTATGTTTCAGCTTTGTGTCTCTTTATGACACTAATTTTTACTTGGAGTATGTGATGAAGGGTGCCAAGAAGAAAGTTGATGTTATTTTTAAAAATTTTTGTAATTCTTTGACTGATAGTGAATTGCAAGATATCACTAGTAGGTTGTATTGGAGATATCAGGATGATTTATATGATGTTTTTTTGAACCTTGAGCAGATGACATTCGATGAAGATTCTGAAGATTTTAATGTGAACAAGATTTTGTCAACATCTAGGACGAGTGAAGATTTCCACAGGAGCCTTGATTTACTTTCCAAGTGTTGTGTAAAGGAATACGAGAAGAGAGGTGGTAAGCTGGAGCAATTAGCATGATTGGATATTTTTTATTTTAAGGGGGTGATTCCAATTTCATCCAATCATCGCAAGCCGGATTTTTATCCGGCTTGTTTTTTTTGTTTTTTTGATACAATACAATTATGATCAATCACATAACTGACGCACAAGAATTAATCCCAACTTCAGAATTTAAATGGGCCAAATTTCCTTTTGAAAAATTCAATCCAGTTCAATCTTCTCTTTATTCTTTTGTTGACAAGAATTGCAATGGTCTTGTGGCAGCATCAACAAGTGCTGGCAAAACTGTTGTATCAGAAATGTTTGGTAGCTTTGCAATAAGACAATTGAAGAAGAAATTTATTTTCTTGTGCCCTCTGAGAGCCTTGGCAAACGAAAAGTACCAAGATTGGACAGCAGAAAAACATCATTTTTCTGATCTGAAAATAAGCATCCTTACAGGTGATTACAAGGGCGATCTCGAACAACTTAACTTTGATGATTCTGATGTTATTATTATGACATCAGAAATGTTGAATCATAAATTGAGGGTTTCTTCGAAAAATAAAAAATGGATCGATGAGTGTGGTGTTATTGTTGTTGATGAATCTCACTTGCTTACTGTCGAAGGCAGAGGAGATCACCTTGAATCTGCGTTGATGAATATAACCAAAATCAATCCAGCCACAAGAATAATATTGTTGTCAGCAACCATGCCAAATGTTGATGATATAGCGAAATGGATGGGTTACATTTTAAACGGAAAAGAAACTTTCATACTTAGAAGTACTTACAGGCCATGTAAATTAAACATTCATTCTTGTGTTTATGACGATGAATCAGCAATTAGGGCACCTTATCTGGAATTAATTGATGAGGGTTGCAAAGTTATACAAAGATTTATAAATGATAAATTTTTAGTTTTTGTTCATACTAAAAAAATGGGCGAATTGGTCATACAAGAATTGATGAGGCGTGGAATAAAATCAGAATTTCATAATGCCAATCTGGATAAAACACAAAGAGCTAATTTGGAGAACGCATTTAAGAATGATAAAAATATGCGTGTTATTGTTGCAACAAGTACTTTGGCGTGGGGTGTTAATCTCCCGGCAAGAAGAGTTGTAATTATGGGTATTTCAAGAGGCAATGAGATAGTTGCTTCTTATGACATCCTACAGATGGTTGGCCGTGCAGGAAGGCCAGCTTTTGATCCCGAAGGTGATGCTTATGTTTTCTTTCCAAACAGCAAAAGAAGGGAGTTGCAAAAGATCGTTTTGACACCGCAAGAAATACATTCAAGAATGTTGGATTTGTCTAATGCTGGCGATTATGAAAAACTTGCGTTCCATATTCTTTATGAAGTTTATTCTGGAACAATAAAGACAATACAAGATGCTGAAGTTTGGTTCTCAAGAACTTTGGCTTTTTTCCAAAACAAGAAATTGAAAAAAGACATTCTAGAAATAACATTTGAGAAACTGTGCAATACAGGAATACTTTTGAAAGATGATGTTACCGGGGATTTTGTTTTGACCGGCTTGGGTAAAGTTTCTGTTTTTTTCTATGCAGAGCCACTTCAAATAGCCAGCTGGGCAAGAAACTTTTCTGTTCTTTTTAAAAAACCAACCATAGATGATGTAGAAGTATGTTTGGCATTATCCAACACATCAAAAAATCTTATTGGTTCTTTGAACAAAGATGACAAATATGCCATGTCTTCCTTTTTGAAAAAAGTTAAGAGTGTTGCGAAAAAAGATTATCCAGAAAACATATTGAAGACAGCTTATCTTTACAACAAGGTTTTGTATGGTCAATATGATGCGAAATATGCGTCAATAATGAAGAATATGCAACAAGATTTTCCAAGGATTGTTGCTGTTTTACATGCCATAGATTCAATGTCAAAGAAGTGGAACAAGAAAGATTTTTTTAGACTTCTGGGAAAAAGGATGCAGCATGGTGTTCCGGCAAGACTGGTTGAAATTATTGACATTAAAGGTGTTGGGAAAATAAAAGCAGAGAAGCTTTATGAAAATGGCTTTACTGATAAAAATAAAATTATGGAAAATATAAATGAAGCAGCCCGTATTGCTGGAATACGGGCCGAAACATTGTTGAATAATTTGAAGTCTTGATTACTTCCAGCCAAACCAACCAAGAACTCGCTTCAGCAAACTCTTCTTTTCTGGTTGTGGCTCTGGATTATTCTCTGGCATTTCAAGTCTTACATCTGGCAATTCTGGATATGTTTCTTTCGTGACAGTTGGTTCTGCAACAACTTCTGAACTATCAACATTCGTTTCTTTGACACATGTGTTTGTATCAAATGGTTTGTTTTGTGTTTCAACAAATGTTGTGGTTGCATCATTTACAGTAACAGGCAAGCCATTTACAGTATTGACAGGAACTTTTTCTAAAACGCATAAGCCATTGTTGTTTTCGAAAAATTCACAAATTTTCCATTCGTTGTTTTCATTGAGGAATTCAGTTACGGCTGGCATTAATCCTTTTCTTTCTACCAATAAATTAAAATAATTTTTTGTTTCTTCTGAAGAACTTTCAGGCAAAACAACTTCTCCTTCGTTTTGATTTCCATATGTTACAACATCGTGTAAAATTATGTACTTTCTTGCTTTTGTAGCATGTAGATATAGTTCTAATTTTAATTGTTTGTAACTATGAAGAGTATCAATAAACAACAGATCACATTCTGGAATGTTTGTTGTTGTGATGACATTCTCTTGGAAGAATTCGAAGCTAGTGCCCGATTCTGAAACAGATTCATTTAAATCTTCTTCAGATGCTCCGTGACTCCTGTAATGTACTGTGTCGAATGACAACAATTTCTTTGGTCTTGCTGAAAGAAATGCATAGGTGCTGCACAACCAGCGAACACCAAGTTCGACAACAACATCACATCTTTCTGCATATTTTTTAAGTGTCAAAAGATGTTCCGAGATATCTCCCGGTGTGTTTATTTTGTTTTCAAAAATCTCATCTAACTTAGACATTCAATCTCCTTTAATCTCTTGGTAGATAATCATAAAAATTATATCTTAATTTCGGTTCCAGATTTATTACGCCTGTACGAACATGGCCTTGTCCAATTTGCATCTGTACTATGTCTGTAGCTGAATCAGAAACATTTGTGTTTGAGGCTCCCCATCCACTACCATGATATGATTGTGCGCCACCCCAAACATAACAATAAACATAATCTTTTGTATCATTTATATCTTGTGTGTAATTTCCAACTGCTTGCCTAAACCTATCCATTATTGAAATATCGACACTACATTGGTCTATTTCTGGATACCCACCAACTTGGTTAAAAAGTTCCCTTGTGAAAACATGTGTGCTGTGGAAAATATTTTGTGATTTTATAAAACTTTTTTCTGCTTGTTCAAAGAAAGCATGATGAGTATGGAATATTCCATTACGCATGTTTGCAATGCTGTAAGAAAGTCTATTTGGAAGAAAAATATCATCGTCTTCCCAACAGGCAAGTATATCATACTTGCACAATTTGATATTTTCGTTGAATTTTCTGCCTAGAGGCTTTATTCTTTCGGGATGATTTATAATCCTTACTTCGGGATGATCAAAAACCAACTCTTGTTGATTGAAATCATTTAGTATAACAAGCTCTTTGGGACCATCATAATCTTGATTCAAAAAACATTGAATAGAACTTTCCAGAAGCCTTGTAGGTCTTCCATAAGTGCTGCAATAACAAGAAACAGCTGGTTTTTCTGTATTTTTTAATACTGAAAATTTTTCTTCTGGTTTTATAAAAACAGGAGCGGGTATAAATCCAGTTGTTGGCAAGTTTGACATTTAAATATTTCCTATTAAGTCTTTTTTTTATTATAGTTTTGACGCTATAATATTTTCAAAGAAAATGTGTGCATAGTCACACCAACATATAGGAGAAACAAATGTCTAAATATAAATTAACTATTGGTTGGGCTTGTCATGATGATATCGAAGGTGCCTTTTGGACAGCATCTTGTCTCAGAATGTATCATACAGGAAATTCAAGAGAAAAGCCAGAAATTCAATTGTTAATGTGTGATGACCTTCCAAAGAAAACAGAATCTTTGGAACAACTTTGTGGTCTTTCTGGATCAAAGTATGTTCATTGTCCAAAAGAAAAAGGTCCAGCACACGCCAAAAATAGCGTTTTTGAAAATGCAGATGGTGAATATGTTCTTTTGCTTGATAGCCATGTTATTTTGCAACCTGGTGCAATTGATTATATTATGAATGGAATTAATGGTAATTTTATTGGCAAGGATATGTGGTGTGGCCCGTTGCTCAATGAAAACAAAGATGTCATTGCTACTCATATGGAACCAAAGTGGCGTGGAGATTTCTACGGCATTTGGGATACACGCAGGCCACTACCAGCAGTTTCAGAAATTCCCATGCATGGAACCGCAATGTTCTTGATGAAAAAAGAATATTGGCCTGGATTTAGTCCTAATTTCTCAGGCTTTGCTGGTGAGGAAGGATATGTCCATGAGCTTGTTAGGAGAAATGGTGGAAAGGTGATGCTTCATTCTGCTTTGGGATGGATTCATCGCTTCCTAAGAAGCAAGCCAATCACCTACAGGCTTGATATTATTGACAAGATTTATAATTATCTAGTTGCTTATTATGAAACTGGCAAGAATCCAAACACAGTTTGTAACTGGTTCAAGAGAAATCAGCCAGAAAACTTTGTAGAAAGAGCCAAAGTTAGATTTTTGGAAGTTCATCCAGATGGCTTTGAAAAATACAAGCATCTAACTGATGAGCCTGTTTGGTCTAATTAATCATTTTTAGGCGCATCCAATAGGGGGTGCGCCTTTTTAATTTGGAGAAAACATGACTGATAAACTCGAAAAAATAGAAGATTTTGTTTATGAAAATATTATAAAATTCACTCGTTATACAGATCATTTGCCCCATATGGCAGAATTTTTTAAATTCTATGTTCCAAACAATTTGTTGGAATGGGGACTAGGTTATTCGACTAAGTTTTTCGCTGATAAATGCAGCAAAGTCGTAAGCGTTGAGGCTTTGTCTAATTTCATGCAGCCAAGTTATTACGATTTTTTCAAGAATATTTTGCAAGTATTGCCTAATTGGAATTCTGTTCTTTGGGTGGTTTCTGACACAATATCAGAAGCGGTAAAATATCAGATTGTTGAAAAGAAAGATCCAGAAAAAGTAGATGCTTCTTATCTTTCTGAATTACAGAGTTATGCACAAGCATTATATTCTTCAGAAAATCCTGATGTTGTTTTCGTAGATTCGGCAATTTTTATAAACGGAGATTTGGCCAATACAGCATTGGCTAACAACATTCCTTTTGTAATCATTCATGATTCAAATGAAGTCAGCATGTGCAGTTACGATAAGATCGTAGTTCCAGCAAATTATAAAACTGTTGAAATAAAGAGTGGTGTTGGAACAACATTCTTTATCAGAAATGATTTCGAAGATATTTTCAATAAAATGAAAGTGTATTCTGAAAACTTAGCTTAAAAGTTCAATACACCAAGCTGAAGATGCAAACCGGGAGGAATTAGGAAGATTTTCTCCCGGTGTTATTCTACTTGTCAAAAATCCGCTGGCTGGACCAACTCCATCATATGGAGCAATAGCATACAATGAAACATATTGTCCACTATTCAAAGTAAATATACCAGCACCTGTGTTGCACATAGTTTGTGTTGTGTCATTGTTGAATCTATTTTTGCACATAGACTTAGAACTACCAGCGATCATTCCTGAATTAACATTATCGTTTATTGCAACATAACAAGTTCTTTCAGCAGCTACAGCTGAAGGCAAAGTTGCAGTAGTTGGTGACCCATATCCAAAACGCATATTCCAACATGTTTTAAAAGACAAGGGTTTTTCGGCAACATTTATTAATCTGTTATTTACAGAATCAAAAGACAATCCTGTTCCAAATGTTCCACCATCGGAAATGTTCAGATTTTGAATTTTTGTTGGAATACCCGTAGCTTGAGTGAAATTAGTTAAATCCATCTTTAAGTAAGATTTTCTTGGTGGTAAATTGCTTGCTCTCCATTTGTTATTTGTATAAGTAAATTCAATAGAAGTATTTGGATGCAAGACTATATTTGGAAGATTTGCAGGAATTAGTATTCCACCAGTACTGCCATCGTCAGATAGAGAAAATGAACTTGTTGATTTGTTTGTTACAAGTAAATTTTGACCTTCTATTCCAGATCCAAAACTTGCAATATTTGCTTGGTTTAAACCGCTTGCTATAACAACAGAATCATAAGATCCCCAGCTAACTGTCCCAGATGCTGTTGTTATGTTGGCAAATTGTATGTTTTCTACTTTTGGCACATATTGTGTAATAGTTCTTTCGTTATAGTTAACCAGAGTTCCAGATGCATTTACGCTAATTTGTCCATTGCCACTTGTTCCAGTAGATTGCATCAAAACAAAATCAGAGGCCAAGCCAGAACTATTATTTGATGGTCTAATCAACAGGTCGTTTGCCAAATAAGAATCTTGACTGTTTACTGATGTTTTTACAATATTTTCAATAGATGCTTTTTCATTGCCATTTCCCACATCTATTGCAATAAAACCACTACTTATTGGTGAAGCTTGAGTATTGTTGTTAATTGTGTAGATGTCAACAGTTTTATATGATAAATTGCCTGTTCCATCTGTTGTTATAATTTGATTATTTACTGTAGGAAGTTGTGCTGGCAAATATAAATTATATGATGAGTTTAAATTGTCAATTTTTAAACCTGTTTTTATATTGCTGTTGTTTTGAGATTCTAGTGTTATTGAATCATTTAGGTTGATTCTGTTTAATTTTAAAACAGATGTTTGTGTTGGTTGGCTTTGATTTGCTGCTTGTATTCCGGGTGGTGATACAGGCGTTAAATTTTCTACAAATGCTGTTAATGGAGGTGTTAATGTACCAGAGAGTGTCCTAAATCTAATATCAAAAAGACTTCCGCTGGAAAAAGCTATACTGCCAGATAATATTTGACCACCTTGCTTTGAAGTATAAAAACTTCCATTTATAAACACTTGCAAATAATTGTATGTTGGCTTTGATGTAAGATCTGATTGAAAGTTAAGTGTACCATCAGTTGTTGCTCTATAAATACCTCCTGCTATATCTGAAGAGCCAATAGTATTCGTTAAAGATATGTTTATTCTTTGTCCTTTATTTGGTGAAGAATTGGTATCGTTTCTTAAAATAAAAGTTGATAATGTTTCGTAAGGAAAACCAAGATATTCTGTCCATGTATTCCCAGAATTTAATGGATAAGAAATATTTGTATAAAAAGATTCATTTATAAATCCACTATTGTTTCCAACAATTGATAATTTTTGTTTATTGACACCAATATTTGGTTGAACATTTATTTTGTAATCACACACCTCCCATTTTGTAACAGAAGTGCGCCATACGCATAACGCAATATCAGACGATGGAATTGTGTGTGGTATGGAAGAATTAAAGTTTGTAGTGGATAATGATATGTTGAAAGAACTTTCGTTTTTAATGAAAACAAATGTTCCATCTGCAATGCTATTTCCTTGATCTGTTAATATATTTGTTATTGTGAGATCTTGGTTTGTATTTATAATTATAAAATTATTTTTATTTGCAACTAATGTTTGTGGTGATGATGTATAATTTCTAAAATCAAGGTTTACTTTCATTTGATTTTGAAACCTTGCATAATTCTCAGTACTTGTAAATACATTTGTAAAATCAAATGTGGTGGCATCAAAATAAGCAACTTCATTGTTATTTTGATCAATAATACTTATTTTTTTGTTGGTTGATAATTTTAAATTTAAATTCTTGCCTATAGTTCCAGATACTCCACCTTGTGCTGCAATGGTTGTGTCTTGTGGAGAATCAGAATTTATTGGTATTAAATTATTTTTAACAAAATTCCAAACATCAGATTTATTAGGAAATCCAGAAGTTGGCTTTTGAATTAAAACTAAATCTTGATTTGATGGTATGTTTTGCGGTAGTTCTGTTATCTTTGGCATGGATTTCCTTTATTTTAGCAATTCCGCATACATTTGTGTTACGCCACGATTGGAAGATGATTCCACAGGGAATGTTCCTGTGAATTGCGATACATTTAGTACAAACGAATTTCCAGATTGTAGAGTGTAAATTGTTTCTGCTGATAATGAAAGTCCATTGTTGCCAGTTTGTGGTATTGAAACCATGCTAGCAGCAACCATTGTTGAACCAAGGCCATTTAGGTTTAATGCTGCTGTTCTATAGTTTAGATCTCCACCAATACCAAATGATACTGTATAACCAAGCTTGTATGTCAAAGGCTTGCCAGCAACATTTTGGAATCCTCTTCCACCCGAAAGTAATTCAAGACCAGTTCCAAGTAAAGTGCTTCCGCTGGCTAGAATCAAATTGTTTATATCAGCAGAATTTGATGATGTTGTAAATCCTGATGCCAATATTATTCTTGCATTAGGTGTATAATTATAATCACCTATTAAATTCCACTTATTGCTAATATATTGAAATTTATTCACAGAGTTTGGTGCTAAAATAATGCTTGGTGCGCTGTCTGGAACTGAAATGCCACCAACAAGAACACTTGCATCTTCAACACATTCAAAATAATTGGCAGAAGAGTTTCTTACTGTTAATATTTGACCTTCAAATGCTGATGCACTTCCCGAACTTGTAAAAGATGAAATCTTTAAATTAGGCAACCCAGAAGCGATGGTAATTAATGGATATGTTGACCATAAGTTACCAGATGAAACCTGTGTTATTGTCTGATTGTTTTCTACAGTAGGAACATAATTTGTTATGGTTTTATCATTTATTTTTTGAATTAAATTTCCACTTATTTGTGTAGAAATATTCAAGTTTCCATAAGCAGATGTTCCTGTTGCAAGTTGTAGTATCAAATCAGATCCTACATTTCCACTTGTAACATTAGAAGGCTTTATTGTTAAATCGTTTTTGACATTCGTATTTGATTGAATTAAGCCGACTTTAACAACATCACTAACAAGTGCTTTTTCATTATTTGTACTTGAAGCGTAAGCCAAATAACCACTTGCTACAACACCAGATGCTGTTGGCGAGTTTATTATCTGATAAATGCCAGCAGCATTAGCCCATGATAGTTTTCCACTTGTGCTTCCAACTAGTGCAAATCCACTTTGTGATGCAAAAGATTCTGGTAATGTTAGTGTGTAATTCCCAGAAGATCCTGTTTGTGATGCTTGTATTGTTACTTGACTTGTGTTTTGAACAAAATTTAAGCTTGGAACATATCCAGCATTTGCATTTAATGTCAAATAACTTGCTGAAATCGAAACATCTTCCGTGGATAAATTTTTTGTTAATCCTCCTTGACCGCTATTCCAAAGGATTCCTTCGTATACACCATTGTTTTCTAGATAAAAATTGTTTGAATAACGAAGGTTGTTGTTTAAATCGTTGCCGATAATAGGTGCAACATTACCAGATGTCAAAGGTAATATTTGTTGTTCTGGAGCAAAAAGACCCCAACCACCAGAAGATTGTGTATAAACAAGATGGATTGCGCTTCCTTCTTGTAATTGATAGTCACTTCCTATGACCAATTTATTTGTTGGATTTGCTGATGAATTATCTTTAAGTGTAACATTGAAATTGCTATTATTCTTGATGGTCAGGAATGTTCCGTTTAAAACAGATGCTTCTTGTGCTGTGCTTATTCCAAGTAAATTAAAATCCTGACTTGGTTGCAAATAAATTATATTGTTATCTCCAACATATACCTCGCTGGAGGAACCTACGGGGGATACTTCTGTTGCATTTAGAGCTATTTGATTTTGGAAATCTGCAACTGTGCTGTTCATGGAGAACTGACCCGGTGCTACAAAGCCAGATCCTGTGAAGCTAAACACAGTACTATTTGCTTGATTTCGAATGTTTACTGCTGAATTATTTGAAAATTTAAGATTTATGTTGCCACCAGCTGCACCACTTGTTGTGCTTTGTTGGGCAGCAATAGTTATGTCTACAGGTGTTGAAGAATTTGGTGGAACAAGTCCTTGTCTAACCAAGTTCCAAGCTTGGGTTTGATAAGCAGTTCCTGTGCTATCTGCAAAAATTACGGCATCGGTATTCGCTGGTGTTCCCGATGCTAATTGTGCTATTGTTACTTGTTGTACTGCCATATCTCTCCTAAAATAACCTTTAAATTATTTATTATGTTGATAAAAATTGTCCAAACTGTAATACCAACACTCTGTTTTCTCCAAGGTCAAGTGCTTGGACAGGTATTGTGGGATCATTTAATGTTGTTATCTTGCTTGTTGATCCTGTTACTAATTTTATCAATGCATTTGGTATTTGTTCTGCGCTTGCAAAATTGTTTTTCCATATAATCTGAAACAACAAATATTCGTTATTCATAGCTATTGGCGTTTGAATTGGCCATGCTATTGAACAAACAACATTTGTGTTTGAAGGAAGATTTACATTATTTATGGTCAAGTAGTCTGACAATGATGTAAAAGTTGAAAAATCAGCAGTTTTCCAGACTTTGCATATTGGACTGCCATTTGCCGTTTCTGTTCCTGTGTTTATAAATGTTAAATCAATGCTTCCATTTCCTGGAGCTATGTAATTTCCGCTTACTTTTTCACTAATGAGGGAATCAAAACCATTTGGTATGCCATTTGGTTGGATAGGGGAAAAATTATAATATTGCTGGATTCTACCAGCTGACAATAAGGAATACCATTCAGGTGGTATTGATCCAGGTTGCCATCCACTAGGTGTAATCTCTGTTGTTGGGGCATAACCTTCAGATTGTAGAAGAATATTAGCCATTTGTTTCGCCCTCAACATTTAGTATAAAAATAGGATCTCCTTGCAAATTCAAAGCTTGAATGTATCTCCAAATCCCATTGAAATTACCTGTTTGATTTGTATAAACAAGTATTTCTTGCCTGTCTTTTAAGGGATTTTTTATACCCAAAGTATTTATTGAATTTACAGAAAGATTTAAATTTGATATGTCAAATTCATACATTCCATCATTTGTTTTTTTGCCTGTTGAACCAATCCATTCTATTCCGTTTGTTGAAAAACTCATTTGCATAAGATTATTTTGATTTTTTATAAAATCTAATTTTATTTTTATAGATTTTATTTTTATGTTTTCTGTTGTTTCAAACTGCATATAGAAAACATCTAAAACTTCATAGTTTGAATATTCTTTGTTTTCATTTTGCAATGATGCAAAAATAGAATTGTAAAAATTAATACCATTGAAAGATAGTGAAGGTATTGGATATGTAGAAAGAGTTCCTGAGAAAGATCCAGCTGGAGTGCTAGGGTCTAATAGAGTATTTCCAACTATTTCAAATCTATCTCCAAGTTGCATTGGTGTTGATGATGTTAAGTTTGATCCTGGGGCTATTGAATTTCCGTAGCTTTCTCCATTTTTAAATAGAGAAATATAGTTGTTTCCAGAAGCATTGTTGAATATGTTGAAATAAAGCGTTCCACTATTCGACAGGCCTAATTCTAAGTTGCATGAATTACCAGAAAGTGCTTGGTTTGATATTTGAATGGTTTGTGCATTTTGTTGTGTATAATTCCAATTTGAATTCGCTAAAACTGATATGGCTGGCCTAGGAGTTGTTGTAGTTGTTGTGCTTGTAGTACTTGTAGTTGTAGTTGTGCTACCTTGAAGGTAAACATTTATTGTAAACAACCCTTTTCCTATGGAGAAATTATTATATTGATCAAATGTCCATATGCCACTTGGATTTGCTGATGCGTTATAGCACCAAGAGAATGTTGGTACTACTGGGAAGAATATTCTTGTTGATCTTATGTTGATGTAATTTACTCCACTCATTGGTTTTCTTGGCACAAATGTTACTTCTTCTGATAAAGGTATTGTTGCTGTAAAAGGAGTTCCTGCTGTAACATTGCCAACGCTGTTTATCTCATAATCATTCCAATCACTTTCACTAGGATTTTGAACAAAAGATAATCCTATTGACAAGTATGTTGTTGGAGTAATATTTGATGTTGCAACTAAAGCCAAAGTAAGCGATGCATATCCCAAACTAACTGTATTATCTGGTGCTGTGAATTGAATTTGAAATGGTGTTGAAGTACCATTAGGTGGAAGAGCAACACTTCCAGTCACACTTGCACTTATGTTTGATAAAACAGTTGTTTCTGGTGGAGGCAATGTCGTTGTTGTTGGTAAAAATACTGTGTTGAAAGTTCCGTTTATTTCGCCTGCACTAATGGCACTATTTGCTTGTACATAACATTCTACTGATATTAAGTCATTATAAGATACATTTAGTTGTCCAAATGCGAAGGAAGTACTACCAGGAAAATTTCTTATAGTATTATTGTTAAGTTTTAAATTAATTCCATTATACACTTGTATATTTGAATTTATTGTGTAATATAAAGTTGAACTTTCTTCAACAGTAAAAGACATTGTTCCATATACTGGGACTCCTAGTGGACCAAGTTGAGTATTACTCCAGTATAAATTTGAACAGACAGATGATGAGTAATTTATTCTTTCTGCACTTACAACATTTATGCATGGAGCTTCTGTGGTTGTTGTCGATGTTGTTGATGTTGTGGTTGTGGTCGATGGATTAACACATTCGACATTCACATTTTGTGTTCCATTCCATATAGTAAAAGTTTCTATTATTCCACGACAAGCTATGGTATTAGCTGCTGCCAATCCGGTAGAGCTTGGTGCTGAATTTGTGCCAGAAAGACCGCTTCCTCTGTCTAATCTTAGTTCTAATATATTGTTGCTACTTGTTTGCGCTAAACCGATCAGTAAAGAATCTATAGTAGATTGATTTATAGAACATCCTACTAAAGCAATTGTTTGAAACAGGTTGAATTGACCGAATGTCATACTGGTTACTGTTGGACTGTTGTACAAGCTTAAAGTTATTAAATTTGGAAATTGTTGTAGATTTAAAGATGAAATACTGCAATTTATTAAAAATAATTCTTGTAGATTTGGTAGCGTGAAATTAAAGCTTGATATTGATGAAGAAGTAATATAAAAGGTTTGAAGAGAAGGATTTGCTGAAATAACATTTAAAATATTTAAATTGTTGGAACACTCAAAATATGTCATTTCTCCAATTATTGAAACAACTATGTTTTGGTATGATTGTTCATATGTGTGAATAAAAGTAAAATAATTAAAATAACCAAAACAATTGGTAACTACTCCATCTCCCCAATCTATTTGACCTACATATCCATTAAGAACAATTCTAGCTACTTGGTTTAAAGACGGACTGATAGTAAATGAAAGTAATTCTAATGTTGGTTGTGGACCATCCGCAGTAACATTCCAGCCATATTGATTTACAAGCTTATACCATGCTTTTTGCCCATCCGTGTTTGGTATTGCAGTTGGATTTTGGCCTTCTAACCTTAATGTTCCATTTCTTATATTGTATGCAGACGCATAGTTGTAAACTTGAGTTAATATATTGCTTGTTTGAAAGACATCAAGACTATTGTTTCTTAAATCCATATTGGTAGAATATTCAGGAATATAAAGCCATCTTTGAACATTTTGTCCATTTACATCAACGCCTGTGAAATAATGATCCCAAGGATATACTGTTACATTGTAAAAGTCTTTTGTATTATATGTGTGACTTATACTATCATTTAAAAATCCTTCTGTATATGTTCCGTCACCCCAATCTATTTTTCTTGCTGTGCCATTTAAATTTATTGTCTTAGTATCTCCAGCACCACTAGATTCTAGTGTAAACACATTGTATCCAGCTTTTCTTGTTTGTGGATTTGTGTTGTTTCTTAATTCTTGCAACTGATTTATTGTTAAGGCACTACCATAAATGTGAGATCCGGCAGCATATCCTGTAAAGAAGTTTTTTACTATAGAAGAACTATCAAAGGATGCAAGCATACCTATAAATTGTGAGTCTACTTCTGTAAAATCAGTTAATGTTGTTGAGTATGCCTCTAGTGTAACTACATTTGATCCAGCAACACCATTGTCACGATAACATCTTACTTTATAGCCTTGTGAATCGTCTGGGTTGATAACTACTGCATAAAAATACCAATTGTTTAGTGAGAAATTATCATTTGAAAATATTGTTGATTGACTGGTTACAGGACTTCCCTTGAAAAATCTTGTAAATGTTCCAGCTTGCCCAGCAGCAGATTGACCTATTTCGCCAAATGAATCACCAAACGAATTGGCAGACGACAAAGATAAAAATCTGTTATTGTTGTTTGTTACGGTTGGTTTTGCCCAAATTATCAATGTTGTTTGCTTATATGGTTGATGATTTACTGTTCCATCTGATAAAAGATAATCATCACCAGATGACAATATTGTTGGAAGATTTCCCGATGTCAAAGAAACACTTGGCATCAATGAAGAAACTGACTGTTTTATATCTTTGTTTCTCAATCCGAAGTCAGACCAAGACGATACAGCAGTTCCATTACTTAATTCCAATAAACCATATGGATCGTACCAATCCAACAATGTCCCTGCCGTATATGGTTTTTCATTAGGAGAAGAACCAAAATAAAGTTCTCTTTCTGAAGAACTAAATCCGTCACTTACTTTTACGGTAACACTTGTATAAACAAGTTCTTCTGTAGGAATTCCAGAAACTACACCAGTATTTGGATCTAGTGATAATCCAGCTGGTAAATTTCCTTTTGTTATTTCCCAAGTAAAAGGCATCTAATTCTCCTGAATATATTGTTTATACTAATCTTTCGATTATAACACTTGTATTTCCGTTTAATAATGTAGACTTTAAAAGAACATTTGCGCCAGCGTTTTGCCAGCATTGAATGTTCATTGTGCTTCCACTAGAAAGAGTGAAAACTTCAGAGACATTGTTTGCACTAAAATTTGTTCCTGCTGCTGCAAAAGATTGACATCTTCTTATTGTCCCGCCACTATTTATGGACACCCAAGCTACTCTGCTTCCTGAAGAATTTATATCCCAAAGTAAATTCATTGTAGTTCTTATCAAAACATCTCCACCAGTATTATTTGTAAATGTACCGCTGGTAGCATTTACAGTTAATCCAGTTGTATCTGTTCCTTGAAGGAAGTAGTTTTGTAAAACTGTATTGGTTGCATTTGGAACGCTAAGGTCAGAACCTTGTTTGTAGTAAATTCCAATTTTGGGAAATTGAAAGTCCAAATTTACAACTGAATTTCCAGAACTCAATGAACTTATGTAAAGACTTTTACCAGAACTGCCAGATGCAACATTAGGTAAAACCCATGTTTGATCACTAGACAAAGAACTTGAAGTTGTTAAATTGATTGAATTTGCAGTTCCAGAAGCATAAATGTTTGCTGAATTGGTGTTTATATCCAATGCATTCAAACTCTGACCAACAACATTTAATCCACTTGCATTAGATACCAAAGAGCCAGAGCCAATAATCAAAGTTGGATTAACATTTTGATTGTATTGTAAATTTGTTGTTTGAGATAAACCTTTTCTGGTGTCGGCTGTTGATCCAATCAAAACAGAAAGGTTTCCACTTGCTATGCTGTTGCTAGGCGTTATTGCTGCTGCAACTTGTGCAATTGTTGCTTTTTGGGTCGGATAACCAGAGGTTGCAACAGCAAAAAAATCACTAGAAGCAATGCCTGATGTAGTATTTAAATTTTCTATTTTTCTATCATTAGCCATTTAAATCTCCCTTTAATATTTATATATTCATTTATTTTTAATTTGAATAGCAATCCGTTTTGCTGACAGTTGTTTTTGCTATTAGTGGGTTTTTTACTATTATACTTTTCATTTTTGATCTGCTTGATTATTAGGCGATTCTTGTGACCTGAAAGAATGTTTTTTGACCAACTATTGCTGTAGTAACAGTTTTGTTTGAACCACTATTCTGCCACACTCTAGGTTGAATAGAAGCACCTTGCGCCAAGGTTACAATTTGGCATGAACAGTTCGACGAATAATCTGTTGTAGCAGCCACCCAAGTGGATGCAAATCGTTCTGAGCTTACTGGATTAACAAAGTAAGCTACTCTAGCACCTGATGAATTTAAATCACTCCAATAGAATCCGTATTCAATTTTGAGTGTTACGGTCCCGCCACTATTATTCAATAAAGTACCGCCTGTAAGGGAAACGCCGGTTATGCCTTCTACAACATTCGTCCAGTTGGAGAGGGGCTGGTCACTAGTGGTACTTACCGTGAAATTGCTTGCCAAAGTGTAATAGTTATACTGTAGTGCTGGATAAACAAATCCTAATTGTCCTGTACCAGTATTTGTGCAAGCAAGGAATCCTCTGCCTGTGCTTGTTGCCTGTGCGGGAGGCAGAATCATGGGGTAGCTACTGGTTGGGTTTGCTGATAACTGAATTTGAGAAGTATTCCCAGTATTCGTAAAATAAACACCAGCAGATGCGCCTCCATTTAATCCATCAACATAGTACTGGGGAAAAACAGTATAAGGTATGTTTGTAGGATTAGAACGATTGAAATTTATTGAACCTTTTGCAGTACCACTTTGATCCAAAAATCCAAGGCTTAGAGTTCCTCCTGGAGAAGAACTATCTGTTAGCTTAAGGAAGTTTGACTGATTATAGGAGTTATTCGATACACCAGCAACTACATAACCAACAGAATTAAGAGGTGGAATAGTTGTTGTTGTAGTAGTTGTTGTTGTTGTCGATGTCGATGTCGATGTTGTGCTTGTTGTTGAAGTCGTTGTTGGCGTAAAAGATGAAAGTAAGCTATAAACAGTTACTTTTTGAGCATCTGGATTAGATGGATTCAATATAACAATTAAATCTGTTGGATTAATGGTGCTGGCTGTTGTTAATTGGTCTATTGTTTTTGCATCTGCCATTTTAATATCTCCTGTGCTATTTTAAATATCTATTAATTAAAACCAGTTATTTCAAATTAATTTCTAAGGTGTTGCAGTAGTTGTTGTACTTGTAGTTGTTGAAATATTTGAATATGCTGTAAGTCTATAAATACCAGTCCCTACTATTCCAACATAACCAGTATCTTGCCAAATACTCGTAGAACTACCAGAATTCGATATGTTAAATGATGCTGCTGGTTGCCCCGAAACATACTTAAAATACAAGGTATTTGTATTTTGAGATATTGTAAATCCACTAACATCAAAGTAAATATCTCTGTCAATACTTGGCAACCAAGGTTGTAATATTTGACCTTGAATTGTTGTCCAAGGGCCAGTAGAACTTGTGCTTACATCCAAAGAATATGTAGTAATTTCTGCAACTGTATCGTTTTGTAAACTTAATATCAATACTTGCAGAGGATTTGTGCTAAACTGCAAGCCAAGAGTGTCAAAGCTTACGCCATAAACTTGAGAAGGATTGTTTATCGGTGCTTCAGCATCATTTGTCAAAAGTGAACTGTCAAGTACTGTTCTAATTGGTGGAGTTGTTGTAGTAGTACTAGTTGGTGCTTCTGTTGTAGTAGTACTTGTTGTTGTAGTAGTACTTGTTGTTGTAGTAGTACTTGTTGTTGTAGTAGTACTTGTTGTTGTAGTGGTACTAGTTGTTGTTATATTTACATTATACCACAACAAAGGTCCAGAACTTACATATTCAAGAATTCCATTTGAAGTATACAACAAAGAGTTTGGTAGTGGAGTTGTAGTAGGTGGAGGAAGAGTTGTTGGAATATAGTTGTTTACACTTATTGAAAATATTCCATTTCCTGTTGAAACATTGTAGTATTGATTGAAAATCCAACTTCCTGTTGGAAGTATGAAGCTATTATAACACCAGTTTAGTTGTGGGATAACATTAATTGTATCACTTGTTGTTTTAAACCAAATATAATTAGTTCCAGATGAAGGATACAAGCTGCTTATATCAAAGTTTGCAACAAAAACATCTCCAGAATTTATATTTTCACCAATATAAGCATTAGCAAGTATGAAGTTCTCAGTAGAATTTCCTGGATTTTGAACATTACTTACCTGTATTGATATTGTAGTTCCAGCATTTATATTGCTATTTGCTGTTAGTTTCAATGTCAAATACTTATAATATCCATAATAATTTGGTATAAACGCAGGAGGAACATTAAATTCGATTCCGAAAGCTGGAGAGCCAGACATTTGTGGAAGTGGATTTGTTCCATTAGATGTTGAATCTATATTTGATAAATTCGTTGTGGTTGTTATTTCATCCCATAAGATATAGGAATTGAAATCCCAAGTTAGATTACTTTCGGTATCCCACAAAATGGCATGATCAGATTGAGGTCTTGGTGTTGTTGTCACAACACCACCGTCTATAAGAACTGTCCATCCATTGTTGACCAGATTTTGTGCTGCTGTTAGGCCTTCGGCTGTTGGAATAGAATTCCCTGTCAAATTAACATAACCGCTAAATTCTGGACTTACAGCTATTGCTTGCAAGGCACTAGTCACAGAATTTGAATTCATATTATTGTTTCTTAAATCAACATAAGAAGTTTGTAATGCGTGATCCAAATCGGCAAATTGAATAGCTGAATTTGTTAAAACAATCCTTGATACAGGTGTTCCAGAAATATAATCTTCAACTGTCAAGTATGTTATGTTTCTACAATCTATTTCAATATCAGAAGTGTTTGCAGAAATTGAAAGATCATAGAGGCCATCGTTCTTATATTCATATGTTATTGCGAATTCAGATGATGGATTGCGAATAATTGTACCATCGCCAAAGTTAATATAATTTATTGTTGCTATATCAGAAACTTTTATGGAAATAAATCTGGTTCCCGGTCCAGCTGTCGATGATGTTGTGCTTGATGTGGTTGTGACGCTTTGAATTAAAACAGCAGCTGTTATATTTGCTTGAAGCGGTGCTGGAGTTGTTGAGGTTGTAACAGGTGGTACTCCACTTCTTTGAATTGCATATGTATACAAAACACCCTTATAGGCAGAAGGTGGTCCTTGTTGTGGTATTTCAACATTGGTATTGAATATTGGTGATTCTACGCTTGAATAAACTGTATTTCTTATTGTTAATGTCTGAGATGGTTCCTCTGTGGTAGTAGTTGATGTGGTGGTAGTGGTGGTTGGAATAGCATCTAAAGTTATAGTCCAGCCTTTTTGAACTAAATCATTGTAAAGGTAATAATCTTCTTCCTTCAATCTTGTGCTTGAATTGCTAGTAGTTAATACAAGCGTTCCGTTTGTTATATTTCTTGTAATTGCATTGTACCAAACTTGATACAAACAATCTTTTAGAACTGCATTTGTAAATGTAGATGGATCACAGTTTTGTAGTTTTATAATTTGATTGGGGTTTTGTAAATTTCTAAGATTTATAGGATAACCATTTCTTCCTAATGGTTGATTGTTTATTTCTAAGTTTGTGCAACTAGCTGGCACAGATCCTATTCCAATTAATGGGTTTGGTGCAGACGAAGGATAATTATTTGGATATAAAATTTGAGTTATTGCATTGCTTGTAGCGGTATATGCATTTGTTACTGGAAAACCAAAACATAAAAAAGCATATGTGTTTAACTGATTCCCTGCTGCTAATGACCATCCAGATTCTGGACCATAAAAATCATATGGAGCAGTAGAGACATAACCATATTTAAATCTATAATTTATATTGCAAACTGGATCTGGGTACAATACCAAATTGTAATTTTGTGGGTATGGTGTTGTAGTTGTGGAAGGTTCTGGACTAAAACCAAATCTGAATCTTGCAGCAGTAATGTTTCTTTGGATTTCTTCAAATGCAAGTGCTTTATTATAAAACATTACTGCGTAGATGTTGCCACCAAAGAAATTAGCTAGAACATCAGATGTGTAATTGGCACCAACCAGTAGATTTAAATTTGGCGAATTAGTTACAACAGAACCAGAATTTATTTCATTTCCAGATTTATCATTTATGAATACTTTTAAAAATGTTCCATCATAAACCATAGTTATTAGATATTTTGTATTTGGTGTTAGATTTGAAACACCAGATGTCTCATATGGTGACACATCTCTTTTTCCAAAAACAGTATTCGATGAATTAACATATAGTTCATAATCTCCAAGAACATTGTTGTTTTGTCTTGAAATTATAGATTTATAATTAGCAGTAGAATTTATGTCGCAATATATCGATAAAGAAAAAGGCGCAGTTCCATTCTTATAAAATGCAGAATTATTTCCAAGATTGAAATATTGATTTGTTCCATTAAGTGTGAAGCTTTTGTTTACAGCACTAAATGTTGGACTATTTATTACTGTTGCATCTCTTTGATTTCCGCTTATGTCATACCAGACACTTCCAAAGCCCGGATAAGAATCTGCATCGCTTGCATCAAGCAATAGTTCGCAGCCAGATAATACAAAGCTTGGAATTGGTGTTGTTGTTGTCGTTGTTGCATATCCATCTATTACCCAAGCAACTGTGAAAAACAAGTATTCATTGTTTAATGTTATGGAAGATGTGTTCCATGTAACTTTAGATGTTGAGATTGTAGACAAAGTGAAATCTGATGTATTTCCATTTAGTGTCGTTGCTGTTAATTCTGTTGCATTAGTTCCATCTGGATTGGATGATTTGAATATCCTTGTGGCAATATGACCAGAACCTTTTCTTCTTGTGCTTTGCAAGCTTATTGATAAGTTCCAAGAACCAGCTGAAAATGTTCCGTTTAAAGCTCGGTCTGTTCTGTATGCATTTCCAATGCTACTGTTTGGTGGCAATGGTTTTAGAGAAGAATCAAAGGAAGAAGAAGTGTCAACTGCTTCCATGTTTGCACTAATACCAGTACTTCCAGATGCTGGAGGTAAAAATTGTGTTTCTGTTGCGCCCAAAGTTTGCAAATAACCTGAAATGTTGATTGGGCAGAAATTAACATTTCCACCATCACAAGATATGTCAGAATTTAAATAGAACACATTTGTTTCTGGCTGTGGTGTTGTTGATGTTGTTGTTGTTGTTTGATTGTAGATTGTTGTTAAGTAGTTTAAATTTTGTGATATTTCGGAAGGAGATAATGCTCTGTTGTATACTATTGTTGAGTATATGTTTGCATTTAAGAAATTTGTAGTAATATTAGAGGAAAGATTTGCTCCAATTAAAAATGGTGTTGCTGCTAAAGCTGTTAATTGATCATTTATTGCATTTCCAGATGTGTTGTTCAAATATATTCTCATCGCTGTTCCATCATATGTTAGCGTTATGAGATAAATAGTTTGTGAGGTTACTGTTGTTGGCGATACGCCTACACTAATGCTATTTCTACTAGATCTTACAAAATTATCTTGATCTTTTATAAAAAGCAGTTTGCCAGCTATTCCAGTATTCCAGCTAGAAAATAAAGTTTGATACCCAGATATATCGTTGAAGTTCAAATAAACTTGTATAGTGTATGGGGCTGATCCCGTAACATTAAATTGTGAAGCAGTTCCCAAATCAAAATATTGATTTATTCCATTTAATATAAAACATTTGTTTATACTATCATAAGTCGCAGAATTTACAATTCTGGCCTGTATGTTTGAAATACTATCTACCCAATATATTCCACCTGAATAATCTTTTGCATTGAATAATGCTTGTAGATTTGTTGTAACCAAAGAAGGTGCTGGAGTTGTTGTGGTTGGATATGCATTTATGAATTTTGAATAAATTGAAACATAACATTGTTTGATTTCATCTGTAGATAAATTTCTATTATATGCTGAAACATAACTTATTCTTGATGATAAAAATCCTGAAATTATGCTGTTCTGCTTGTATGCACCTATTAATAGGTCTTGTAAGTCTGGCAATATTGTGTCAGAATAAACTTTTTCACTAGCTGGTATTCCATCGATATAGATTTGTAATCTTTTGTTTACTCCATCATAAACAATACCAAAAAGATGCTTTTCTGTAAAATCTATTTTTGATGTTGTAGCTGGTATTTGGTATGCGTCATTTCTAATTCCAAACAACTTACCAGAGTAGTCCAAATTTAATGCATATTCATAACCAACGCCTTCGTTTAGCATTGTTATGATACCGCTATCCAATCCTGTTTCATTTACTTTGCCATAAACCAGCAATGTAAATGACTGATTTCCAGAAAAGTTATACAAGGATGAGTTTGTTAACTTAATGTATTGTGTGCTTCCATCAAGCAAGAAAGATTTTGAGGTTGTGTCAAATGATGGACTGTTTACAAGCAATGCAAGTTGTCTGCTTCCTGAAACATCTTTCCAATAAGCTCCATAACCTGGATAACTTGCAGAATTACTTGCATCAAGTTCTAGTATTTTCCCATTGTTTACAACAGGAGGTGACGAAATATTTGATGTAGAAATCGAATACAAGGCATATCCAGTACCACCCGGAACTGTATATGATACTGAATTATCTGTCCAAATATATGATGCATTTCCTGTGCTTGATAGTTTCCATGAAATGTCTGTGTTTGATTGATATGTTGTATTGTTTCTTACAATAATTGATTTTTGTATTCCATCTGTTGGCACTATATTCAGAGAAGAAATATCAAATATTATGTCTTTTACTTCTCCATTCTTCCATGTTGCTTCTGGATAGCCTATTAATGTTGAATATGATGCGCCATTATTTGTGCTAAAGTCCAACCCAACACCATACAAATTACGATTGGAATTATTCTGGAGTGTTAATACCAGATTGGATATTGCACCTGTGGAGCTTGTTGAGGTAAATGTTATTGTTTTTGGAGTGTCCAATTGTATGTATCCTATTTGTCCTGTATTACTATATTTAGTATTGTTTAATGTTAAAATTTTGGTCGTATTTATTGGTTGTCCAGCTGTTAAGTTATAAATAAAACTTATGTTTGTTCCTGGGATTGTTGGTTGCAAATCTGTGAATATTAATGTGGCTTTTCCTGATCCGTTTGAATAATCAACAGCAGTATTCAAATCAGTAGATGCTGGATAAAAATAAATGTTATTTGTTGCTTGTTGTAATACTACAAGGTTGCTCAAATCAAATTCAACAAGAACAGAAGTTCCAGAGAGCCATGTTGACTGAGGAATTCCAGTTACAAGTATGTAATTTGTATTATCTGTGCTAAAATACATATTTGTTGAATTCTTTACAGAAGACATATTGTTTCTGAGAAGTATTTTTAGCTTGTTTAAATTGGTTCCATAATATGAGAATGGAACTGAATATGTTATTGTGTATTTGTTGGAAGTTGCTGTTAGAGGCAATGTTCCATTTGATGTGGCTTGTGTGCTATTCAAAACCAAAGATGGGTATGGTGTTGTTGTTGCATTTGAAAAAGATAGTGCTGGAGGTGCATCATTGGTTGCTTGAGCTACTGGTTGTATCATAGATGCATCAGCAACTATTTTAGTTAGCATGTAGCCTTCATTGTATTTGCTTTGATCCCAATATTGTGTGGTTCCAGAAGCTTCATTATTAAACATAACATAAGGTATGCAAGACCCTGTATATGTATTAATTGGCGCACGGACATAAATTGGATTTGTTGCATTTCTTGGTATTACATAAGAAGTTGAAATGTCAAAAGTTACAGCTTTTATGTCGCTTGGTCCATTCCAAATACCAGAATATGTGGTTCCTTCAACTGGTATCCAGTTTACATTGTCAAAACTGAACTCAAGAACAATATTTCCAGATGGATTGCATGTTCCATTAACAAACATATTAAGTGTAATTTGCATGTCCACATCACCAGATGAGTAGTCGTTAGGATTAATTCTCAATTCAACAGCAGTTCCATCTGGATTCAAAGGATATGCGTTGGCATTTCCTTGAGTTTTCCATAGATTGTCTAGAACAATATAGTTTCCGGGGGGAAGTGTAGTTGTTGTAGTAGTTGTTGTTGTGGTTGTAGTTGGTTCTTTTGGTCTATCAAAATCGGTGCTGTTTGCACTTAATTGATAAATTCCCTTGTATCCAGATGGAGTTAATACCTGACCAGCTTCACCCCAAACCAAACTTGCATCAATTCCTATGTTTGTGGTCACCCAATAAAGTGTTCTTGTCTCATTGTAATATTTGAAATAAATAGTCCCATTTGGTGAACTGTAAGACAATGAAGATAAATCAAAAGTTACTTTTTGAACACCAAATAGCTCCTGACCATTTTCTGTTCTGCCAGTAATTGGAGTATAATTTATTCCATTCGTTGAAAACTGTAATGTAACATTTGTGTAATATCCATCTGGCCAATTATATGGATTAGAATTTGGTTGATTTATGTACAATGACAATGTTCTTAAAGAACCTACAACACATCCATAATTGCTGTATTGTATTCCATAAGCACTTGTTTGTGCAGAAGAAATTTCCGCATTTGTGTTATTTGTAGCAACACCATCTGCTATAACAATACTATTATCTAAAACATATTGTGCATATGGTACTGGTGTTGTAGTTGTGGATGTGGTTGTAGTTGTGGTTGGCAAAATATTGAAGTTTTGTGTGACAACTTTCCATGATTGAACTATGTCTGACTGAGACAAGGCTCTTCTATAGAAGGCAGCTTGGTAAATCTTTCCATTTAGGTTTTCTACCAAAGAACTTCCTTGATATCTTGCACCTATAACAGGAGTAAATGATCCTGAATAACTATTTGTATCAGATCTTGCCTGAGATCCAACTGGATAATCATTCACATAAAGCTGCATGAATGTTCCATCATACACAAATGTTGCAAGATATGGTGTGTTTAAAGAAATGGCTGGTGTATTTGTTAGTAACCAAGGATATGCTGTATCTCTATTTCCTTTAATTTGTCTTGAACTGTCTATCCATATGCGGAATTGACCCGCTGGGCTTGAATTGATATTTTCATTTGTAAATATCGTAAATGATTGACCAGAAGCAGGATAGGAATTTAAAGAGAACAATACTTGTGCTGTGTATGGTTGTCTTGCACCTATAATGAAGTTCTGAGATGGGAAAACAAAAGATTGATTTGTTCCATTTAGATTGAAACACTTTTCTGAAACAAAATATTGTGGTGAATTTTGCAATGTTACAGAAGTGTTTGTTCCATCGTTTGGCGCAAGATTGTACCATGTGTTTCCAGAACCTGAGTAACTAACAATATTGCTTGCATCTAATAACCAAACAGTAGGAGTTGATGAATTATCGGAATAGTATGGATATGTGTAAATGTTTGCATAGCTTGTTTCTATTATGTAAGAAAGCTTTCCACTACTATTAACTGTGCCAACATCTGTCCACAAGTATGAACTTCCAAGTGTTGGATCAGCTTGTGAAATTGCTATTAGCTGAGTTGTGTTGGAATATCTGAAATATATTGTTGTGTTTTCGTAACCATTAGGAATTATTCCTAGCTTTCTTATGTCGAAAGAAACATAAGCATAAGATAAATATGTCCAAAGTGTGGTTGGTAGTCCTAAAAATGGCAGATAGTTTACGCCATCTGTACTCATTTCTATCGTTACTGAATAGAATGTTTCATTTGGAGTTATGTTTCTTAAAAGAAGGATTATATTACTAATCGGACCATTTGCTGTTCCATTGGCATTAAATATAACGCCTTTCCCATCAATACTTGTTGGAGTAAAATTAGGATTTGGTCTTAATACCTGTATTGGATTTTGTGGTATGTAAGGGTATGTAGATACTAATTTGTATATTGCTGATAATGTATTTGGTAAATTAAATGTCCCAGAGTCTAGCCAAATATTTGTTGCTGCATTTGCAACTGTAGTATAGTTCAAAGCAAACAAAGGTTGGCCAGAAACTGGTTTGAAGTAAATGTTATCAACAACCAGTTCTTTTCCTGACGCTCTTATAAAACTTAAATCAAATCTTACAAAAGCAGTTGTGTTATCATCCCAGAATGTTGTTGGAATTCCTGAAACTCTTGTGAATGGACCTTCAATAGAATTTCCAATATCAAGCTGCAATTCTTGAATAGCAGTTCCAGATTCGTTTGTAAGTAATATTTCAATGTAGTTTAATGGTGTGTTGTACCAAGTATAATTTGTTATATAAGATATTCCAAATACATAATTTTCATTGGATATCGTTGTTGATCCTGCATTTGCATAATTTGAGCTATTCAAAACGATTAGGCTTGGAATAGGTGTTGTTGTAGTAGAAGTTGTTGTGGTTGATGTGGTGGTCGTTGTTGATGTTGTTGTTGCTCTTGGTTGTACCGTGGCTGCATCATTTTCCAGCTTCATAACCCATTGACGATCCCAACTATTATTTTTCTGTGTCCACCATATATTTCCTACTGAGTAAACATTAACTAGAAGGTATCTATTGGTATTTTCAAGTGATTGTTTGAAATAAATAACAAAATCTTGATATACAGTTGGTTGGAAATTTGGTGTAAAATACCATGAGCCAGTATATACATCTTCATCAGCCCACCACGCTGGGTATCCACTACTTTCTATATATGTGAAATTAACATTGTCTGTACTAAAATTAAGTTTAATTTGTCCTGCAAATTGTCCAATATATGCTGTAATCCATGCTTTAAAAGATATCCTTACACGCATGTTCGCAGAAGAATAAATGCCAGGGTTTAATTTAATATCAAGTAGGTAAGGGTAAGAAGGATATGCATCAGTATTAAATGTTGGAATGTTACTTCCGTTTCCGGGCTGGGCTGCAAGTGAATCATATGTAACTACAGTTCCTGTAGGAGCAAATGTTGTGCTTGTTGTTGTTGTTGGGGCTGGAGTTGTAGTAGTTGTTGTTGGTCTTGTAAATGTTGTGCTTTGTGCCACAAGCTGGTAAATTGGTGTAGAAGGTAGATTTAAATATCCTGTTTCTGCCCATGAAGCTTGTGCTGAGTACTGGAATAATGTCGATGTACAATTTAAATAGACAGTTCTGCTTCCTGTTGGGCCATCGGCCCATTTCATGTAAATGCTTCTCTGACCAACAGGAACTTTTATTCCACTAAGATTAAATGTTACTGTGGCAGTAGTTGATATCCAAGGACCGGGAGAGGTATTTGCAAGACCATAAATTGTTTGATAGGTTACGCCTCCATCAAATGAAAATTGAAGATATGTCCCGTAAGGATCAGATCCAGAAGGAAGTGTTCCTGCATACATGATAAATTGGATAAAATTAAAATATCCAACAGTACAACCACTATTATCATAATCAATTGAAAAAACAGTTGTGCTTCCTGGTGTTATTGCATATTGATTTGTTAGTGGTGCATTTTTGCCAAAATTCGTTAATACAGCAATAGATGGAGCTATTGTAGTTGATGTTGTTGAAGATGTTGTTGTGGTTGATGTTGTGGGTGCCACAGGAGCAGAATCTGTATTTACTGTCCAGTTGAATGGTGAAGACACAAGAATTTGCTTATCTACAATTCCTTGTCCTGTTGGATAAGACAATGGATTTTGGTTTTGTAAATTTATAATTCCAAAAGTTATGTTGTTGGTTTGCTCGTTTATGACAGCTTGTGCCAATATTGAATTAATGGATACTATGCTTAAGCTATTATAAGATGCCAGTATGTATTTTATACTTGAACAATCTTCAAAATAAATATCGCCAAGCATGTTGTATGTTACATCAACAGCGACAAGGTTTTGTAAACCAGAAAAATTAAGAGTGCTGGAAATGTTGATTTCTCTTGCACCCAAATAGGTCAGATCGGTTGCTCCAGTACAATCTATTGGAATATAAGAAGTTAGTTTTGTTCCACTAAAATCTATGTAAATCATTCTGTTAAATACAAATCCATTCAATGTGATTAAGTTTGTATTGTAAGAACAATTTATACTTGTAAGAAGAGTATTCGCAGCGATGTCAAGATTTAACAAATTGTTTTCAGCTATTTGAAGAGATGTCAATGATGTGTTTGCTGACAAATCTATATTTTGAATTTGATTGACATTAATGGATAAATCTTGAAGATTAGTACATTCTTCCAAGTTTATATTTTCAATTAAATTGTTGTTTAGGTTTAAACTTGTTACTGTTGAAGGAAGTCCTTCTATTTCAAACAGATTAAAATTGTTAATTATAATTGATTCTAATGTTGAATCATATCCTAAATCTGTAAGAGAAGAACCGGGATAGAATTTTGTTACATAAGGCCCAGTACCAATAAAAGCTAAATCGTTGAGTTGTCCTTCAAAAGAACCTTCAAAAACAAGAGGTATGCCAACTTGCTGTGTAAACCAACTAATAGAATTAGCAGCAAATATTGCTGAGTTGGAATTTTTTGAATGAGTAATAGTAATGACCCAGTCAGGATCATAATCAATAAGAACTCCCCATTCTAATCTGTATCCTAAATCTTGAATATATCCGAATGTGCTTGTATAGCCGTGCGTTTGATTGTTTGCTTGGCTTCTTAAATCTATAAATCCTTCATAAATAGAATTTGTTGTCGCCAAATTTCTTATTGTGGTTAAAACATTATCTATTTCTGTTCTGTTTAATGCGTTGTTTATTAAATAAACTTCGAATATGTTTACACAACCATCGAAAATAGCAGAAGTAAAGTTATTGTTTGAAATATCAACAACCTCAACAATTGTGTTTGTGGCATTGAATTCGCCAGAACAATTGTTTCCTTGTGCATAATAATTAACTAAATTAGCTTTGTTTATGGTTCTTAAATCATTTACCTGAATTCCAGTATTGTTTATGTTCAAGTTTATTATTGATGTGTTGTCAGCAAAGCCTGTTATCTTTGAAAAAGGACTGGTTCCAGATCCAGTTCCAGCCAAGCCCGATGCATTTTGAACATTCAACACAATCAATGAATTCAAGTTGGTTATGTTTACATTTGTTAATGCTGAACCTACAGCTGTGTCTGATGCAGAAAGCTCCAATGTTGTTAGGAATGTATGATTCAAAGCTTCTACATTGGTCAAATATCCCTTGTAATTTCTTAAAATCAAAATCTGCAAGCTTTCAATTGTCTTGTCCCATTTTGTTATGTAAGAATTATCTAATTGTATTGTCTGAACATAGTTTTGAAGATTGTTTATATCGCTTATTCCCACGCCGTTGTTTTCAACTGTTGCAAGGAATTCTGTCAATCTGTTTGTTGGATCATCTGGAACAACAGGATAATCAATATTAAATAGAACGACAGCATTGTTTATTGCCGAAGTATATGTGTGTGTTATTGTTTGATCCTTGAAAGGACCGGCAGATGTTGTGCCATCACCCCAGCGAATATTGCTGATCTTGCCTTGTATTGTAAATCCTTTTGTTTCGCCAGCAGCAACAGATTTCCATATGAAAAATGGCGCATATTCATCTGTTATGACAGACCAAGAATAATTTGATTTCAATATGTTTATTGTTGTCAATGTTCCTTGATCTGGTGGTGCCCATTCAAGTTGATTGTTAACACTTAATATGCCATTTCTTGTGCCATAAAGTTGAACACCATTGTATATTTTCACAACTATATTTGAAATTTCAGATGTATTCAAATTACAACCAACAAGGCTTAGATTTTGAAGTTTGAATACATTGGTAAGATTTATCGAAGATAAATTCGGATTATAATTGGCTACAACTGTTGTGAGGTTATTGACAACCAGACTGCTTGAATTTGAAATATCAAGGTTGCTAAGGTCGCAATAACTAGCAGAAATAGACAATAAGTTCGGATTGTTGTCTGCAAGTATTGTCGTTAAAGAATAATTTCTATCTAATATAAGTGTTCTTAAATAAGACAAATTACCAGTTGTTGTTCTAGCATCAAAGGTTGTGAAATTACATCCTGTTCCATTTAGTGTCAACAATGATGGATAGTTATATGTAACAAGACCAGACTGTGAGAAGCTTGGGTTGTAAGAAACATTTAAAGATGAAAGATTTACAAGGCCTGTTCCATCAAACAATGATATGCTGTTTGATGTTAAGTCTATTGTTGTCAATGCTGTACTACCAGACACATTTATGCTGGTAATTCCAACTGGTATTGGGGTTGTAGAACTTGTCGTTGAACTTGTGGTAGAGCTTGTAGAACTTGTTGATGTGCTTGTTGTAGATGTTGTAGTTGTTGGTTCTGGAGGTATCTGATATCTTGCAATACATGCCCTGTAATTCTGTCTAATTTGATCTATTGTTAAAGGTTGTCCATAAACTGCAACAGAATATATTTCGCCTTGGAAAAATCCAGACATTACTGAATTAACCAAATAAGAACCAACCAATGTGTTTCCTGCAAATGCAGTACTTGAAATATCTGTTATTGGTACGCCAGAATTATCATCGATGTATATTCTTGTTAGGTTGCCATCGTAAACCATAGTTACAAGAATTTGTTCATTGAATGGAATGCTATATGGACTTTGTGCAGTATAATCAGGATTTCTGTTGGCTTTTAAATCTTCAAATGTGTTCTTGTATAACAGGTAACTTCCACCAACATTTTCGTTCCATCTGCTTATTATTGCTTGATTTCCAATTCCTGTTTGTGTTACTTTTATGAAGGCTTGTATTGTGAATGGATTGTTTCCTGAAAACCCAATACTTGAATCATTTCCTAAATTTATATACTGATTAACACCATTGAGTATGAATCCTTTTTGAGTTGAATCATATGTTGGGCTGTTTACTAGTGTTCCCGTTAGAGAACCAACCGAGCTATTCCAAGTAGTACCAGAGCCAGAATATGTTGTTCCATCAAGTAGAATCCTACAGTTCGTTGTGAAAAATGGTGGTATTGTTGTTGAAGTTGAGCTTGTTGATGTTGTTGTGCTTGTTGTTGGTTGTGGAGTTGTCGTGGTTGTTGGAATTGTGTTTGCAATGTTTATTGTTGTCAAACTTGACATGTTGTTTGCAACAAAATCGCCTGAAATCTTTGCGTTTTGTCCATAAAATATTTGCAAGTTTGTGAAATATGTTAAATTGTTATAATTTAATTGTGTCCCAGATATATCAAGGAATGTAAGATTTGTAAGAGTTTGATAGTTTGTTATGTTATCAAGAAGAGTACATCCATTTAAGTTCAGAGTTAAAAGTTCTGTGTTTTGTGTAAGATCTAAGGATGTTATCAAATTACAATTGCTCAAATCCAATAATGTTATATTTGGAAGAATGCTTGTGTTTAGTGATGTTAGTGGATTAGTTCCAAGTTTTATTTTGTTTATGCTAGTTCCATAGAAAGAAACAGATGTGATATTGTTTTGTGACAAATCAAGTTCTTTTATTACTGAAGGAATTTTAGTTGTATTTACTCTGATTACATTTTGATTAGATATTGTTAAGCTTGTATTTGGCGCAACAATTGAAGAACAATTCAAATTAACAGTATATGTTCCAGCATTAATGTATGTGTGTGTAAAAGATGTTGTTATTCCATCAGTAAATGTTGTTGTTCCATCTCCCCAATTTATAGATGTCAACAAGCCTGTTGATGTTTGTATTGTTTTTGTTTGTCCTGCCGTTGCTACCCAATCAATACTAAATTGACCTTCATTTGGAGGACCGCCTGGGTTTGTCGAATCTCTTAGTATTTGAAGCTGTCCAATATTCAAGGCTTGAGAATAGACAAATTGTGAACCAACATAACCGTTAAAATATTTGGCACCTAAGTTTTGTGGAGAATATTTGCCGATCCAGTTTTTGACATTTGTGTAATTGGCTGATGTTTGGCTTATTACAGCAGATCCTACTTGGCTGACAATTCCACTTATGTCTTCATATAATACTGTTGAAGACCCAGTTCCATTTTGTCTTGTTATTGCAACAAATGACCATGTTCCATAAGCTGTGTTTATTGGTGTATTACTGGATATTGTTTGTGGATTTCCAGTTTGATAGTATGTTTCTGATATTGCTGTTTGTTTGTTTAGACCAATTCCATATGGTATTTCATTTATGCTTGAATAAGAACCAAAGAAACTTCTGTTAAGTGGTTGTGGCGTTGTAGATGAAGTGGAAGAAGTGGAAGAAGTGGAAGAAGTGGAAGAAGTGGAAGAAGTTGTAGATGTAGTTGAAGTAGTAGATGTGGTTGTTGAAACAGGTGGGGTAAATACCCAACCAGCAACAGTATATGCTTGTGATTGACTTATGCTTTGTGTTTGATTAAATGTGTAACCATCACTTGTGCCATTGAATGACAAAGCTGGATAATAATCTTGTTGATCGACAGTTAGCGCAGATGTTCCATATGGATTGCTTGGATTATAATAATCATAAGAATATGCGTAACCACCAAGACTTCCTTTGTTTTGAAGCTGCAAAACTTTATAGCCTGGGTAGCATCCAAACAAATAATTTTGGTCAAGCCATGTAGTTAATGTTCCTAATGTTGCAGGATTAAACGGTGCTGGTGTTGGTACTTTTGGATCATTTATGCCGGGATATGTTCTGTCTCTTAATTCTTGAAGTTGTGAAAGAGATAACATTCCTTGTGATTGTGTTTGAGATGCATAGAAGAAGCAAGAAGATATTTTTCCAGCCCACTTTAAGAAATTGAATCCACCTGAACCGTTTGAAATTAAACTACCACCGATACCAACCGAACAATTTGTTGGAGTTGAATCGACTACAAAAAGTGTATCAAATCTTCTCTGTTGTACTATTCCATTAATATCATAATAAATTGTTGGCAGTCTGTTTGAAAGATTTGAATCATCTAGTGTTATTGCTACAAAACACCATGTTCCTTGTGGGCCTACCGATGTTGAACCTTGGAAGAATGGCGCAACACTTGTTGAATTGGCATTATATTTTAAAAAACCCGGTCTTGCGTTATTTGTAGGCTGTAATCCTAATGAGCAGAAATTTGTCTTAGAACCATCTGTGTTTACATATCCGAATGCATTTCTGAAACTGGAAGAAGTTCCTTCTTCAGGAGAATCAATCCAAATCCATGCAGCATATGTTTTATATGTGAAATTTGTTACATTGTAAGATGCATTTGATACTAGGAAGCCTGTGTTATTGGCTGTAAAATCCAAATATGGTTTACCATCAGTTCTTTTTACTGGTGGAACATTCCCAGCATAAGAACTTGTGCTTAATGTTAAGTTTAGCCTGTTTTGTGTTTGTGTTCCGGGTGGCAAGGCAGTCGCCTTGTCGTTCCACACAGATACAGATGCACCATCTTGATACACCGAAAGATCGTTGGCATCATACCAGTTGACTAGATTGCCTAATGAGTTTGGATTGAATGGAGGTGGTGCTGGAGTCGTTGTTGGAACTGGTTCTACTGAATTTAATACATAAAAGTATGCTGGAACTGGTGTTGTAGATGTTGTTGTGGAAACTGGTTGTGTTGGATCTGAATTTTGAGCTAATGTCAAAAGTTGTGACTGGGATAATTCACTTCCATATATAAATGAAGATGAAATATAACCATCAAAAAAACCAACAACATCTTGGTTGCCATTATATGCAGCACCCATAGTGACTGCTTGTCTATAAACAAGTTCTGTCACATTTGAATTTGCTGCCAAAGTAAATGAATTGGGATTTTGTCCTATCAAATTCATTGTGCTTGTTAGTTTGTCATAAGCATAAATGCTTACATCATAATTCCCATTCAAATTTTTACTTATTACAGCTGACAAGAATTGCCAAGAGTTAGAAGCGGGTGTTGTTGAAACACTTGCTATTTGAATGTTTCCATTTGTCTTGTATCTGTCAAAAACCACAGAATTGTTTTCTTTTTGGAATGTTCCAAAGCTGTCCTGTAAGACTAAATCTTGATTGTTTAGGCCAAAAAGATTGGATGAACTTGTTGAAGAAGTATTATACCAGAATGCAACTGTACATTTTTGATATATTGTTTGATTGACTGTGTTTAAGCCAATCAAATTTTCCATATTTACAGATTCAAACTGTACTGCTTTTCCACCATTTGGAATTATGAATGCTGCTGGTCTTTGTGAAATGTTTGTTTGACCTAAATTTGTTGGTCTTAATCCTTTGTCAACCCACAAAGATACAGGATCGCCAGATGCCAACTTAGATAGGGAGGTATTGTCATACCAGTTTAATAAAAGACCTAAATTGTATGGATATACAGGTTGAGAAACACCTACAGATAATTCCCTAGTAAGAACTTGTCCTGTTTGCCTGTTTGTTGCCGTTACTGTAAAATAATAAAATCCAGTATCTGAAGAAGATGGTGTGCCAGTCAACAAGCCATTTGTTGGGTCTATATTTAGCCATGTTGGCTTGCCTACTGGAATGTTCCATGTGTAGTCAGTAACTGCCATTTCTTATCCCTCTGATGAAAGTTGATATGTGTACGATTGATTTACATAAGCAGCATCAGGTTGCTGTATTGGTAAATTTTGATTAGGTGTTAAATTATAAAAAGCGTAAGGAAAACTACCCGATGCACTTTCTATTAAATAAGTTGTTCCAGATTGGAATGTATTAAAAAAATTAAGAGCAGCACCAGATGTATATGTCTGCAATGAGTTTCCATTGTTTGATGCCTTCCAAGCTTTTATAACCTTTCCGTTAAAATTTTGTGGAATATTTGTTGTTGGGCCTTGGAATTGCAATATGTCTATTCGTGCATTTACCTGTTGTGCATCTAAAACAGGTAGATTTGTGTTGTATAAAGGAAAACCAGAAGAAGTTATATTGTTTGTGTTGATCGTAAATGTATAACCTAAGTAACCTGAAAAATTCTGGAAAAATGCGATTGTTGCTCCAGAGGCCCATATTCTTGATTGACCGTTAGAGGTAAACCATTGAATTCTTTCCAGTCTTCCAGACGCATATGTTGTGCCATCTTGTAATATCCCATATCCTGGACTTCCGCTCCATAAAAGCAGACCTCCACTTGCATACCATTGTACTAAGTTAAACTTTTTATTTGTTGATACTTCGCTCATGTTAGTATGTATAACCTTGCCCGTTAGTTTTAAATACTGTTGGCGGATAAGTTGTTCCGTTGTAGCCTATTACCAAGTAATTTCCTGTATAGGCTGCGTTTGCCTGCAATGCACCTATCGGAACACCATTTATTGTAACATTATTTAATTGATCTGATAAAGGATCTGGATTTAACTGACCTTGAGATAATTCATAAAAAGTTACAGAGCCAGTAACTTTACTTCCTATGCCACCCCATACAATACCATTTGCTTCTTGAATATCATCATCACTAACTAATGTTAGTGTTAATGGTGGTGTAGTAGTTGTCGTTGTTGTGGTAGTAGTAGTTGTCGTTGGTGCCCCTGTTGTAGTTGTACTTGTTGTTGTTGAAGTTGAAGTAGTTGTGGTACTAGTAGTTGTGGTACTAGTAGTTGTTGTTGTTGTTGTTGTTGTTGTTGTTGTTGTTGTTGTTGTTGTTGTGGGAGGAATGTTATATACAACCGTCCAGCTTCTTGATTCTAGAGTAGCTATATCGGCAAGGCCAGCTGCACTTGGATAAACAGGAGGTGTTTGTGTCAAAGAAGCATAGCCATTTGATACTGTTCCATTTGCAAGTTTGTTTAAAATTGCATCGAAATTAGATGAATTCAAAGAACAATTTTCTACTATAAATTCTTCACATATACTTCCGTTCATTGCGCTTACATCTATGCTTGTTAAAAGTGGACAATCTAAAGCTGAAAAAGATGTGCATTCTTTTAGTGTTACTACTGTCAAATCCTGCATTAAATCCAAACTAATGTTACAGTTATCAGAAAATTGAGCAATGTTGTTCGTAAATGATGTAAATCCAACATTTGTTAAAAAGAAAAATTCAATAGAATTGGCTGCTACAGGAGAAAAGTTTATATCAGAATTAGTTACATTTGCAGAGTCAACTAATTGTATTCCAGATATATTTGTAAAACCATTTAAGTTTAAAGATGTCAGATTTGGACTTGAGTAAACTGATAAATAATTTATATTTACTAAGTTACCTGTTATTTCTCCTGTTGCTTTTACTCCTAAAACTACATTTGTATTTGTTAAAAATGGATTTATTACGGAAACTGTTGCATTATAAATTCCTGGAGAATCATATAAGTGTGCCAAAGGTCCAGTTCCACTACTTGATGAACCATCTCCCCAAAGAACAATAAAATCATTATTTGAAATGATTGTTGCGTTTTGATCTGTTGATGCGTCTATTGCGAAATTAATTTGACTATTTGGTGCGATAGTTGTAGTAGTACTTGTTGTAGATGTACTTGTTGTAGTAGTACTTGTTGTAGTAGTACTTGTTGTGAAATAGAAAGTGAAATTGCCATACATTGCATTTGGATTTATTGTGTAGTTTACAGGAGGTACAAGTTGTGAAGTTAAAACATCTGTACTTAATACTTGTACCATGTCTGATATAGGTTCAATATCTCCACCGATAACAGTATTTATAACAGAACCATTCTTTAATATTTCCAAATTAATTCCAACTTGAGCATTATTTGTTACATTATAATAAATATAACCATTTTGTGTTGATTGTGCATCAATACCTACATTTCCTTGATTAAGAGCCGTTCCAGTAACGGAGAAATCAAAAGATGTTGCAGATAATCTACTTGGTGTTATCCATGAAGGATTGTAATTCTGATAAAGTAGAATATCTGGGCCTGCTGTTGTTGTACTTGTTGTCGTAGTGCTTGTTGTCGTAGTACTTGTTGTTGTTCCAAATAATTGATATGGCAAAGATGATTGATTGCTAAAAATTCTATAATGTGTTCCTGACACTAATGTATCAAAGAAATTTTCAGCCCTTCCAGAAGCCCAAATCTGTATGCTTTCTCCAGTATTTGATACTTTGTATACTTTTAAAATATTATTTGAAAATTCCGATGATATATTTTTGTCTGCACCAATAAACTCAACTGTTTGTATTGGATTAGTTATAAAAAGATTTGAATTAGATGTTATTGTGCTATCGTATAGTTGAAACTGTGTGTTGTAATTTGTTGCGTTGAAAAAATATCCATCTGGATATTCCATGTATTGTAAAAAAGGAAAGGCGTTGCCACTAGACCAATAACTTAAATATCCTTGTGGTGTATAATTGTTAATATTTAAAAAATGACCAGATGCATAAGGTGTTCCATTTTGAACAAATGCACCTGTGCCAGATTGAATGGCTCCACTAGTGGTAAATATTTGCAAATATGTAAATTTTTTGTCTATGTTAATTGCTGACATTTACATTTTTCTCCACTTTAAATTTTAACCGATGTTTACGAAAGATACTTTTATTGTATTTGTTTTTGTTTCATCATATGGTACGCTACCATTGGTAACCTGAATGCTTACATCATAAAGATCCCCAGTTTGCGGGAGATTTGAATTAAATATATTGCTAGTATGCAAAGGAGTAACACTAACATCTCCTGAATAAGTGTACATTGTAGAACTACTTCCTCCTCTAATTCTTGTTACAACAACACTTAAATTAGTATTTGCTGGAGCAGTTCCATTGTAATCAATAATTAAATTTATTGTTGACAATGTATTAACAGCTTCCATTTGTATTGACATCACATCGTTCGTAAGTAAATTTGAGTTGTAGAATGCAAATCCACCTATACCAGTATCTACTACACTATTGATTGCACCCTGCGCTATCAGTCCTATTACTTCTAAAGAATATTGTCTAGCAATATAACCAGAAATTTCTCCAGCATTTATAAGTGACTGACCACTTGGATTTGTTACTGTTAGTGTTGCTGTATCTCCAACAAACATGTAAGAATAGTATAAATCACTTGGGGATGTCTGAAAATCATTTGAAACCAAGCTTGATACATTATATGTTAATTTCTGTGTTGGATAATTCAATGATGCAGTAACATTAGGGCCAAAATAAATCCATCCTTCTTCAAGAGTTGTCCATGTTATGAAGGGATTGACTGCCCCGCCTGCTATTTGCTGGTTAGAAAAACTCCATCCATTGTTGACTTGATCTCTTGCAACATCAAACAAATTAGAATCAGATGTTTCATTTTGTATACCAAAAGAGGATCTTATAGTCGAATATGAGAAGGTTCCAGTTATGTCTCCTGCATTCAAGCTTGATCCATTTGTTGCTATTGTTATTTCTATTGTGTCGCTAGTATTCAATGATGCTTGATTGAATATAACATAGGTTTTTCCACCTGTTGTTTCGTAATAAGCAGTAGGGTTTCCATTTATAAGTATTGACATAATTACATCGGCATTATTGCTTACTGCTGTGGAATCAATTGTAAAATTAGCCAAGCCTGTTGAATTTGCTGTTAATGATAATGAGGCGGTTGATGGATCAGTTAGTGAATTAATACTCCAAGAAACAATACCAGAAGATCCGCTAGATGGAGTAGATGCCAAGTTTGTTGTAGTACCTACTGTAAAAAATGCTGGTGTTGTAGTTGTACTCGTACTGGTTGTGGTTGTTGTCGGGGTTTCAGTTGTAGTTGTACTCGTACTGGTTGTGGTTGTTGTCGGGGTTTCAGTTGTAGTT